TACTATCTCACCCCAATCTGCTCCACATCCCCATCTACCAGGACAAGTTGATCTTCTCAATTCTATATTGTAGGTTCCCGCTGCTAATACTAGCGCCCAAGAAACATTTTCTTCTTCCCAATTGGCAGTGGTTTGAACGCTTTGTAGTCCATTGCAATAAGCAACATTGTTGATGAATAGTTGCATATCACAACGACCTAGATTGTTATAAATCATTCTGCCCTGTATCCACACAACAGAGGAAGATGATAAGACTATAGTTTGAGTTAATAAGTTGTTATTGGTGCTATATGGTCCTGCCGCATCAGCACCAGGACACCCTGACCTACTGTCGAGACTTACAACAGTTCTAGGTGGTCGAGATGCTAAAATGCCATTAGCAGTATTGATAGGCATTTATTGATCCATTTTCTTCGGCGCTGTAGATGGATCAACTTCTATCAACGCAAACTTAAACACTTTTTGTGTTTTGTTATTATATAGAAATAGTTCTTCTTCACCTTCAACAATAGTGTAATCACCTATTCCGTTGGAAAGATGCAAATCTTGTGTAAAAATGTTTCGCCATCTGGCGGATGATGAACCAAGATCATAAGTGTTGGTTGCCGCCGGTAATACATGACCTGTTGAATCGACATAGAGTCTATTTGTGCCGCCAGTTCTAAAATACAAAGGCACTGATAAATCTGTTCCAATACCCATAGAGGTGTTACTTTGATATAACGAACCCCACTGAGCATTCTGAGCGGCATTTGTAAATTGAAGTATTGAAGCTGAGGTATCAGTACCACCGCCTGGATATATTCTTAGTCCGTAGTTGCCGCCGCCCGTTCTAACTACTATACCATTAACATCCATGTAGCAAAAAGAACCGACAGTGGCTGAACCAGTAACACCAAGATTACCAGCAAATGTACCACTTGTGTTGGCCAATGCTGCATTGGCCTTAGCAAATCCTGCATTTGCAGTAGCATAAGCTAAATTGAAGACATTACCACTCGGAATAGCCGACCCAGCAACTATAACCGTATTTGCATGAAGCGTATTTGCTGAGTTATCGTAGACTAATCCATTTGTTCCGCTAATCAATCCATTATTACTATACAAAACTTGTTTGTTGTTAGCTAATGTAACTGGCTGACTACCAACCACAACGGTTAGCCATGCACCTATAGAAGCATTATACTGATACGTAATGCCGTTTAGTGTGTATGTCTGTTGATCAGTAGGATTCGATGGAAAGTCTAATGATGGCATTAGGCTTCAGGTGCTACTGGAATTTGACTTGCAGATTCCTTGTTACGTTGTGCTGCGGTCTTGACCCAACCGTTAGCAAAAGCAGCGGCAACGATTTCATCCTTTGAACCTGGAATAGACTGTCCAGCATCTAGAAATTTCTGAACGGCAAGTGCTACGATTTCATCAATAGCAATTCTGGCACGTTCATGTGCTGCGTTTTGAATCCAGTCGTCAACGGATGCCGCTGCATACTGCATTGCAAGGTCTTCTGTGTTTGTGTATTCTACTGTGTAAGTTGTCATTGTTTACTCCTTTTTTATCCTAATAGATAACCGACATAACTGTTTTGAACAACTCTGAAACCATAATTACTGTTAAAATAAAACACATCGTTGGCATTTAGGACTACTAAGGCTGGGTATGTGATTTGACTATGCTTACCATACACTGAGTCCTGACAAGTAGCCACAATCTCGTTTCCAATATCAACACCATTAATATTAACCTTTAGATTATAGTATGTCGCATTTCTACCTGAAGTTTCATTTGGAGCATGACCTTGAACAGTGCAGATGAACATATATCGACCAGTAATTGGTGCGGTGAAATATCCATTAGTGTTGTTGTAATGGTTACCTATATTGTATCTTACATATCCATTGTGTGGTCTTTGTGTTGAACTAGACCAATCAAAATCTTCAATCCAAAAGGCCGGCTGATATGGTTTTGTGACACGACCAACACTATCAATCTGTTGTCTAATGATACCATTGGTAACTAAATGCATGATATCATTACCAATATCGTAACCGATTCGACCTTTATAGTCTATACTAGATGAATTGTTAAAATCTAACCAACCATAGCCAGTTGGACTACAAGAGATATCGATACCTGCATTGTTAGCGGCGCCAGAATCACGGCCCAAATAAACACCAATAGACGATGGTGAGATTGATGCCATGTTGCCAGTAACGCTTATGCCACCAGAAGTGGATAATGTTCCAGCAAACGTGCCTGTTGTATTCTGTAAAGCTGTATTAGCCCTTGTAAATCCAGCATTAGCATGTCTAAATGCAGCAACAGCATTGAAGTCATTTGGTGAAGCATCGACCCACTGTGAAGAGTCGCCATCGCTATAATAGACAAACAAGCGACCGTAATCATTATTCCACCATAGCTGACCAATGACTGGTGAGCCTGGTTGTGTAGATGACACAGTAATCGTCTGAGCATACGTTGAGGTTGATTTCCATGTCGTATTGCCAGAGTCCCACACCCAGCGATAGCCAGTAGAGGTATCTGTGTATATCTGACCATCAGTTGGTGAGTTAGGAAAGTTTAATGCCATTGTATCCTATTTATTGTTATTTATGTTTAGCCTAGAAAGTATCCGACAAACTGATCATGATTTGGTGTACCAACTATACCAGTTTTAGCATTACCATACATTTCAGTGGTAACATAATCATTGACATTTAATTGTAGCAACACAAAACCTCTGGCTTCCGAGTGAACGCTCGCCGAACCAGAAATGCCAGAGTAAATTCTCTTAACCGCAGAACCATTGACAAAGAAATCAAATCCATGATCACCGGTGTTTGTATTACGATTTGAAAGTGTATGCGCTTCAAAAAAGTAGAATCCCGCCACTGGCGCAGTAAATCTATACGTTGAAGTTGAAAAGTGTCCACCATTATTAAATATACTAGTATTCCATGGAATCGTTCCAGTAGTAAAACTACCATTATCTGTAGTAGTTACTCGAAATGCGGGTTGATATGGCTTAGTTACACGTCCAGAACTATCAATACGCATACGTTCTATAGGTAAATCAGGATTCAATAAACCACTTGCTTGTTGTGTAAAAAATGCTAATGCTCCAGAATGATTTAAGTTTGCTGATGATCCTGTTCCATGAATAGCTGAAATTTTAGCTACCTGATAATTAAATTCAACATCACGGTAACCGCCGAATATGATTGAATTGTTCGTGCCGGGAGCAATACTATTATTATTAGTAATCCATAACGACGTTTCGGAGTTTTGATCTTTTCTAATCTCAAAAAATTTACTAGAAAAATTGGTTCCGATACCAACATTACCTGTAATACTCAAATCACCAGCAAATGTTCCACTTGTGTTCTGTAATGCTGTATTAGCCCTTGTAAATCCGGCATTAGCGTGTCTAAATGCAGCATTAGCGTTGGTATAAACTGGTATAACGTAAATCTGTGCCGCAGCATTAGCAAAGCCGGCAACTGTCGCACTATCAAATGAACCGGGTGCAGGAACAACTTCGACCCATTGCTTGGAGTCACCATCGTCATAATAGACGAATGTTCTACCAATATCTCTGTGATACCACATGGCACCTTGTGCTGGTGCTACTGGCGGTATAGACGAGACGGTCATGCCTACATTGTTAGCAGCAAATTTCCATAGACCACGAGTGGCATCATAGAGATATCTATTGCCAGTTTCTGTGTCTGTAAAGACCTGCCCGTCAATCGGTGATGATGGAAATGTTAATGCCATGTCTTCCTATTTATGTTTAGCCTAATAACCATCCTACAAAATTACATCTACCCAAATCGAGTGTCAAGTTGACATTGTTAAAATTTGCAACTCTAAGATCAGCAAAATCTCCAGCATTCATATAAACTGGCCACATACCAGATGTAGACATATAAGCGACACTATAACCAATTGCCATTTCCGTCATGACAGTTGATCCATTGACAGTCAATATTAACGCTGGACCAGTCACAGCGGTTGTTTGTGTAATTTTACCAAAAAACATATACATACCTGAAACCGGTGCAGTATAGCGATATGTTGAGGTGCTATAGCCAGAGTTTCTAGAATTATTTGATGTTCCAGTAGTGTTTAATTGCAAAACTTGATAGTTCGCTGTTCCAGACCATGATTGAGTTGTTCCTCCCCAGGCAGCAAACGCTGGTTGAAACGGCATAGTAATACGACCAGCACTATCAATACGCATACGTTCGCCATTTATGCCGCTAAACACATATCCTGTAGCGCCGGACTGTGTTCCATAAAACGTTAGTGAACCGGTAGAAATCGACTCACGACCTATTCTATAATAGTTTGTTCCTGTCCCTAGTCTGAATTGGTCCTCAGATGTGCCACCTTCAATCACTAGTTTGGTGTCGGGCGATGTTGTGCCAATACCGACATTGCTTGTAAAAGCTACTGTATTAGAAAAAGTAACTCTACCATTAGAACTTAATTCTATAGAAGCATTAGCTGCACCTGAATGTTGAATACTATTGACTCTAATGGTCGACATTACGCTGCCCTCGCTAGAAAACCTGACATATAACAAAAAGTCTGATTTACCGCTAATACTCGATCGGCGCCCTGATTATGATATATCTGACCATCAATATAATCTGTTGTGCCATTCATATAAATCAACTTAGTAGTATGAGCCGAATATGTATTAGTAATGTCTCTATATGTTATATAGTTTTGAGAAGTAACGCTACCATTTTTTGCGATCGCCGCAATGAATGTGGAAGCATTTGTTCCAGATAGACTTATAGATAAGTGCAAAGAAATCTGATAGTAACCAGCAACATTAGGTGTAAATCTAAAGTTAGTGGTATTGTCATAACAGTTAGCGGTGTCAAATTCTTCTATTTCAAAGTTTACCCTAGTAAAAGTGTTGTGTGGAATTGTTTGTGTTGTATTTCTATAAACGGAAAAAGCGGGACCTGTAGATGCTATGCCATTAGCTAGTTTGCTCTGTATTACAGAATTAGCGCCTAACATAGCCTGAGTAATAGTGGCAGTGTCGCCGCTCGTAATGATATTGCCTGATATCGCTGGTGCAGTTAGTGCGAAATCTGAACCCGTGTTAGGAACATCGATTGATACTGAACCACCACCTGTTGATTTGATCTTAATTGGCATTGTTTATCCTATCAAGTATCCGGTCATATAGGTGTGTCCTGAGCCACCAATTACATTTTCTGTTTGATGTATTTCACACCCAAGCTGAACATAATCCCCGGGATTCAATCTAATCATATAACTTGTTCCTACTTTTAAATAACTGTTACTGGCTGTGACTCTATTTACCCATCCACCAACATATTGTCTATTGCCATTAAGATATAGCTCTGCCGATATATATGCTTGAGTTTGTGTTGAAGAATTTAGTGATATATTACAATAAAACACATAAGTTCCTAACACCGGAGCCGTGAATCTGCCTGTTGATGTATTGAAATGATTACCAATATTAAATTGAACATTATCTAAAGTCCTTGCGGATATACCAGCGGCAAAAGATGTTGTGTTTGTCAAAAACGCATGAAACGCTGGTTGACTTGGCTTAGTGATACGACCCGAGGTATCAATGATAAGATGACTACCACCAGATGAAGATGCACGAATAGCAAATTGACCTGTACCTTCTGTAGATAATCTTGCACTGGAACCATCATCCTCAAAATATATTGTTCTAGAAGAACTTTGAAGAAGTGCTATGCCTCCAGTAGTACCTGTGCTAATATGTAACTTAGTAGATGGAGTAGTTGTACCTATTCCCAATCTACCATTAGGATCAATACGCATAACCTCGGTGCCACCTTCAGCAAAAGCAATCGTATCGTTTGCAGGAAAGAAGATGCCAGTATTCGTGTCATTGCCTTGAACGGCAGGAGCAGCCGCTGTTCCATCAACACCAGAGATACCTGTTGTGCCATTAATAACTACTGACATATTACTTCCTTATACTACTGTCCAAGTTGAACCAGCGGGAACAGTAATCGTTACACCTGTGTTGACTGTAACTGGTCCGGCAGTCATAGCATTCTTACCTGTGCTGATTGTGTAGTCGCTATTGATAGTTGATGTGTTCTCATAGAATGCATCGTCTGATCCTCCACCTGTAGCACCACCGAGTGAACCCCATGATGTAGTATAACCCTCAAACTTATTTAGTGTCGTATTGTAACGAAGCATACCAGAGTTTGCGAGACTCGGTCTGCCGGCAGTTGGACCAGTTGGTAGAGTAAAGTTGTTATTGGCAATGAATGAAACATTACCGGAAACAGTTAGTGTACCAGTGTATGTTGTAGTTGTGTTCTGTAGTGCTGTGTTTGCAGCATTGAATGATGAGTTGGCAGCATTGAACGATGCGTTGACCAATGCACCAAATGGATCAAGATAACCAGTGACAATGTTGCCTTCGATTACAGAAGCAGATGGTGATGTTTCAACCCATGCACTAGTGTTAGCAGGATCTGTATAGTAGATGAACATCTTACCGAGATCACTGTTCCACCAAAGTCTACCAGATGTAGCACCAGCAGGAGCAGTCTGACCGACGTTAGCTCCGCCAGCATTTGCTCTATCAAAGGCAGCGTTAGCAGTTAGATATGCGTTATTAGCAGTTCTAAATGCTGGCTCGACCTGAGGTGCAACATTGTTAGCTACAGCGAAAGCCGCATTGGCAGTATCAAATGCTGCGTTACTATTGAAGTAAGCGTTATTCGCTGTTCTATAAGATGGTTCTACCTGCGGAGCAACATTGTTAGCCGAGTCGAATGCAGCATTAGCATGTATGAACGCTGCATTACTATTGAAGTATGCATTGTTAGCGGTTCTAAATGCTGGCTCTACTTGTGGTGCAACGTTATTTGCAGAGTTGAATGCTGCATTAGCAACATCATAAACTGTATTAGTTACTACCCAGTTAGAGTTGATAGAAGCAAAAGCTGTGTTTGAAACACTGTAAATTGCATTTGTTACAGTCCAATTGGAATTGATTGAACCGTAAGCGACGTTTAGTGTAGCAAAAGCAGCATTAGCAACTATTGTGCCAACGTTTGCCGTTTCATAAACAGGAATAATAAAGCTAGTGTCGATACCTTCGGCTGGGAATGCTTCAACCCACTGTGCTGAATCCACATCGATATAGTAGATGTAGAGCTTACCAGTTTCTGTATCCCACCACATGTTACCACCGGCAGGTAGTGAAGGTGCAGTGTTGCTTACCTTGACAGATGCTGTGCCAAGTGGAATGCCATTGATAAGAATGTTAGAAGCATTGATCGAACCGACAACATCGATCTTATGTTGCGGATCGGTTCTACCGATACCAATGTTGCCACCGGCAGCACTGTCTTGAATGCGTAGAACTTCATTGCCAGCTAGTGTGCCGCCAGTGAAGAATGAGATATGCTTGTATGCTGTGGTGTTAGCGGTACCGATTGCTAGATTGCTATTTGATGTATAGAGATATCCATCATGAGCGCCAGCGATAGTAAATCCAGGACTTGCATACTGCGAACTGTTGATACCAAGATCGATATAGTTGCTTGTATCATTACCATCGTCGGCTGTAGCAATAAAGTCACCAGAAGCATCGGAGCCGTTGTTAGCGTTACGAATGTTTAGCTGGACATAACCATTCTCTGAACCTTCTGCATCAAAGATAGCGCCGGCAAGAGTTGTGGTTGTTGCACCATTGGCAATGATCGAAACGGGATAGATTGGGTTAGTTGTTCCGATACCAACAAAGCCATACTCGGTCAATGTTAAAATTGGAATGTTACCAACACCATGATTGTAGAATGTTAGAGCATCGTTAGCGCCAACACTGATACGACCAATACCGTTGACATAATCGACAACAATACCATCGGTAAATGGACCTCTATAGTCATGAACTGAGTAGAAGCCATTGTTGCTGGTTGACGAACCAGAGATTGTTAGATTGCCTGCGAATACTGCACCAGTTGTGTTTGGTAGAGCATTGTTAGCAACCGTAAATGCAGCATTAGTTGTATCATAGTTCGCATTGCCCATTGTATAGGCGGCATTGATAGTGGCGTATGCAGCATTGCCTAGTGTGTATGATGCGTTAGCAGTATCATATGCGTTGTTAGCTGTTCCATATGATGGCGCAATCTGAGGTGCAACATTATTGGCCACAGCGAATGCTGCGTTAGCAGTATCGAACGCAACGTTAGATGTGTTATAGACAATCGCTACATTTGATAGTGTTGCGTATGTAGCGGTAGCATATGCATTTGTAGATGATCCAACATAGTTAGCATAAGCGTTACCGGCAATACCTGTGTTAAAGGTATAGTTGTTACCTGCTACAGCATATGTCTCAACTAGTGTGTTTGATGCAATGAATGTCGAAATAGACTGTGCAGCGTTACCAGTGAAGCCCCACTGTTCTGTTGTTTCAATCCATAGCAAGGCTGCATTAGAGTTCTTATCACCACGATTTACTTCAATACCAGCATCGTCGATAGGTGTGACAGAAAGTGGTAGATCGGCATTAAGAGTGATAATGTTGTCACCAACCTGTAGCTGTTGTGTATTAGCATAGGTTGTTTCACCAGAGATTGTTAGGTTACCGGTGATTGCAACATCACCGCTAATTAGACCGCCAGTCTTCTTGTAGTATGTCGCATCGGCAAATGTATTGGCAGATGTACCAACATAATCTGTATAGTTGTTACCAGCGATACCTACTGCGTTAGTATAGTTGTTACCAGAAGCGCCAACATAGTCGGTATAATTGTTACCAGCTACACCAACAGTATTTGCCCATGCATTTGCACCGACTGCATTGTTAGCAGCCAAGATAGATGCATAGTTATTGCCTGCGGTTGTGACAGCAAGCATATAAGAATTGCCTGAGGCACCAACAAAGTCTGCATAAGCATTTCCAGATGTGCCAACAGTGTTAGCCCAGTTGTTTGCTCCGACAGCGTTATTTGCTGCAAGTATCGATGCATAGGTGTTAACTGATAGACCAACATAATCAGTGTAATTATTTCCCGCAATACCTACTGTATTTGCCCATCCATTAGCAGCAACAGCATTGTTAGCAGCCAAGATAGATGCGTAAGTATTGACAGAAAGACCAACGTGATCAGTATAGTTATTACCTGCTACACCAACAGTATTGGCCCAGTTGTTTGCGCCTACTGCATTATTAGCGGCTAGAATTGATGTATAGGTATTTACTGAAAGACCAACAAAGTCGGTATACGCATTACCTGAAACACCGACTGTGTTAGCCCATGCATTAGCACCAACAGCGTTATTTGCTGCTAGAACGGATGCATAATTGTTACCTGCTAGTGATACAATGCTAATCCAGTCATTGACACTATTGGCCATGAAGCCAGCGTAGCTATTAGCAGATAGCCCAACTGTATTTGACCAGTCGTTAGCACCAGCGGAATTGTTAGCTACTAGAATAGAAGCATATGTATTGACTGATAGACCGACTAGGTTTGACCATGCATTTGCTCCGACTGCATTGTTAGCAGCAAGGATTGATGCATATGTGTTTACGGAAAGTCCTACATGATCAGTATAGTTGTTACCGGCAGTACCGACTTGCTGTGTATATGAATTACCAGCTAGTCCAATAGAAACGGTGAATGAGTTACCAGCAACGCCAACATCGTAAGCATAGATATTGGCACTATTTGCCATATGACCAGCGTATGTATTGGCTGATGTGGTTGAATATAGCATGTATGCGTTGGCAGATACACCGACATGATCAGTATAGTTGTTGCCAGCAATACCTACTGTATTAGCCCATGTGTTAGCGCCGATTGATACTGCATTAGCATTTACATATGCTGCGTTAGCTTTATCAAATGCACTGGAAATCCAGTTGATAGCATTCGCACCAGCAAGAGCAAGATTGTTTGTGATTAGATCAGCATTTAGAACTGCTAGTGTAAAGTTGTTACCATACGGATCAATATGATTACCGATTGGTTCCGATGAATACTCTTGGAATAGGAAGTATTCTTTTGTTATATGCTCACGGTATAGACCGGTGTGAACGTTTGCGCCGCCAGTGTTTACGTAGTTAGCGATGAAGCCGATATCTACAAGATCGGTAGCATAGTTATTGGCAGCGAGATAGATTAGTGGATCACCAATTCGTAGTGTAGTCGAATCGGTGAAGAAAACATTACCTGTTACATATAGATTTTTCTCAATGCTAACGTTACCAGTGATATCAATATTGCCAGTAATCGTTTGCAGACCATCTATCAGCTTGACATATGTAGAGTTAGCATATGAGTTAGAACTATTGACCATATGGCCAGCATAGCTATTGGCAGATAGTCCAACGTGATCGGTATAGTTATTACCAGCGGTGCCTACTGTGTTTGACCACGCATTGGCAGCAATCGCCACAGAGTTTGAATGAGCAAATGCCGCAACAGCATTGATGGCTGGGCCAGTGTCATTCTCATTGAAGTTTTCAAAGCGAAGTGTTGCAGAGTTATATCTAATGAAATCGCCATTAGCGAGAGCATTTAGTTCAACTAGTTCATCTTCACCAAGTTGTGAACCAAATGCAGGTCTAATTTCGATAGAACCGTTATTGGTACCTTTGTTGATAACAGCAGCAACAGTGATCTTATTGTTTGGTGCCAATGGCATTGTATTCTGTAGACCACCAATAACAGTTGGAGAAAGATACAGAATATCACCTTCACTAAAACCGTTAGTATTAAGTTGCTTTAGTTTACCTCTTGCTAGAACAAATCCATCGTCGCCATTATTAATAGCGGCTGCGGTAAGACCCATAAAGTATCTTGATGGATACGCATTGTTAGCAGTAGCCTTAGCAATCAGTAGTCTACCAGAAGCACCCAGGGTGCCAGCGTATCTAACGGCAGTGCCTTTTGGAATAGTTTCGCCAGTCTGGTTCTTGACAAGATAGAATAGATCCTGACCAATGTGTTGAATGACATTGCCTGGTGTATCCATATCAAAACGCAATGTCAATTCATCTTGCGACCATGTCATAGCGCCAGGAACATTAGGATTGATGTTTGTTCCTGTGTTGAAGATTACCTGTGTAACATTGGTGATGTTTCTACCAATGAACAAGTCTTGTGGAATGTTTAGCGAACCATCAAACCAAATGTTGTTTGTGTTTGCTAGTTTTGTATTTGCCCAGTTGTTTGCACCAATTGCAAGTGAGTTAGCATTTGCATAGGCAGCGTTGGCTAGCGTATAAGATGCATTGACAGTCTCATATACAAGGTTTTGAACAACCCAATTGGAGTTTGCAGAAGCATAGACTGCATTAGTTGTGTCGTATGCTGCGTTTAGTGTTTCGTAACCAGCATTAGACATTACGTAGTTAGCGTTTACTGTAGCATAAACTAGGTTCTGTACCGTCCAGTTTGAGTTGGCTGATGCGTAAACAGCATTTACGGTGTCATAAGCCGCATTAGTTGTTTCATAGTTAGCATTACCCATAACATATGCAGCATTAGTAGTTGCATAGATTAGGTTCTGGACTTCCCAGTTGGAATTGATAGAAGCATATGCTGAGTTAGTAAATGCATAGTCGGCATTGACCGTATCATATGCAGCATTTAGAGTGGCATATGCTGCGTTTAGTGTCTCATAGCCTGCATTAGCCATAACATAATTGGCATTTACCGTAGCGTAAACTAGATTTTGAACAACCCAGTTGGAGTTGCTTGAAGCATAGATTGCGTTTGCTGTATCGTATGCAGCATTTAGCGCCTCATATGAGGCATTGCTCATTGTATAGTTTGTATTGACAGTCGCATAGACTAAGTTCTGGACTGCCCAGTTAGAATTGGCCGATGCGTAAACAGCATTGACAGTATCATATGCAGCATTTAGCGTATTGTAACCAGCGTTCGCCATTGTGTAATTGGCGTTGACTGTTGCATATACAATATTTTGAACTGTCCAATTTGAGTTTGCAGAAGCGTAAACAGTATTGACAGTATCGTAGGCTGCATTGAGAGTTGTATAGCCTGCATTTGCCATAGTATAGTTGGCATTTACAGTTGCATATACAAGGTTCTGCACTACCCAATTGGAATTTGCAGAGGCATAAACAGCATTAGTTAGATCATGAACTTTGCCTAGATCGGTGTTAGAAGCAATAAAGGTGGAGATTGACTGAGCAACGTTACCTGTAAAGCCCCACTTTTCCGATGACTCGATCCAGAGTAAGGCAGCATTAGAATCCTTATTACCTCTATTGACTTCGATACCAGCGTTTTCGATTGGTGGTACTGTTAGAGGTAGATCAGCATTTAGGGTGATAATGTTATCACCAACCTGTAGCTGTCTTGTGTTAGCGTAAGTTACTTCGCCGACAACGAATAGATTACCAGCAATTCCTAGATCGCTAGTGATTAGCTGTAGTGATGGAGAAGATAGCTTTACATAAGTTGCTTCTGTGTAGATATTGGCAGAGTTTGCCATGAAGCCAGCATATGAGTTTGCTGACATACCTACAGTGTTTGTCCAGTTGTTGGCACCGATTGCTAGTGAGTTAGCATTAGCGTATGCTGCGTTTGATAGTGTATAAGCAGCATTAACGGTCGCATAAACTAGGTTTTGGACAACCCAGTTAGAATTTGAAGAAGCATATACAGCGTTTACAGTATCGTAAGCAGAGTTCAATGCCACATAAGCGGCATTACCCATAACATAGCTAGAATTTACTGTAGCATATACAAGGTTTTGTACCGTCCAATTAGAGTTGACGGAATCATATGCAGTGTTGGCTACTTTATAAAGAGCGTTTTGAACGGTCCAGTTTGAATTGATAGAAGCATATGCAGCATTGATTGTGTGATATGCAGCATTGCCCATAACATACGAAGCATTTGTAGTTTCGTATAGTGTGTTTTGAACTGTCCAATTTGAGTTTGCAGAGTCATACGATGCATTAGCTGTGTCAAATGCCACGTTCAACGTTCTGTAAGCGGCATTCGACATTGTGTAGTCGGCGTTTACAGTGTGATAGATTACGTTTTGGATGACCCAATTAGAATTGGACGAAGCAAAAACTGCGTTTACGGTATCATATGCTGCGTTTAGCGCAACATAACTGGCATTTGCCATAGTATAGTTGCTATTTGATACATCATAAACAGAATTGACGGTATCGTAAGCAGCATTCAAGGTAACGTAAGATGCGTTACCCATAACATAGCTGGAGTTTACCGTAGCGTAAACTAGATTTTGAACTTCCCAGTTTGAATTGGCCGAAGCATAAATTGTGTTTGCTAGGTCATAAACAGCGTTCTGAACCGCCCAGTTCGAATTAGAAGAATCGTAAGCGGCATTTACTGTAGCATAGACTAGGTTCTGGACTTCCCAGTTAGAATTGGCGGAAGCATAGATTGTATTGGCCAGATCATAGACCGCATTTTGCACAACCCAGTTAGAGTTGCTTGAAGCATATACGGCATTTACAGTGTCATATGCTGAATTGAGAGCAACAAACGACGCATTTGACATTATGTAATTGGCATTTACCGTTGCGTAAACAACGTTCTGGACTACCCAATTAGAGTTACTTGAAACATAGACCGCATTGATAGTATCATATGCTGCGTTTAGTGTTACATAGCCAGCGTTAGCCATAACGTAGTTGGCATTGACCGTGGCATAGACTAGGTTCTGGACTGTCCAGTTAGAATTAGCGGATGCATATACAGCGTTGACGGTGTTATATGCTGAGTTGAGAGCAATATAAGCTGCATTGCCCATAGTGTAGTTAGCATTAGTCGTCTGATAGACAACATTCATCACCGTCCAGTTAGAGTTTACTGAACCATATGCAGCATTAGCTGTATTGAAAGCTGAGTTAGCATGAATGAAAATTGGTGGTAAATCGGTAGCGAGAGCTACACCCGCCATTGATCCAGAACCACCATTGGTGACCTGGACTCTATTCTTTGGTGTGGTTACTACGTTGACTTTGTTATCGCCGCCAGTTGTAATCTTGATTGACATTAATTAGGTTACCTTGTTATTGATGGAGTAACATAGATCACACCTTCAATAAGTCTAGTTACAGTGCTAGATGTATCGGTCACCTTAACATCAAAAAAGTATGAACCTGCTCGTAGATTAGCAGTGTTTGAGGAGTTCATTGTAAGTAGAAACTCACCATTTGCAGCATCGAACACGGAAGCCGATAGATATGCCGATGCGTTTGGAGATAACAGCGATCTTCTCAGAGAACTTGAAACTGAGTAGCCATATACGTTTTGGGGAAGATTTGTATTATCATCATTAAGATTGATAGTGGTAGAGAAGTCGCTTCCTTGATCTATGAAAAGTTCTACGTATTCAGCCATTGGTGGTTCTTTCCGTCTTTTTACTATTTATATTTATCTAAACTTAGGACCTTCCACCCAAATAACGATAGACTTTCTTACTCCAGAAAGAACAGGTTTCACCCTATGTAGCACAAAAGAAGGAAACATAACTATTGAACCTCTTTTCAAGTCTATAGTTATTGCTGAGTCCTCTTTACCAGTATTCAATTGAAACTCACCGCCTGTAAAGTCTACACCAGGCTCATTTAATAACATAACGAGTGTGAGTTTTCTCGTGATAGAATTGTGTAGTGTATCGCCTAATTCACTGCCATAAAGAAGATCACTATGCCAGTTGTATTGACCTTTCTTCTCACCTTCATATACAGTGTATTGAAAATAGTCATATCCAAATAGATCAAAACCGTAAAAATCTTCATTATACTGATCTATGGAATCGTTCAATCTTTGAAAAATCCAACTATTCTCATCGTCACGTTTGATGAACTTTATCTTGGATTCTCTAATATCTTTTCTAAGATCATTTGTGTCACTAGCAACTTTTGCTTGTGCTAGATCACCTTCTTTTCGAGAACAGTAATACTCTATAAGGTTTATATCATTACTATCAAAAACTTCTGTTATGACAAGACTTGAAGGAGTGATCCTTCTTCTCATCATAATGTCATTGCTAACTTTTTTATATCTCATAATATATCCAAAGTATGAATTACATAGTATTAAGGGTTTTCTTTAGTTCCTCAACAATTGATGGATCTTTTTCAGCTAACACCTTGATTGAGTCTAGGAAGTTAACCACAGTCTCATATGCTCTTTGTGTGTTACTTTGTGCTGCGTCTGCCTCATCAATGGGTGTATTTGGAACAAGGCTAACTTTTAGATTATCAATATCTTGGGTCGTAAAAGTCTGTTCTTCGCCCGTTAGATTTCTCAACTCGGTCATCTTTGTATTGACGTTTGGATCTTTGATATCTTCTTGTAGCTTTAGCCAATCAACAGGAGCATTTAGCTTGATACGTCTATCAATCTCTTGCTGATCTGGTGCAGGTATATCGTAAATGCTCATGAAGACATCGGTTCTTGTGCTAATTGGATAACCATCTGCATTCATCTTCACTGAACCATCTTCATTGAATGAATTGGCAAGATCCATTTCAGTTACTTTGTCTGTATAGTAACGAATGACAAGACCGTGTGCGGAAGGATCTACTTTGACTACTCTGTAATGAATGTTCATCTCTTTTTGAGCCTCTTATGAAATTGGTCCGGATGTGTGTCCGTTATTAATGTATCTAATGTTTGAGTTGCCTACGATAGCATTTCCTTGAGCGCCTTGAGCACCTGTAGGTCCTGTAACGCCTTGGGCTCCTGTTGGCCCGGTTGCACCCGTAGCACCTTGAGCACCATGACCACCAGCACCGCCACCTGGTGCACCGCCGTGGCCGCCATGATTGCCGCCGCCGTGACCAGCACCGCCATGAGCGCCCGCAGCATTCCAGTGACCACCATGTCCACCATGTCCACCGTGAACGTGAGCATGATGTTGATTGCCGTCGTAATGTCCTGCACCAGGAGCACCGCCGCCACCATAATGATTTCCACCATGACCGCCGCCATGACCATGAGTCGTTGAGTGAACTGCACCGCCGGGAGCACCATGTCCTGCATGACCAGCGCCACCGCCACCGCCGCCGCCACCACCGTTAGCGTGACCGCCGTGTGCGTGACAACCGTAAGGAACGCAATGTTGATGTTGTCCGTAACCGTGCGCTGCACCGCCACCGCCACCGCCGCCTCCGCCGCCCCAGCCGCCATGGCCACCTGCGCCTCCGGGTCCGCCAGGACCACCAGGACCACCGATACCACCCGCACCACCAGGACCGCCTGTGCCGCCGATGATTGCGTTTTTGTTATTTACGATAAGAGCGGCAAGTGTAGCTGTATCTGCTTGAAACGAAATACCGCCAGTGCCTCCAGTTGCGCCTGTTCCTCCAGGCCCACCTGTTGCTCCTGTGCCACCTTGATTTCCTGTTCCTCCAGTAGCTCCTGGACCGCCGCCGCCGCCGTGACCAGCACCAGAAGTGCTGCCGGCGGAAGAATGAGCACCATGACCACCGTGACCACCTGCGCCATATGCACCTTCAGAGCCTTGATGACCATGTGCTCCAGTGGCGCCTGTTGATCCTGTAGCTCCTTGAGAACCTGTATTTCCAATACGTCCAGTGATAGTGGAGTTATTTTCGATATAGATCCATGAGCCACCCATCCATGAACCACCAGTTCTGAAAGCTGGTGTCGAAGGTGACGTTGCAGTAACAGCCGCATTAACAAAGCAAAGGACATTGACAGGATAAGCTGGATTGCCTGCCTGTGCATATAGATCAACATTGTTTGTTGATGAATCGATATTTACAATTCTAGTCGGTCTTACAATAGGTGCTAAGAACATTTATTACCTTACATCCGGTAGATATGATCCGTAGAGATTTGTACCATCACAAACAAACGAAAACAAATCTCTTCTATTGGCTGTTGTCGTAAGTGTTGGTGCTACGCCTGCCGGCCATTTGAACACTGAGTTCCAAGTTATCGTTCTGCCTCCAACACCATCTTGTACCACATGAAGTATATATGTGCCTACTTTAAGATTGGTTGGTGCTGCCATTGTTCTAGCACCACCAAGAGTAATTGTCGCAACTTGACCGAGAGATGTGTCCCAGTTGATGGTGGCACCATCTGTTAGTGTTTGTGATAGAACGCTCGCTTTAGCGATGCTAACTGTGCCAACAACATCCAGTGTTGCTGCGGGGCTAACTGTACCAATACCAACTCTATTCGATGTATCAATTGCAAGACCAGTTGTGCCTACTGTACCAAACCATAGAGGTCCTGCACCAGGTTGTGTGCCGACATACATAAACTGTCCGTTAGCAACAACAGAACCCCATTGTGTGTCTTGTGCGGCATTAGTGAACTGTAGAATACTGGCGGATGTATCTGTTCCACCACCAGGGAAAATTCTTACACCAAAGTTACCAGCGCCAGTTCTAAATCTACCGCCATTGGTATCAATAACGTTATTTGTAGAGATTGTTAGTGTACCAGGTATCGAAAGACTACCAGCAAACGACATTCCCGATGTGTTTGCAAGTTTCGTATTTGCCCAATTGTTAGCAGAAGCTGCTACACTATTACTCCATGCATTAGCACTAGCGACCGAAATTCCGGCGTTACTATTGGCTGCCGCTACGTAAGATAGAGCCAATCCGTGAACAGTATTAACGACCAGTGCCGAAGCTACGTTACCTGGCGCTGCGTCATTAACAGATGATGATGTGAGAATGTTTACGTATAGATTACTGGTTCTTGAAATAGATGATGGAATCGATACTGCGTTGGCATTGGAAGTATTACAGAAAACCAGCGTGTCGTTTAGAGCAACAACCAGCGAGTTAGTTACCGTTCTCCAATAGTCAAATGTATCTGTGAGTGCTACGTTTGCTAATGACATTTTACTTTGCTAATCCTCTAAGTATGTCTTTGATCTCGCTGATATCGGATCTTAACTCGTCCAATTGCTCTTGCATTCTATCAACAACCTGTTCTTTTCTTTTACGCTTCTTATAAGCTGCTAGAGCCTCATTATCTTTATTTATAAGATATCCGTCAGACGACTTATAAATTCCAGGTCTATCGGTTTTGCTATCTTGTGCGGACATCTCTATCACTACCTGCATTTCTTTCGGTTATAAGATTGAGTATAACCCGTCTTTCGTTCTCTGGTGTTAGATCCTCTGGTATGTCTGTGCATCCGTGAACCTGTATCAATCTATCGACAATCTCTAGCCACAAATCGGCCTGCTCTTTTTCATAACCAACAAGAGTTATAATACGTCTACCTAGTTTCTTAAGTGTGGTTGGCGGAATGACTGTGCATCCTAACAATACATGATGGTCAGTGATTGTAACCGGATATTCAAAACCTAGACCAAGAATAGGCTTACGGGTCACAATACAATGACCATACAGTCTAATACACTCAAATACGTAACCATCACCATATACTTTACTATTGTCATAGATTTCTGCATTGTTACAAACAACGGCTCTGTCGAAAACTTCCGCACTTTCGTATACTTGTGCGTTATTCATGACAGTAGCATTGCCGTATATTTTACTAAAGCCACTAACTTTTGCTTGATCTCTGATAGATGCATTGTCATAGACCATTGCATCACCATAGACTTTGGCATTACCCGTTACAGAAGCATTACCAAATACACTTGCAGCATCATTGATAAAAGCATTACCGGAAACAAATGCGTTTTCAAACACTCTGGCATAAGGGCCAACATAGCATGTGTCTTCTACAGTGGCTGAGTTAGCGACCCAGCCACCGCCACGAATGTGGCGATGTGCGGGGACCGGACCATTACCAAAATCATACTCTTCTATCTCTTTAAAATCATTGTTTAGATCAAATTCAATTTCCATACCAATTCCTTATATCTGTAGTGCGATACAACGAAGATCACCGACACGAGGATAGATTGCAGTATTGTTCTGAGTATTTACTAGACCAATCTTAACTGCAAAATACTTATAGCCAGTGAACTTGATTCCGGCAGCATTAGTGTATTGAACCTCGCCATTTGGACCAGTTAGGTATGAGCTACTAAATCCGTATGTGTATTCCTTGAAGTCTGTTCTAAGGGCTAGAGATGAATAAACATCACCGCTAATTCTTGATAGCTCGACCCAAGGAGCATTGTCGAATAGTGTAGCATCTTCACGATGTAGGATCTTGATCCATACCTTAACATCTGTGTTTGGTGGACGATATGCAGTTAGAACAACTTGAATGTCTTCTGCGTCCTGACCTTCTGCTAGTGTTACAGTCTTGGAGATGTATCTATTTATTAACTCACCACCAGATGCGGCTGTCTCACCACCAGAGTTGGCACTAATGATATTGTCAAGATAGATCGTATGTGTTCTAGCCATATCGATGACAGGTGAAACACCGATCTTACCAGTTCTAAACTTAGCTCTAAGCTGATTTGATCTTGCACCACCGAGGGTTGCAATCTCATTGCTCTTAGAGTGTAGAGCCTGTTCATCAATGTAGTAGTATGTCTCTGATGGCTGAATAGAAACATATGGACCTTCAATGCCAGTATTTGAGTAAGAACGCATTTCGAACTTAAGATCAGTATCTTTGAAGTTCATTGTTCCTGGCTCAAATGAGATAGCTGAATATCTATAGTTTTTGACTTGACCGATTACAGCATTGTAATCTGGGTTAGTAGCACTAAAGATATAGTCATTAGCAGAGAAGTTACCATCAGAGTTGGTCAACTGAGCAATGCTATATGTGATAGCAGAGTTGGTTGATGGTCCGTCAACATAGTTGTTTAGAACACCACGACCATATGATACCGATGTGACATTTGCTGAGATACCACGATAAACGTTGTTAGCGGCAAAGACGTTAACAGTTTCGCCTACGACATATCCAGTGTTGGACATTGAATATGTTGAACCGTCAATAGAAGAAACAGAAGAGTTAGCAAGAGATGTTACACCCTTGATGATATCTGTTGTCTGAATAGTTCCGTTTGATGATAGAACTAGCTTGGCACCAGTAGTGAATACGTCACCCTGTCTTGGTCTTAGGTCTTTTGATCTACTTGATAGAAGTAGATTTTCAACTGGCTTGTTACCAAGAATAGCCTCACCTTCAACATTTGTAACGAAGTTTGCTCTATAGAACTTACAAGTTAGATCAACGTCGGCGATAACGTCCCAGTTGATGTTATTGTTTGTCTGATAGAATGTACCAGTGTTACGACGATTATTATACTGACCTCTACCATTAATATCTGTCTGTCCAAGTTTAGCAGTCCAGAAGTAAACATCAGGGTTGCCATCGATAGCATGAACGATAAACGCATACATTGTATTATGGAACAAGAAGATTGGTGCCTTAAACTTTACGTTTAGAGGATTGGTTCTGCCGTCTGTAGAAATTGGAATCTGTGAAACATCTTCGTACCAGACTTCTGAGAATGGAACCTGATTACGTGTAATGTTACCGCCTGCGGTCATCTCACGAACCTCGAACCAAACACCCTTATCTCTGATACGAGAAATAAAGATATCAACGGATGTTAGGAACATACCTTCTTCACCGTCAGGAGCCTGTGCCAAGAATGAATAAGCGGAACAGTGCTTTCCTGCTGGTGGTGGAGGTGGTGGAGCAGCGATATCTTGGAAGCCGCTGTCACTGTATGTCTCTTCAAGTTCTTTTTCATAGTAATCGATACGTCTTGAAGAGTAGATTGATTTCTGTCTTGTTACTGCGGTACCAGATGCATAGAAGAATGCACGACCACCAGTTGAAAGATCGTCAGATGCACCAAGTGGTGATACAGATGCTTCGTTTACAGGAACAAGAGTATCTGCAACCACTAGCGCACGATTACCACAACGGAATCTCTTCTCGTTTGGTAGACGTAACTGGAAGTATAGTGTTCCGTTTTCGTCAGTTACAAGATCAGAACCTTCGGCTGCCCATGGACCTTGTGGTAGTGTATTTTCAACACCATCCGTAATGGCCGCATGTTGCTCTGCCGTAATTGGGCGTGCATACTGTGTCATTGGCTCATTATCAAAGAATGTCCAAACTCTTGTAAATGGCTTCAATGAGGTACAAGCAACAGTAATTGTCTGAGGACGAATATATGGAATGACCTCTGTATTGATGATCTTATATCCGCTTTCAGCCTTCTGAGTCTGATCGGACATCCAATATTCTGTGCCTGTGCGAACATTGTTATAGACTGTCTCAACAGAAACACCACGACCATTACCTGGTGGGTTTAGAGAGTTAGCAACGTCTCTGGCTTCGTCATATGTTCTGTAAAGATTGCCGTAGTTATATGCGGTTCTTCCCGAACCTGTGCCAGTGTAGACACGGTAACCAACTACGTATTTTCTCCATGCACCCCACTCGGTGCTTGTCAATACTGACTTATTGGTTAGAACGTTTGTTTGTGTCCATGTGCCTAGATTGATCTCTTCGTCAGGTGCTGTAGTCGTATCAACCCAAACATCTTGCTCTGGGAATAGACGAACCTGACCAACGAATAGCCAATCACGGCGTTCGACGTTTCTATCAGATGTTACCCATTGCTGATTCCATAGCAACTCTTCGGTAAACGTTAGTGTAACTAGATCGTCATTCTTGACAACGTTTGTTCCGCTAACATAGTCATAGCCGAATGAGTCCATGGTATAGAGTGGACGAATAACTTTTTCTTCTGGGTCAACAGTAATACGATGATCGGCATTATAAGTTGCAGCAAGAGACTGATCACGGAATGAGTCTGTGAAGATACCATTCTTGAAGCGATCAAGTCCATTACTATCAAGAATAAGCATATCAGCGGCTGCCTTTTCCAGGACAGACAATGATGTGTAATATTCAAGATTGACGATACGCTGTTTTAGTGTGCCAATATCACGCATTGTAAACCTGGCGTTCGACATCTTCTTGGTAGATGTTGATAGATCCGGTCTATTGATAGACGAAGCATAAGCCGGTGACAGCGATGGATATGGTGTAATATTAAGAACAGCAATTGCCATCGTACCAGGTGTTGCTTCTGGTGTGATAGGGAAGTTGCTTGGAATACCAGGAATAACCTGGAATCGTTTATCCTTGTCAACTACAAGTAGATCACGACGACCCATGTATGTTGTATAATCATAGGTGATCTGACTTGATGGAACTGGTATTCTTAGACCATTCGTGCTATTCTGATAGGAATATGACTTAGCAGGATTCTCTGTACCAGAAGCTGGTGTAGTAGTATCTGTCGCTGTGTTAGTCTTGACTGGTCTAAAGTCTAGATAATTTCTTAGATTAAGCTCTTTACCATTTACAGGTGATTTGTAGATAGGAACATTCTCTGTTCTAATATCCAACGAATCATTGTATAGTGTGTCATCATCTTCGATTGGATAAGAATCAATAGAGAAGTAACCTGCACGAGATGTGAAGTTTGGTTCAAAGTAATCTAGCTCTACTAGTAGTCTATCAGATGCAGATAGACCGATACCGGCAGGTGTAATTGTTCCGTGATCATAGTAACCATCACGCTGACCATTATCAATCTTGAATAGAGTTGTAACGTCTGTGCCTGCCGTATTAGATGCAGGATATGAACCTGAACCAAGTCTAATGCTCTTAACTTTATAAACGTCAGAGAAACCTAGATCGAATGGTCCAGATGTGCCGGCTGTAGAACAGTTAATTCTTACATATCTACCGGCTCTCTTAACCTTTTCGATTTCTTTGGCTGTTGTTCTAGCCATCTTATAAGTTAGTGTGGCATTTAGTGTAGTTGGGAATGTTTCTTTTAGATCAAATGTTAGTGATCCTGATGGGCCAGAGGTTGCTGTTACAGTTCTGGTAGCACCAGCGGCTGATCCTTTACCTGTTAGATCAACAATATCACCAGTCTTGTATGCCTTGAAGAATGCTGCGCCAGAAAGACTTGGTAGTGTTCCTACAACAGTAAGAGCATTGTCGTTGGTGATAGATGAAATGTAATATGATCTTGTGTTACCAGCAAACTCTAGCTTGTCGCCAACATTCAATCTTGTGAAGAATGTGCCGACACCAGTTAGAGATGATCCTGATCCGCTAACTGTACCAGTCATTGCAATGTTAGCAGATGAATCGAGAGTTAGAACAAGTTCTGACTTCTGTGCTGCGGATAGTGTTGCTGTGCCATATGGTAGAGTTTCGGTTGTGCTACCATCACCAATTGTAAATGTGCCATTAGCAGCAATTGGTGAAATAGATGCTGTCTTATTGAAATAGAACGTTGTGGCATTTACACCAGAATCGTCAATATCTCTTACGCTCTTAACGTAATCATCGCCGACATAATATAGCAACTGTGAGTTGTTCACGTCGGTGAGTGTAGCATTACCGGCTGAACTTAATACAACGTCTGCATATCCGTCAGACACAGCACTATCGTAATAAACACTTCTTACGTTGGCGAAGCTGTTACTTCCCAACATTCTTACGTCCATCAAGTATAGATTGTATTGTCCATCGTAACTTGGTGTGCCTGTAGCATATTCAAATGATGCTACGTTGGCTGTACCGATAACTCTACCTGTAGGAGCCGAGCCGCCTGACCATAGATTGTTAGCAACACGACGCTGGACAGTATCATAGAGGTTGACAGGGATAGCTTTGTCAAGTGCCCATGAGCCGACAACGTTATTGGCAGTAACGTATGAACCAAGTGTAGCGGATGAAATCTGTTCTCTAAACTCGGATGTTGCTAAACCTTTTTCGATCTGTAGTTCTGCGGTATCAAGATTATTGATTTCATAACCTTGAACATATGCTAGTCCAGATGATACACCGACGAATAGTAGGCTATTATTACCGTTAGCATAACGACCGAAGTTTGATCCTGTATCATCATGCTCACGAATTTGAACATCAAGACCACGAACAACATAGTCACCAGACTGGTCAAATAGACGCTTGGCCATTTCGTCCTGAATGATGTTATACTGCGAACGTTCAAAGTATGACTTAACAACACCACCTTCTACGCTGAATAGTTCAACGAAGTCTGGAGGGCCAACTGGATCATCATATGGTCTAATTGTTAGAGTAGGTGTTAGCTTTAGACGATCTGCACCCGGAGCAGCATAGTTAGATGCTTCTAGTGCTGGATCTAGTAGAGATGTGTCCTGTGAAGCATTGGTGATATCTTCTGAAATAAAGAAACCAACTTTACAAGATGGGTTTGGATTATATCTATCAAGAATGATCGTCTGTGTTGGGAAAGAAATGAAGTGATTCTTGGCGAACACAACACCTTCTTCGATCTTAAAGCGTGAACCAAAGCCAACGTTAGCAACTGGGTCAGTATTAAGAACAACTAGTGTCTTGTTTTCACCACCGACATTTGCAGTTAGTGTTTCACCAGCAAGGAATACTTTCTGACGATTGTTTGAACTTGACGTGGTTTTATACTTAACATAGAGAGTTTTTGTGTTTGAACTTGACTGAGTACCAGGTAGAACATCAACAACCGCTGCGGTAATGTTTGATGTAGCACCGATAACGTCATAGCCAGTGAAATCGGAAATCGTAACACTATTGTTAGATGCGTCGAAATCTTTTACCTTAACATAACGAATACCTGAACCTGTATTAGCTCCGCCATGTGTTTCTAGTGTGAAGCCACCAGGAATGACGATAGAACCTTCTTTGAATACGTGCTTACCAAAGCGATTGATCTGTTCCTGCAATGATGACTGAATCTGTGTAAGTTCACGGGCCTGAACTGCAAAGCCTGGCTTGAATAGGATTCTATAGTAATTACTGTCAATGGTGTAATCGTCATAATAAGGAGTCACATTGAAGTCTGTAGTCAATGTATTATTTGCTTTGTTATAAGCCATTTTTATTCTTTCCTTTTAAAAATTCAGGACAATTTTGTAATCTTCGGCTTGGTCATCAGCCCTTTGAATTGCAGTCATGTTATCTGTATATAGTAGATTTCCGCTACGAGGCTGTAGAGTTGGATTAGTGATAGAACTAACGAAGCGAGCAGCGGTGGTATTAGCACCGATCAATAGATCCTTTGATGGAACACCTTCTGTCTGTGCTAGTTTAATGATGTTGTTACCTGTATCCCATTCAACTACGTAGCCTTTAAAGAATGACGTTGCAAATGATGAACCCTGATACACCCATTCATCTTCGTTGTATTCAACTGACGTGCCGTTTAGATTGAGAACTGTTAGCTGTGAAACTGCGGGTAAAGATGACACCGTAGTTGTACCATATAGGCGAGGATCTTCTATAAGAGCAATCTGTCTATAGTCGTTGTGAGTTGAAAGAACTCCGTTTTCAGTGTCTCTAATTTGAACATTGACTAGTAGATATGAACCACCAAGTTCTGTTATTGGATCTGATCCGTGACCGCCTGGAGGACTAATGATAGCCCTAGCTGTTGCTCCACCACCAAATGAAGAAATAATTGATACGTTTGCGTGTGTGTAACCATACCCTAGATTATCGACAACAATTGACTGAACGGTATTTGATGATGTGTTTAATACAGCAAAAGCATTCGCATAAAAACCATCACCAACGATAGAAACAACCACATCATTTGCAGAATAATTAGAACCGCCGTTAAGAACATCGATGACATGGATAGCACCGTCGATAGAATTTTCTTGAACTAGCCATTGCTGACTGTTATCACTCTCGGAGATAGTCTTGACAGGCATGAATGATGATGTGAGAAAGCGCAACTTCTCTTCGGCATTTAGACTATACATATATTTCCAAATGTAACCATCGCTAGTCTGGAAGTGTGTAGTTGTAACTAGAATGTTAGGCATAACTGTAGATGGTACACCGCCATTATTCGACAGACACTTATATACGTTATGCTCCGATGTTAGAACATAGAATTGATTATTGATGTTTAATTGTTCAAGGGAGTCGTTCGTATCACTATAGGCTTCATATACAACACCAGATGTCCAGTCCACTCTAGGAATGGCATGTCTGATATTGTTACCTGATATTCTCTTACCACCAATCATATTCTTCCAAATATCATTGTATTCGACGGTAGATGTATTTGCCTGAGGTGGTGCAGCGTCATTGGCCCATGACGAACTCTTACCAAAAGTTAGATACACATTTGATGATTGTGGTTCAGATACGGATTCTTTGACCTGCTTTGCGACAAAGATATCAAGATTTTTAGAGCGTGACGATGCCAAGGAATATACCTCTCTTATTATCTACTTATTTATAAGGCGAAACCAAAGCCATACCTTCCATGAGCGAACTAGAAACAACACCAAGACCTGAATGTGCAACAATATTGATCGTGTTATTCGTGTTACCTGGAATATAGACTAGTGACTGATATGTGCTAAACGCATTCTGAATATATGTATTACCATCATACATGATGTTATACGTATTTCCGTTATAGTCGGACTTGATCATATAGATGCCATTGGCAAGATCGGTCGCCGATGAATAGAACTCGATATAAACATTATCATTAGCCGATAGGCCATTATTTGTCATCAATGTGGTAAACTTGATGTTGGAGTAGTTGTTTGACTGATACCAAACTCTAACATTACTATTGCCTGTAGCTGGCTTGGCTACGTTTATACGGAATACATCTGAACCAATATTGACAGGCTGGTATACACCATTTGTTACGTTAGCCTGATCACCACTGGTAAATGAGATATAAACAAGATTTCCGTTTGCGTATGGGTGAGAAGGAACAATAATGTGTGACTTCTTCTGGTGAACAACAGCAACAGAACCATCAAATAGTGTATTAGCTGCGGTTACATTGAATGAATTAGCTCCATTGACTCCAGTTACAGTATAGTAGCCATTGTCTGTATTGGCAGAGTCACCTCCGATTAATAGTAGGTAAGTATGATCACCAACACTGAAACCATGCTCTTCGGCAGTCACGATAACTTTCTTTGTAATCGTATTTGCTACACCAGTAGGAGCATTAGCGGTCGTCATGTCAGGATGCAGAACGTTAAACGTATTGGCATCTTTGACGCTAATAACTTGATAGAAAGCGTTAGCTAGAGATGGATCAACAGACTGGAACTGGATATAGACGTTCTCATTTAGAGAAGGACGACTATATGGCATATTGACCATAATATCAGGATTATAGACACGAACATTACCCACGTTACCTGTTACGGTCTCTGTTAGTGGGTTATAGACAGTAAAGTGAGTTACGTTAGCATCGGTGACAACGTAGTTCGTATTACCTAGATTTGACCACGCATTTGTCTGGAAGTGTAGGAATACGTAATCATTGACAAAGAAGCCGTGGAAGTTATATGCGATAGTGATATTGTTATTCTGTGCCGCATATCTTGATAGATGATTAGATGTATTGACAGAATAGCTACCGACAACAAATTCGGCATTTGCTACACCGACCAGAACGTTAGGAGTAAACACACCAGATGTGTATTCCTGAACCTGATACATTGTCTTGTATGGAAGAGTTATTGACTCGGTATTTGCATACGTGATTTCGACGTTTGTATTAGTTTGTGTTTCATCATCGAATATGAAGTTATATTCACCAAACAGTCTCGTGCCTGCGGGATGTGTTAGATCCTTGATTGCTGATCTATATTTGTTGATCGACTCGTCAACCTTAACAACATATGAGAACTCTTGATAATAATCTCTATCTTCAAGGAAGTTATAACCAGACAAGTGACCGTCGTCTGTGATATAACGACCAGGATATGAGAACGCACCAGACACCGTTGATAGTGTTGCATTGGCAGTGCCATCGCCTAGCGTATCAAGTCTAAGTGTTGGATTATCTGTATAGCCAGAACCACCAGAAATAACGGTTAGTGCCTGAATTGTACCGACGTTAGAGACAGACTGAATAACTTCTTCGTTATGGCCAATGATAGCTGTAACAGCAATATTTGCTCCAGAACCTGTGCTAGTGATAACATTTGCTGTGGGCAGATTGAACCAGTCATATCCAGAACCACCAATAATTTGTCCAGGAACTTGTTCAAACTTAACTTCGGTAATCATACCGTTAGCGGCTACGTTTGTAACATTAGCTCTTGCACCAAAGCCTGTGCTGCCTGGTGGATTGATAAACTCAATAGTATCACCAGCGGTATAATTTAGACCGCCAGAGACGATTTGCATCTTACCAATAATACCCATTCTTGAAATGATTGAGTTGGCAGAGATACCAATCGTGATAGGTGGAACATAGTTCTGACCACCGTTAGTGATAGATAGAGCAAACGCTGGACCGCAGTTGGCGAACACAAAATAAGACATAGCGTCGGCAATTGTCGTATTAACGTTTGATGAATTAAGATTTGAGTATAGAGTATTGCCGATAGTTGTATTGGCTTCAAGATTGATAGTTGACCATATAACGTTATAGCTATTGGGATGATAGAAACCGCTGTCATCCACGTCTGTTACGATACCTGTGGCACCTGTACCAGAACCGAAGATTAGTAGAGCATCATCGACTCTAAAGCCAGCACCACCGCTAACAACACCGGCAGCCTGAATTGTTCCTTTTGATACTCTGGAAATAATAACCTGACCACCTACACCCGTATTACTTGTAATAGGAACAGTTGCGCCTTCGGTATAACCCGAACCACCAGAAATGATTTGAGCGGCGGTAATAATACCAGAAAACAGATTTGCCGTGATATAATTATTTACACCTTCTTCGGTGTAGTAGGCAAAGATTGTTTCATCATTCAAAAACTCTTTATAGATATTAGAGAGTTTCAGTTCGTTAATTAGCTGACCTTTATCGAAGTAAGTATCAACCTTTTCTACAATAGCTGTGGCGTTTGATCTTAGGCCTTTAATTGTTGTATTAGCGAATCGAGATGCTGCTATGGTATTTGAAACATTATTAACGTGAATACTATTGATCTTTAGAGATTTCTCAATGAACCACTTACCATCCGACGCTCTTAGAATGTCTGTCTTTGGATAATAGAAACTAGCTTCTTTATTGAATAGAGCCTGAATAAGAAAGCGAACCGACTTCTCTGAACCAGCGGCCTGGTAAAACTCTTTGGCATGTTTTAGAATAAGTGTTCTATCGGCTAGAACAGTATCAGGAATATATTTAATGAATGTATTATACATCTCTTGAAGAAATGCATGATATTCATAATCCGTTCTTAGACCCTGTAAATCTGTATGAGCATCTAATACGTGCTGGTATAGTCTGTCAATATCCAGATTACGTAGCATATTCTTGGAAAGATAAAGAGCCTGGCCTTCTCTTTCCTGTTGCTTGTAGTAATACTCCAGAAACTTGACAAATTGTTCATGTTCTTCCCTGACAAATGCAGGAAGCTGACTAGCGACAAGTATTGAGGTTTTGTTATTTGATCGGGACATTAATTACTTTTCCGCTACCATTTCTAGCTGTACCGTCTGGATATTGTTATCGTCCATGGTTAGAATACGATTTCTCAATGGCGGAATAATTTCTTCACCAGCTACGACATTGATAGTTAGAATATCTGTATCATAGTAATCATTGGCGACCACCGCACTTGGCCTGATACTATCCAGAACAATCTCACCGGTGTTATAGTCAATTGTTCCTGCCTCTTCGTCAACGATGATCTTATTACCGAGATTGTCATAGTAATAAGTTCTAAGTGTGCCGACTCTGGCCTGTAGTGTGACCGTAGCGAGAGCATCAACACCGTCACCATAGATCGTGGCAATAGCACGAGAATAATTAATACCCTTATTCGTCATTCTGGCTGAGATAATTCTACCATTGACCACGGTCACATCGGCAGTGGCACCAGTACCATCACCAGTAATAGCGACATTAGCGTAGGTATAATCACGACCAGGGTTGGTGATTTCAATTTCATCAACACCTGTGAATGAGTTTGGTACCTCTTCATAGAAGACGTTACGATTAATAAGACTGCTATCCGTAACAGTAATCTGTGGGAAAGAGTATAGCTTATTTGTAAATGTGCCTCTTTCGATTGGAGTCTTAAAGTCGAAAGTATATTTTCTACTCTGTGTTCTATCGATTAGCTTACGAGACTGCAAAAAGATATCGATATCGGCACCAGTAATAGATGGGTCAGCCCTCTCGATATAACCTTGTAGGCGTGACTTTTTAAATGTTGAACGATATGTATTCAACTCAACATCGGCATAGTTGTATGCAGCCTGCTTGACAAGATCCATGATTTCGTTAGCTGTCTTTGTTGTAAGAGATGGATTGTAATAAATCTTACCACGAACTGTAACAAAGATATAATCGGGATCGACAATAACAGGAGTTACCGTGACAACATTCTTGTCTTTAATCAGATTGGTCTTGATATTCTCTTTTTCAAGATTTGTGAGTGTATAGAAGCCTTTCGTCTTGATAGAGATATAAACTTTTCCGTAAACTGGTGGATCATTATCCTCACCACCCCAAATAGAGACGGCATCGATGTTTGGATAGTCCTTCATTAGAATAGCTTCATAGTCACGAGTTGTGACGCAGCGATTTTGCGCTGTGTAATATTGTGGTGCTCTGAGTCTAATCGTTTCTATCGACTCTTTATCTGATCCTGATCTTGAACTGGATACGGTGGTAACTCTTACATTACCTCTATACACGCCAATAGGATCGACTACATTGAATTTAGAAACGTCATTGGCTTCTGAGCCTTGAGTATCAACATATGTTGTTATAACAATGTTGCCGATCTTTGGACGATATCCTAGAATACCATCGCCAAACTGTAGAGTATAGTTTAGGTTTTCATTTTCTTCCATAAAGTAAATGCGGCTATTAGCTGTTATCTCTGTGATATCAGCGGAATGCAAATACTCTTCGGTGTATGTGTTAGAAGGAGACTCCTGAACGGTGACAGTCAGTGTGCTAATGTCGATATTGGCTGATGGAATTTCAAATCTGGCAGTTTTATTATTAGAAGTCATAGAAAACTGCTGCGTAATTACTTCTCCTTGCTTGATACGAACATTAGGAAAGTAAAATGACCCATTAGACTTATAAGCTGTATTTGAATTAATCGTGATAAAAGGATATGATGTGCCTTCGATATCAGCACCTAGTAGTTGTGTGTATTTGTCTAGGACAACATAATCAATTGTCTGATTTTCAGAACTAGTAGGCGTCACTCTAATATTGATCATAGCTTCTGAGCCATGAGATGATGATGGAAAATAGTTAATTAGTTTGGCTTGTGATAGAATACTCTGACGAAGTTGTGCAGTATCCAAAAATGCTTCGTTGGCGACCATATTGAGATAGAAGCCATTATAGTATGTATTATAGGCTAGAATGTCTAAAAGCACAGAAAGACCAGAACCCTCGAAGTTATAGTCTGAGAACTCTGACTGGCTGTTTAGATATGTCTTGAGATTATTGCGAATAGTATTAAAATCTAGTTCCGCTACTCTTAGGGTTGTATTTGCTCTAGACATTAGATTAACGAATCCTCTCCAGGAATAGATTAAAGGTAGCCGGTGTTTCTGTATTTAAAATGACATATTCCAGTATAACACTAAAACCGTGATTGTCCTCATCGGCATATACAGTCAGATTATTGACCTGAACTCTAGGCTCATATGTATTTATTAGATTCCGTAAAGCGTCTTCGATCAATGATGCCGTGACGATATCAACATTGTCAAATAGCAATTTAGGAATATCTGATCCAATAGAGGAGTTAAAAGGTCTCTCATAATAACTAGTAAAGATAAGATTGCGAATGGATCTTTTGACCGCATCCGCACCTTTCTTTTTATTGATATCTCCGGTGATCGGATTGATCTGAAAGTCTAGATCAAGATCAGAATAATCTGGTTGACGGCTGATATTTACCTGTGCCATTTTAGTTCCCTGGTGTCCATATTATTTATGCCCATTCGTCAGCCTCGTTTCTTCCTGCTGGTCTATCAGGTGCATGACTACCTCTTGATGTTCCTGTCTCACCTTGTGCTTGTCCAAAATCAAAGTTTAACTGTAATCCTAGAGCAGACATTAGCTGACTTGTGCCGCTATTCAAATTAAGTGCCGATGGACCATCAATGTTAGTAGTGGCCGATCCTTTGACATGAACTGTTGTGCCGCTAACGTGAGTAGTTGAGCCAGATAGAGAGGCATCTCCAGTGGCTCTAAGATCCATTTTAGACTGTGCGGTCATTTCAACATTACCACCTGTTGCGGATGCTTGAATATCACCGGATGTTGAACTTAGACCAATATCTTGCTGTGCCTTGACTTGAATGCTGTTATCAGCGGACTCTAGACCCATATCTTTCTTAGATTTAAATTTCATATTTTCATCGGTCGACTCGACATTGACGGCTTTCTTTGCTTTGACATGATACTCGCCATCTTTTGCTTCACTATGAAAGTTGCCTTGTTCCTCGATGTTCTGAGTGATATTACCCTTTTTAGCCCAGAGATTAGCACCCGCTGCACCGCCTAGGAATATTTGATCAGACTGAGACGCAATCGTTGCAGAACCTTTCGACACATAAGCAATGGCACCACGAGCAATCTTGGCCGACGAACCCATAAGTTTTTTATTCTCGTTTCTGGCCTGTGTATCGATATTACCGAGAATATGGCGATTGTGGTTCTTTGCCATTAGATTGAAATTACCTAGCACGGTAAGATTATAATCTTTTTGGCAGGTCACATTATAGTCGCCATAGACACGAAACGATGCATCACCTTTGACTGTGATATCCTGTGCGCCGGATATGGTCACACGATCTTCACCAAATGTAATTTCATATTTACCGTTATGTGCGGTGACATGCATAGAGCCATCGGGTGCCATTTGTATAGCTGTACCGCCACGATGCTGTAGTGTGACTGTCTCACCGCCTTTGCTGTCGTCTAGTTGTAATACATGTCCCGATCTAGTCTTCCATGAGAAATAGTCAGGATACTTACCAGATGATTTAGCTTTACGTGCATCAGATTTATGTGGCTGTTTCCACTTCTTAGGCGTTTCCTTCTTAGGTTCTTCAAGAAAAGAAACTGAACCGGATCCCTGTGAGCCATCAGTATTAGACATATTCTATTCCCTTATGGATTTGGATTAAATGATACACCGAAATTAGATATATCAGCACCACTTTCCAGTGCGCTTTCATCAAAGTGTTCTGTAGATAGTGGCTTACCGCCTTTGACGGTCTTTTCTACAATCTGAGTCATTTTCTGTGTGTCTTGTGCTTGATTTAATTTCTCGTGCATTTTCTTGGCATCATTTTCTTGTTCTCGTGTCATACGCTTCCACATTTCTTTCATTGTGCCAGCTGCTTCACCAAACATATTCTGGTTCATGCCTTGGGCTAGGCCCTGAATTTGGCCTAGTAGTCCTTGCACCTGACCGATGACTTGACCAGGGTTATTACCAGAACCGGAGCCAGATGGGCCACCGGGACCAACAGGTAGATTAGACTGAGCATCAAAGCCGAGACTTGCACCAGTAGAGTTAATTGAATAGAAAACGTCGGTTGTATTATCACCATCGAAATAGCCCAATGCAGGACTACCCGTATTGCTGGTCATTGTATTGGCAAAGTCTAATTCATTATTAGCATCTTCTGCACCATAAGTGATAATGACATTACCATCCACGTCAATTTCTTGTAGAGCGACACCCCAAGCTGTCTGTATTTCATTCTTGACGTTGGCTAGTTTCTCTGTGCCTTTAAGTGAATCGTCCCACTGTAGACGATGCAACACATACATTAGATCATCAAGAGATGTGACTTGACTTAGTAATTCCTGAGCATTTTGTAGATATGTGTCTTCGTGAACAACATCGCCAGTGACAAACGCTACACCATCTTGCGCTTCATATCCCTGCAATAGAACGCTAAGACTATTAACTGCCGAGCGCATGGCAGGTGTTAGTCCCTCATTAATTTGATGTAGTGGTGTATTCGAATCAGCTTCAAAGCCACGAACAATATTAGGGCCAAGTCCACCGCCATATTCTCCACCACCAGCACCATCTTCGGTTCCTGGTGGAATATATGGTGTATAGACACCAGTAGTTGGCGGAGTATAACCAGCACCAAAGCCGCCTGCTCCACCACCTCCGCCTTTATTACCAGCTAGTCCTTGGATCATTTGTCCAAGAGACATAATCTGTCCCATCATTTGCTGTAGATTTTGAACAGACATCATAGCATCATTAGTCTGTTTAGCAGTAGGAACGTTTTTGATTTCTGGTAGTCTAAAGCCAGCTATGTCAAATAATGCACCGTGAACAGGTAGACCATCAAGCAAGTCTAGCTTATGGCCTATACCTTTTTCGATGATCTTTCTAATCTTGACGCCATTTTCTTCTACTTCTTTAACGTCAGGAGCGATATTAATCTCACGCTCTGTATTAGTAAGTTGTGAGACTTTTTGCGCCGAACCGAGACTTTTACCAGATGTTGGCTGCCCGCCACCTTTAACAGTATTAGATTGTCCGAGAATAATACCACCAAGTTCGCCAGCTTGCTTGAGAGTAACAACGGATGTGCCGGGATCTAGTCCACCTGGAAAGATTTGCTGTAGGAATGCAACTGGTGAACTAAGCATCGGATTGAGAGCAAGATGATCTATTTCTACACCTTCACCATGATCAATTGGTGAATAGCAGCCCTGATTACCAGAGTGATCTTCTGCCTTTTGATCTGTTACGACGCAGACCTGAAACTTGGAATCTGGTCCCGGAAACTTACCTGCCATCATTGACCTCCATAAGTATTAGCAATGCAATCGAGTGTGGTTGTGGCATAACCACCGTATTGAATATTATGTGTCATATGTAGAATTAAATACTTACCTGAGCCATATTGTTTGTATGTTGGATCATATCTATTCTGCCAGATAAAGTTAATTGTCTGCCCAACATGTAGCCATGGCGACCACGGAACTGTAATACGCAAAGCAATCTTATTCTTGTCAAGCAATCCCATTCTTGCTTGTCTCATTTGAAGATATTTTTCAACATTAGTTTCACAGCTATTTTGCTGTTGTGCGGTGCCTAGATTTGTAAGAGTCTTAAAGATGTTAGCTGCTTGTGACAATGCACCCTTAGCTGAGTTAAACTCACCAGATGCTAGATTAAACGTTCGAACATCGTTTAGATATTTACCACCGCAATCAATACCATTCAGAATGTCAGATAGGACATCATAATCACATGGAAAGTTAAATGTGACAGCCGTTCTAAGAGCCTTAGGAGCAAACGAATTAGCGTAAGAGTCCGAGAATCCAACACCTCCACTAACGGCAGTATCCGCTGCAAATATGTCATACGGTGTTTTCTTCATTAGTGTTGCTAATGGATAGAAATTATGAACATTGCGTCCAGTTTGTTCCTCAATCGTCATGTAGTGTAGAAAAGATGGATCAGTTCCGTTATGCAATGCAACGTTTGCCTGTTGCTGAATGACCTGCAATGGATGAATGGATTCTGCTACGTATGGGCGACCAGGTCCTGTGTTGTTTTCTATTCTCACATTCGTTGCGCCGATTTTTTGCAACGCTTCTTTAACAACTTGCGCTGGTGTTGAACACTTCCATGACTTTTCCCAGATTGTCTCTGCGTCACGAAGAATGGATTTATCGATAGTGTGAAGACTTAGTTCTTCGACTGAACCAGTATTTGTTGTTGTAAATTTTCTATTGTCACAGCGATAGACCTCCTGATTAACAGTCATTCTCCTGGCTTCATTGTTACTATTATCACTGACTGTGATTGTAAGAGGACGACATCTAAAATAATCCCAATCTTGAGGACGAAAATACATAGCGGACTGTAGAGTGACCACAGCATGTGCTGACGGATTCAATAGACTTTCGCCAATGATAACTTCCTTAAGAGTAACATCTTGGAATAATCTTCCGTCAATGCTGACAGCCGCTGTTACTTGATATTTGGGATCATTACTTTGTTGTGTCAGGTCAATTCGATTGAATCTGTTTTGACCTGTTACATTTTCATCAACCATACTTTAGAAATTCCTTATGTATCTTGGATCGCCTAGTGTTAGTGCTTTAAACTCACTCATAATCTGTGCATAGTATGCTGCTTTAATAACTTTAATAAACTTTCTATTGTCATTTAGTAATAGTTCATAGTCGTAATTAGTAACTGCTTTACCATATGTATTTAAAAATACCGTCTTATCATTTACATCATGGGTTTCATAAGAAAAATACTGAGATACGGAAGTGTCATTCCATGAGTAGTGATTGTTATGATCTACGGTGAAATAGACATTATCTGCGGTCACATTAGTCGTGTCGCATGTCAGAAAGAAGTTATTGGAATATGGTTCAAAGTAAGTATAAGGGACATCAGGAGCATTCTCCGTAAGTCTTTCTTTGTTAATCAGATAAGTTCTGGTATAAGTCTGATCGCCAACTGTCGTTTCGACGATTTTTTCATAATGATGATATGTGGTTTGCGCTGTGGACAGTGAACCATACTTTGAAATGATATATTTCCTAAAGTTTGTTTCGGATAGAGGCCAGTCAAACTGTGGATCGATAATCTGATTGGCATATAGAATGATCCAGCCGGCGCCAGCATCACCATAAACCTTTTCAGCTAGTATCTCTGGCGTCTCTCCGTCTTCTACTTCGTATAGAACATAAGAAGATGCATTGCTCATAATCTCTCTGAGGATGGCAAAGCGTTTGAAGATATCCGTTACGGACTCTTTAATGTTTTTGTCGTCACTGATTGAATACTGTATTTTTGGAAAGTTACCAAAATATGGCGATACATCTACCATTAATCTTACCTTTTAATGACCCATTCATCGATGGGTAGCTGGACTGCTTTATCATATTCGTCTTTGTTTATTCTGATAATTTGACTACGAATGTGATTGTATAAATATCTCTTGACACATTCTCTTGAATAGCTTTCTACACCGGTTGTGGCTGATTGAATCAAGTTCCAGTTAGACTTTGCTGAACCAGAAATGATTCCATTGACTAACTTTCTCTTAGTGTAAAAGTCATTAAACAATCTCACCATAGAACCTCGCTGACCTCGTGTCAGATAATGAAGGTTCAAACCTAGAAAACCGTCATTATAACGATCAATCACAATAACAAGCGGATACTTATCATACATTGGTAGTGTCGCTTTATGCTTTGGATCATAGCGAAAGAAATACATAGAGCCGACAAAATTATCGGATACGTCAGTTTGTCTTTCTGAGGCATCTAATATTCTATTACGAATAACCCCAGCATTTTTGGTGGATAGAGCTTTATCTCTAAACCATTCGGCTAATTCGTCGTTTGTGTAATCTTTTGCCATATAGTTATTTAGTCTTCTTTTTGAATAGTTCGGCCTCTGTTATTATTCGAAACTCCCATCCTCTATCTTTGCAAAACTCTCTGGCTGCTTTCCACTTAGCTTCATTTACACCATATGTCATAACTTCGGTTATGTATCGTTTTGTTTTTCGTTTCGAAGTAGTCGGTGGTTTAACCTGTGCCGCTGGTTTAACCTCTAACAACATCTTCTTAACTGAACCGTCTGGTGCCTTGGCTTCTACATAAAAGTCAACAAAGTATCTATGCGGACGATTATCAATAGGAGAGATATACGGTATGATGATTTCCTCTGACGACCATCGAATAACGTTAACGTTTTCATCTAAGGAAATCATAACCCTTTTTTCCCATCCCGATCGATAGACGATGTTATTATGATCTCCGATATATTTATTTGGAAACTTGGGAGTAAAAAAACCTTGTTTGTAACTATTTGCCATTCTGATACCTCACTAAATATATGTAGCACGGAGGTATAAATGGTAACGTTACCAGACATTAATATTGGCCCACTCGTATTTCCTTCTGATCTTGCTACTCGTCAGCAAGGACACTTTATGAAGATACAAACTATACCAAGCAAGGCGTCAGCATCTAAAAACCCACCAACAATCATGCTATTCATACCAGGTGGTAACTCGAATGGTGGCCCTCTGACATGGACCGCAGCACACGAATATGACGATGTTAAGTTAACAAAGCTAGGTGTTGGTGTTGTTGGTGCCATGACAAGAATGTTTCCGGGTGGAGAGGCGATTGCGGCAGCGGCTGAGAAAATATCAAGTGCGGCTTTGACAGGAGCCAGACTAGCAGGATACGGAACAATTAACCCCAAGGTTGACGTTCTATATGGTAACACAGAGTTACGTAAATTTACGTTCACTTTCTTTCTTGCACCACAATCAGAGAAAGAAAGTAGAACTGCTAAAGAAATTGTAAAGCAGCTAAGAAAGTATTCATCACCTGAGATTTCTGCGGTACCTCCAGGATTAGGATTTGTGAATAGTGTTTTAGAGTTTGGTGGTGCTTTTCAAAGCCCATCAGGGCAAGCATCACAGTTGCAATCAGGTCTATGGTTCATTCCGCCTGCTGAGTTTATCATTACATTTCATTCAATCACAAGTAACGGTCAGGGCCGCAATGCTCCTGAAAATCAATACTTACCAAAGATTGGTAGATGTGTTCTAGAAAGAATTGATATTGACGTAGCACAACAAGGCGATTTCAGCACATTTGAAAATGGTGCACCGACTAACATGCAGCTAACAATGGTATTCAGAGAAATGCGTGTTATTAGCCAGTATGACATAGACAGCGGATACTAACAATGGCAGAGATTCAAGTAAAACAAAATGGTCTTAAAGACTTAAACTTAAACAGATTTAAATCTGTTCTAGATGCCGCAGGAAGTGTGTCCAAGGCATGTCGATTTATAGTATCGATCAGACCACCAGAAGCAATAAGAACCTATCCTAAAGACTTACATTATCTTTGCGAAACAGCAGATTTGCCAGGCCGTGGATTCAGTCTAGCAACGTTACGTGATTATGGTCCATCTCAAATGATACCAACGAATACTGAGTATCAACCACTATCACTTACATTCATATGTCGTGCTGATAGTAAAGAGAGACGTTTCTTTGACGATTGGATGGATTATATAAACCCAGTTAACAATTTCAACTTTAGATACCCAAATACGTATCATAGTGAAATCAATATTTATCAGTATACAGAATGGGGTAATCCAAACGTAGGTTCAACAACACGACCTGTTCCAACTATTTCGTATAGCTGGAAGTTACTTAGAGCCTGGCCAACATTGATCAATGATCAACCTGTCAACTGGGCAGATCAAGATGTTCTAAGACTGCAAGTCGCATTTGCATATAAGTATTGGGAAAGATCAGAACTATTATAATGGAGTATTATTATGCCTTTACCAAAGATTGATTTGCCAACATATGACTTTACTATTCCATCAAACGGCAAAGTAGTCAAAGTTAGACCATTTACAGTCAAGGAAGAAAAATTACTGTTGATGGCAATTGAGTCGAAAGTCGCAAGTGATATCATCGCCACTGTTAAACAAGTTATTAATAACTGTGTGCAAGATGATATTGATGTAGAAAAGTTACCGTTTTTTGATATCGACTATCTCTTTATCTTTCTAAGAGCAAAGTCTGTCGGAGAGTCGGCTGCGGTCAATTTAACGTGTAACAACACATTAGAAGATAACAGCACATGCGGCCATAAGTTTGTCACAGAAGTAGATATTGGTAACGTTGAACTCGTAAAGTTTGATGGTGTGCTTGATGATATCAAATTGGGTCCGGCCTCTGGTGTTAGAATGAGGTATCCAAATTATGATATCATGAGAAAGATTGAAGAACTGCCTGATATTGATAAGAAGACGCATATCATCGTCAGTTCTATCGATTACATATACGACAAGAGTGGTATGCACTCATATAAAGACTACACACAAGATGAACTAAAGGATTTTGTCGAGGGATTGACAGAAGAAAACTATAAGAAGCTGGAAGCATACGTAGATAGGTTTCCAACAATAGCAGGAAAGATCGAAGCAGATTGCCCAAAATGTGGTTTTCATCATAATGTGAGGTATACAGAGTTCTACGATTTTTTTACCTAATCATGGGTCATGATACGTTATCTAACCATATCAAATCTAACTTCAATCTTATACATCATCATAAGTGGAATCTTGGTGAAATAGACGGAATGATGCCATGGGAGAAACACATATATGTTGAGTTATTAAATGCGTGGTTAAGAGAACAAGAAGACTTAACAAAGCAACAAGAGCAAGAATATAAAAACATGATGTCTCAAATCAACAGAAGAAGAATGTAATGGCTTTCAACGTAGGTAAACAATCAGATATCTTTTCTAAACTAAAGACAATGGCTCCGGCAAAGCGTCTTGATCTCTTCAATAAGACAAAGTATCAAGAAGGCGGAACACCATTCACATTATTGACACCTGAGCAATTTGCCGAGTTATTTCCTCGTTATTATAGAGAAGCGAAGCCTGATGTTGCTGGATTCCAAAGAGCATTATCAAAGGGAACATCAGGTGGTGAAAAGACAAGTAGAGCAGGAGAAGCACAAGGAACTGCTAATGTTGCTACAGGTGAGAAAGTTACTAATGTTGTTAGAGCAAGAGAGATTTATGATTATCTAAGACAGAAAGGTGTAGATCATAATCATGCTGTAGGTATAGTAAACAATATGAAGTATGAATCCAACTTCAATTCAGGTGCTATTGGCGATGGCGGAACATCTGGTGGTTTGTTTCAACACCATGCTTCTCGATTCACAGCCATGAAGAATTATGTCGGTGATGATTGGAAAACAAACTGGAAAAAGCAAATCGACTTTGCTTTAACAGAAGGTGAAATGAAAACTTATCTCGGTAAGAACTTTGCTAATGGCCGTGATGCATCTATGGGATTCACCAAAGACTTTGAGAGACCAGCTAATACAGATGCGACAGCCGCTTATCGTGCTGGCACGGCAGAGGGCTACGGTTCGGAGATGAGCAATAGAGCCGGTAACGAATCCGCACCAGGTGGTAGTTATGAGATATCAAGTTCTGGCTATGTTGTTCCAAAAGATAAGTCTCTCTATGATCAAAAGAACGAAGAACAGTGTGCGACACTAGCAAAAGCATTCAATCCAAATATTGGTCGTTCTCATAGTTGGTCAGTTGTAGATGGTGAAATCAAGCCCGGTATGACTGTTGCAACTATGCGCTATAATCTTCCTGGAGGTGATAGAACTGGTTCAGGTTATCACGCCGGTGTTGCTATGACTACACCTGATAAAGATGGCAAATTCTGGTTGCTTGAACAATTCTCTGGTAAAAAGCCACAGCTAAGACAAGTCAATGCTAACTCATATGATGGTGGTGCTATGGGTGGTACAGTAAAGTTTGGTATCATTCAGTCTGATGGTAAACTACACAATGAACAATCGGTCGAAGCATTACGTTATGGTGCTGCGCTTGCGCCTAATGATGAAATCAAAAACAGTATCATGGGCCATCATGATGCCATTTTAAAAGGCGGATCCTCTGGACCTGAAACAGCAACAGGATCAGTCACAACAAATGATGAGGCAACTGTTCCAGATAATGCACCAGGTCCACAAACAAATCTTCAACAACAAGAAACAGTTAAGAGTATTCAAACAGCAACAGTAGGCGACATGATGCGTTTCGCCGGTGATCTAGCAGGATTCTTCACACAAGGTGAAGGACTTGGTGATAGCAGAGGTAAGAAGAAAGGGCGAGGTAATGCAAAACCTAATTTTGATGTTGATGTTATGCCATCGGAAGTTAAAGATCATCTATCTCCTGTAGACAGTCTTCTATCACTTATTGGACAAGGTGAGGGTGGTTACAATTCAATCAACAAAGGTTCAGGAAAAAGTTTTGGAAGCGTTCACGATGCCAAGTTTGGTGGCAAAAGTCTGTCTGAATTAACTATTGCTGAAATAATGAAAAAGCAAGAAGGCACAAGAGGATCGGGAAGAGAGATTTTTGCTGCGGGTAGATTTCAAATAATTCCTCAGACAATGAAAAGAGCCGTGGCGTTGGCTGGTATCAGTAAAGATGAAGTTTTCAATGAAGATACTCAAAAGAGATTAGCAATGGCTCTTATTCAAAATAGACCACATCTAAACGCTTATCTAACAGGTAAGTCGAATGATCTTCATGCTGCTCAATTAGACTTATCAGAAGAATGGGCATCTTTGCCTGATCCTAAAACAGGACGTTCGCATTATAAAGGCGGAAACAAAGCAAGTCATACACTAGAGCAAGTTAAAGAATCTTTGGTTTCTGCTAGAACGGAAATTGCAGCTAAATCAACAGATACAAGAATAGCTCAAGCGCCAGAAAAGCCTACGGCACCAACACCTGCGCCAACACCTGCACAACCCTCTCAGACACAAACTGCTAAAGTTGAAAAAGCGCCACCAAAGTCTTTCTATCAGAAAGCCAAGGATTATTTCGAGTCACTTGTGGAGACGCCTCTCACAGCTAAAGAAGTAAAACAAACACCTCCTGCTGTTCCGTCTCTTACGCCTAGTGTATTAGCACCTTCTTTCACGAAGGACAGTCAACCATTGCCTGGTGTGGATAAGAAAAACTTAGATCCTGCTATGATGGCACCAGATCAAATGTATAAAGAACCTCAAAAACAATCATTCAATATGCAGCCAGCGACGGCTGCCAAACCACAACAGACAGTAAATATTGATAAATTTTTGGAAAGAAGCAACCCAGCGTTTCCGACACCATCGTTAGAACGTGCTATGAGAAACACACATGATCCTAGCGGGGCTGCATATGATCATTTCGGTGGGACAAAGATAGGATAAGGGGAGCCGAAGCTCCCCAAATCTTAGTCGTCTAGATCAGCTAGTTCACGGAACATCTTAAGGTCTTCGTCTTCGTCTTCGACAACGGGAGCCTTAGTTGTGGTCTTAGCGACCGGCTTCGAGTCCGTAAACGGAACCTCTTCACTATCTTCAATTGTTGGCTTAGCCGCACGAGCGGGTGAACCACCAAGACCGAGAACTTCATCCAAACGTGCCTTCAACTGATCGTATGTCTTAAAGTTCTTCGGATCGGTAATTTCAGCAAGTGAATATTCACTCTTCCAAATCTTTTCTAGTTCATCGTCATCTTTTGACAATGGACCAGGAGCCAAGAATGTTGACTCGTCATAGTTTGGAAAGCCAGACTGACGGACCATCTTCAACTTGAAGTTAGCACCAGCCCATAGATCATATGGATTGATAGCTTCTTCGGACTCAAGGTCTGGGTTCATCATCTTTGTTAGCTTATCAAAGATTTTCTTACCATACTTGAATAGAAAGACCTTGCCTTCATTCTGAGGATTCTTAGGATCACTCACAACATAGATGTTAGAAACGTAATGCAGGCGACGCTTCTGGTCACGGGCCTGCTTGCGCTCCGGCGAATTATCATCGCTGCTAGAGTTCCAAAGTGTGGAGTTATATTCAGAAACAGGATCCTTCTGACCGAGTGTAGTCAGAGACTTTTCAATATACCACTTACCGGTTGTCTTGTTCTGAAAACCGTGATCCCAATACTGAACCCATGGTAGAGCATCGTCGCCATCAACGGCTGGACCAGGAAGAAAGCGAATGACAGCTAGAGCATTGCCAGCCTTATCGGGCGTTGGCTTCCAATAGTTGTCTGTGGAATCGTCTCTATCGTAGGTGGGCTTATTGAGTTCATCAACCTTCTTGAGAAGGCTGCTGAAATCTTTTGACTGTTTCTTAAGGTTTGCAAAGTTCATAGTATTTCTCCGTATGTTCGTTGTATAGTCGTATTATCCACATCATCATAACAATAAGTGTATTATAACAGGAGCCGAAGCTCCTGTCAAGTATATAGTATTAATCCCTCGGAACTTTCTGCGAGATATCAAGACCCTTGGTGATATGGACCACCTTACCCTTCTTAATCTCATAGTCATTATGATTTGTCCACAGACGGTAGATATACTCGGCTGCGTTTTCAGGTGAGTGTTCCTTGATAATGATTTCCATTGAATCGATTAAGTCTTCTCTTGTCATACCTTTCTCCTTAAAGATAGATGTATCTCACAGGAAAATCCATAACAACAATCCTGTTCTTAGTATTTAGTCACCACTCCATTCTAGGATCATTCAAATCTTCCCATTCCTGTTTACCAATAGCGTCCCGATTAGTTTGTTCAACTGCGGAACATTCAAACTTTGTTTCTTGAAGCGTCTTAGCACCCCAATATGTTCTAGGATTACCACACAAAGCACAACCAGAATGGCAAGTCCATCCTTTCATCTTGTGATAACGGTGCTTTTGTTCTTCGTTGTTGTTATAATCCCATAATGAGTTATTTGTCTTTCGAATAGAAAACTGGCGTTCAATGTGTCGCTGTTTTTGCTGAAAACGCTTCTGTCTTTTCTCTTTGTTCATGTATTACACCTTTCAGTATGATCTTCATCTTATCTTTTTCATACTTTAGAAATGGTCTATACTTTTTGATCTTACTTGATACTTTTTGCCATATACAATCGTCGTCCATATATTTATCAAATTTTGACACATAAGGAACAAACTCATTCAGAATAACCGCAGAATCCAAAGAGACATCTCGGCTGAGAACCATGCCGACAAGCAAAGGATAATCACCATCATCAGACTTGAAAGCAGAATGGCACCCATTCTCAAATAACTTTTCAATATCATTCTTGAAGACATAGGATAGCGATTGTCTTCGTTTCTCAAATTCATAATAGGCTCCGTGTGCTTCCTCCGATAACATGTCGGTTATGTAATGTCTGTCGTCTAGGAAGTTGGCTACAAAGAAGTATTTTAGTTCTTCTGTATTGTATGTCTTAGCCAACTTCACAAAGAACATTTTATCTCTGCGTTTTTCATATGACTCTTTGTTAGCACGGAGTTTGCCGTTCATTTCAAAGAAGTCATACTTGGCCTTGGTGAAATGTGTCCTCAAGGCCAAGAATAACAGATATGCTCCATATCCAGAAAAGTGTTTCATAATTCTCTTACAATGTTTTTCCAATAGTCAGGAAGACTAGATTCTTCCTTCACTCTCCACTTTTCTTTATCTTTCTCGAATAGTTCTTTCCATGCCTTTTCATTGTATTCAGCGCCCATGCTGGTGGTTGGCCACTCATATTTTTCAAGCATTGCCGCACTCTTTTGGGCCATTGACCTTTCAATTGCTTTGTCAAAAATGGTGATAAGTTTATAGTCTGGATTAGTGTGATCCGACCAACCACGACCGAGAAACTTATCTATACGCCATTTTTTAGGCTTCTTCTTTTTGTTCTGACAAATCAAATGCTTTTTGACGATAGCATCATATGTCTCCCGACTGATAAACAACTGATCGTTGTGATACGAACAGGTACAATGTAGAAAGTCAAAGTCCTTTAGTATATCTTGTCGATTAGTGAAGTCCGTTAGAATATACTGAACTTTTGATTCTTTGTTTGTTGCTGTAGCGATGATATGAGGATTGTAATAGTTTTCATCCTCATTCAGTTGGTAACGAACATTCCATTTACCTCTTTTAAAGCGAATAAGAGAATTGAACAAAGATTCTTTGGAATTGAGTATAAACACATCAATATCATTGACATGCTCATTGCTGATAAGAGAAGCCATTACACCGCCGGCAATCACAATATTGTGTCGCTGATCGGGTTGAAGTTTATGCGTTATCGCTTCACGATCTCCATCATCGCTGACTTTGAGTTGCATACAGTCAAATACACCAGCACCAGATAGTGCTGATTCCAACTTTGCTTTGACATTAGCGATGTGTGTTGTTTCTTCACGGTCAAAAACCGATTTAGTAATCGTATGCGGTTCAGACATAATATAGGTTCTCCTTTTAGAGAGGAAGTTGTGAGGTGTTTGACTTTTTGAGGTAGTGGAGGTTTTCTGCTTCGAGTTTGATTTTAGATTTGAGAACGCCGGAGACTAATTTGGCCGCAGTTTCTATTTCAAACCCGGTCATCTCACAGTATTCCACAACAGCATCAATATAAGGAATGTCCTTCATATAGACCAGTTCCTCGATCTCCATACTAAACTTTTGAATATCATCCGGTGTCATCACATAGATCCTTTTTGAAAATGCGACTTTTCTGTTTCTAGGGAAGTCGCCACCCCAATGATTATGCTGCTAGAGCGTAATCAAATGGTACATTGTCGTTTGCTGCACCTGCAATTTGCCTTTGGTCTCCTTGAACCCTTACTACGCCCGTCGATACCCGTTACACCCCCATCAAAGATACACATTGTCGCCGTTTTTGCCATGCTGGTAACGACCAAGACCTCAAAATGTGTACCTATGGTGGAGGTGGGGAGAGTCGAACTCCCGTCCGAAACGTCTATGCCGTTCCTCTCAACGACCTCGGCATAGTATTTATTATACAGAGTTATTCTGAAATGTCAAGCGGAATCTTTCAACTATGTGTGATAGTTTATCTCTTTCCGCTTTGTGAGTGATCCGAGTATCATATAGTTCCTTTTCGTATATGATATCGGTTAGAGTTATCTTGTCCAGATAGAATGCAGATATGTCTTGTCTTATCTTCCCTCTATCAAGATTGGCATTGGAAGTTATGATGTATATCTCGTTATAGATTTCGTCCACATATAACTCAAACTCATACCGTGATACATATCTTTCTACTATCTCTATAATGTCCAGTGGATTGATATCCACATCATTGATCTTCTGTAGTCTATTCTTTGATATGAAATAAGCGCCTTCTACTCTATCTTCTACAACATCATCAAAGACAAACTCTCCTCCGTCTTTTAGTTTCGTGTGTATTCTGTTATTAATGATCTTTGTTTCATAGAAGCCTGTCATTGGCTTGCCTAGTAACTTTGGATCAAAGCCATCAACATTGCTATTGTCTAGTCTAGGCATAAAGACAGGACCACATATCTCACTACAACCAAAAACGCTAACAATCTCCTTTAGTCTTTGATCACGAATAGTATCTGACCATCTAGGACTGATAAACGAAAGAATGTAGGCACTAACATTGGATAGTTTATTATCGGTTTCTATTAAGTGATCAATGAGCGTATTCAGCTCCCCACCGTTTGCAAAGAATATTTTTGACACATTATAATCTAGACAAACATCTATGAATGATAGAAGACGATCATATGATGCTGCAAAGATGTAGTTATAAAAGAAGTGTGTCTTGCAAGTTCTTAGTGCCGGTAATAGTAAAGTTATGACTCCACCGTGATTTAGGGAAGACAGATGCACAATGGTATCATCGTCTTTATAACCTAAGTCTTGCCAGTTATGTGTGCATAGGTTGTAAAGAAACTCGTGTGTGTATGATATGAGTTTAGGATCTCCGGTTGTACCGCTACTGTTACAACAAAAAGCAACATCGTCGGGTTTGACTGTTATAGGTGTTTCTTCATTTGATCTAAAGTCTTCACTAAACTCGGTCCATTCCATAGGACCATAGCTAATGCAAACTTTAGAATGCTTTCGATAATGATTGACACCCGTGACAGTAGTTGAACGATTTAGGTATGATGTGAGATAGACATAGAAGTCTAGAGGTAAATGAGCATTGCTTTTTGGTGCCAAACATTCCTTCTCTGTGCTTGGTCGATGTAAAACCACAACACGTAACCCAAGTTCAAATGCTGCAAACATAAGAGCATAAGAATGAATCTCGGTGTTCTCAAACGTAAATCCTAATTTATCACCAGGCTTTGCATTATGTGATAGTAGTTTCAGTTTCCAATAATTGATAAACTCGCATATGTCTTTCTTACCATACACACGAAGACCGCCAGTGGCTTTCTCGGTGTATATGAGTATGTCGTCACGTATCCAGTTACGAGTGATAATCATTCTTCTGGTATCTGATTTTCAAAATCTTCTATAATTGGTTCAGTTACAGGGACGGCTAGTTGCATCCCATACAACGCACTTACCGACGGTCGCCAAAACACAACCAGACAAACCCAAACTAAGAAACACCAATGCTATTGCTAGATATGCTTTTCTCATAACACAAACTCCTGTCTAAATGTTTTGATCTTATTGGCTAGTTCTGGAATGTAGTCCTTACGTTGCTTGACAAAACATTGCGGGTCTTCGCCATCAACTGCTATCAATACAACAATCTGCTTGCACTTCACTCCTGTCATTTCCTCATACATCAAAGAATAGCAGGTGCATTGTTCAAAGTAGTTTAGAATCCATTCCTCTTTTTTCAGTTTTAGAGATGTTTTGAAATCTATAATGGAAGGAACACCATCGAACTCTGCTATACAATCTACCTGTCCAGCGAGTCCTAATGCATCGCTATAAAGCATAGTCTCAATATAATGTATATTGTCTATTCTGTCAACCAGAGGCTGCATCAATCTGAAAGAATGTCGCATATCTGGCATAACATCTTTGTGAGTTAGGAATCCTTCCTGATTTCCGAGATAAGATTCCATAAGAGAATGAAATTTTGTACCTCTTCGGCTTGCTCTTGCTGATATTTTATTCGCTTCTTCTTCCCCCACTTTTTGCCGCCACTTGAGGATGGCGTCCCCTTTAAAATGGGATAAGAAGGTAGTAACGGAGGGAAGTCTCTTGCCTGTTGGAGATATGTAGTATCGCTTGCCATTATATTCTTCCCTTTTCAGTTCACATAGAATCGGATCGTTGTATAAATGTCTAAAAGTTTTCATGGTATGTGTTCATTATATATCACCTTTACTGAATTGTCAAGTGAATAGGTGGGAGCATTGCACTCCCACCTGCTATTTAGTCACAGTCCCATTTCAGTTTTCTGGATGATATACTCTTTTACCACACCAGAGCGGACAATGTCCTCAATACCAAATTCAATATGCTCAAATGATGGCATACGGCGAGTAACTGCCATCAACTCTTTGATACCTGTTTTATCATGTGGTTTATGTAAATCTGCCTGGCGATAGTCTCCACAGAAAATGATACGAGAGTTATTACCAATACGAGTCATAACTGTATCAATCTCTTGAAAGTTCATATTGTTGCACTCATCAACAATGATAATAGAATCGTTGAACGTAGTGCCACGTAGAAACGATGTTGTCGTAAACTCAACAAGTCTCTTTAGTTTCAATATGCGCCATCCATCTCCACGACCAAATAGATTGTCACAGATTTCTTGATAGGGTTGTTCATATACTTCCGCTTTTTGTTTCTCTGTTCCTGGTAGAAAACCCATGTCTCTGGATGGAACAACTGAGCGGATGATAACGACCCTCTTATATATGTCGCTGGTTAGGACCTCCTTTAGTGCAAGATACATTGATAGAAAGGTTTTACCGGTACCGGCATAGCCATGCAACATGAGATTAGATTCATTATTGTATGCGTCCCACACTCTTTGCTGGTTTACTGTTAGTGGATTGATATGACGCAAAGCAAAATGATTGTTCTCCTCAAAGTTTTGATTTTGATTTTGTTGCTTGCTATTTCTTCTATTCTTACGTGACATATATTGACCTTTTTTGTTATTGTTAGTCACATCATCATAACAAAAAGAGGTCGATGCCTTTTTACGGGCACGACCTCTAAACTTTCTGGAAGGTTGATCTTCTGACAGGCTAAATCTCCTTGGGAATGTCCCAACGCTTGTTAGCAATAGCAGTAGCGCCTGGCATCTTTTCTTTGACACGACCAAGCACATACTTCTGAAAATCGGACGGAGGTTTGGTGACGCCTATGGTCACAGGATCAGCAAAGTTGACAGCACGAATAACCTGTTCCCAATCAGGCTTGTCATTTAGATATGTATCATGTTCTGCCATAGTCATCTGGACAGTCATTTCTTCATTAGTCTTTTTATTGCGAAACGTATAATATGGCATTCACTTACCCTTTGGATCATATGTTCTGTTATTTAGCAAACCGCCATTCATTTGAGCGCCTAAAAAATGAGGTGCAGACAATAGCTTTTCAAGCTCAGGATGGTCTTCTAGATACTTGTCTAATTCGGAGATTGACATGAAAATGTCAAACTCTTCTCCTGTTTCTTTGTTGTGAAAACTATATGTTGGCATTGTCACTCCATAATCCATGCTGGTGGCTGTCGATTGCGCCACTTGTGAAGATGCGCTTTGCCAACCTTGTAGTAGTTGCGATAGTTCTTTACCGCATCTTCTGATATGATGTATTTAGTATCCATCGCACTTGGAGGTTGTGTAAAGTCTTTATTAGGAATGTTATTCGGTGTAAGAGCAAGTGTGCCTTTTAGACCACTTTCTTCAACCTTGTGAATCTTACCATAACGATAGGTGTATTCTTTACAATGTTCATCTAGATAACACCATAGCCATCCATAGTTGCGGGCATTCTCCCGAGCCCACACAGCCGATGGGTGCGACACATGAGTTGCGGAGTATAATACAGTTTCTCTGGAATCAGGCAAACGCCAACGCTTTACATTGCGACCAGTCTTAGTCTTATCGGTATACTCTACACCGTCGAGCAAACGATGTGCGGTAGACAGCAACTGGCTCGCCTCTAAAATCATTTTTACACAATGGCTATCCACTGCCCACTCGGCACACATTTTAGGGTCAGTATGGATATAGAAAATGTTCATCGTGCTTCATCCTCGTAAAAAGCATCCCACCAACCATCATCCCACATATAATATAACTCATCACTATTACCTTCATATGGATTATCCCTACAATCAAAGTTATCGATGTATGCTTTATATCCTTCGTTATATGCTATCTGTCTCATATAGTCGGTAATCATTTCACTATACACCCTGATAGGTCTTTATAGAGTCTTTCTAGTGCCATTTTACCAAAGATATCATCACGACCACCATCAAGATGGTAACGAAGCACCATGGCATAGTAAGCGGCATTATCACCACGAATAAATAAGCCGGGCCAGTCATCACCAAACTGGAGAGGACCAGTCTCCACACGTTCATCCAGTTCAATGTCAATCTTTCTAATCTCGGTCATAGGTCACGCTTATATTTTAGTTTATTTGAGCGAATATCAACGGCACATTGCACACAAATCTCACCAGAACCAGGTCCACTGTGACCGCTAATAGTTTCGTCACAAAGGACACACGACCAAACAGCAGCAGTTACAAAAGCATTAGGATTATGAGGAATGGTTTCTTTTACCAGTTTGTAGTAAACAATGTCCTTAGACATCACGCTTACCTTTCCAGAATGTAACGATCACAGGGAAACGGAGTTTGTTATCGTCCGTTTTGTTCTGATATCTCACGGTAACATCCGTACCGATATAATCATTAGCATTATACAGCAGTTCTTTCAGAAAGTCAAACGAGCCACGCACTCCCGAAAACTGTGTCGTTCCGTCTTTCAAACGGATTTCAACACGCTTGGCAGCACCTGCCCAGTTACCTTTGCCTTCTTCAATAGAGACGATTTCAAACTCGTCATCCTCAAACTCTTTATGCTTGATAAGTCCTTTTGAACGCTTGCCTTCATACAGAGAGTTAGGAACACGAAGCATTTGACCTTCGTAACCTTGTTCAAGATAATGACCAAGCATTGTTTCAATGTCGTGTTCATTTTCAACTACAGTAGTATTCACTCTACCAATAGGATCGTTCTCTTTTCTATACTTTGAATCAAATGTCTCGAATATATCCGCTATCATCTGATTACGACCAGCAAAATCATAGTCTGTCATACAGTCATAGATATGATACTGAACCAGTTTAGATGCCTCGATATAATCGTGGGTGGTTGGCTTAGTCTTGCGAACAAGAGACACAATCTTTTCAAAGTCGTTTTTCAGGTCGTGATTATACAGTTCACCGTCAAGCACAACATCAGGATACTTGTCAAAGAACGGTTCAAGCGCCTCAAGAATATGCGGGCAAGAAAGAATAGGCTTGCCATTGCGAGACTGCATACCGTCCTTTGAAACCAGACAGCGAATGCCATCTAGTTTAGGCTGCGAGTAATAGGGAAAGTTCTTATGCTTCTTGGGATCATACTTTGATGCCAGCATACATTCATAGAACTTGGCACCCTTAGCGGCAGTATTCTTGCTGGCGTGATACTTGCCTTGTGCGGACTTTTTAGTGAGTTGAGAAATAACCTCTAACTCAACCTGCTCCTTCACAGATGTTTCATTAGCACGACCGACATTCTTGGCCTCTGGATACTTCCAACCAGAAACTACAATCTTGCCACCATCGATACCTGAATGAGTGCGATACTTGGTATTGTCATACTCCATCCACCAGACACGAGCATTACCGTTGGAGTCAATCTTGTAAAGTTTCTGGGTGGTTTTCATTCTACAATCTCCGCATATACGATTGGAACAACCTTATCATAAAGATAACGGTCTGGTTCATAGAACAGAATTTCAGGTTTATCGTATTCCAGTTTTCCAGTGTTCTCTATTAGATGATAGCAAAGCCATGCCAGTTTCATTTACTTTCTCCTTAAAGGGTTTCTATCATGGGCATCATGAAGCCAAATAATTAGCGATGATTCAGGAGCTCCATGATAATCGGTTATCTATTCTTTTTCCATTCTTCGAACTGAGAACAACTACAATAATACTGAATCACAACTTCTAAACATCTTAGAAACTCATGATCCGGTTCAATAACATCATCTGAACAATCAAATTTATCAGGTTTGCTATTGATTTCATAATCATACATTAGACTTTTACGAATCAATTCACTAACAGAATCGAAGTCTAATTCAACTGAATGTTTAATCTTCATTTCACCACCTCCAAATGATCACCAACAACCTGTAGTTTGACAGGAGTGCCCTTCATATTGGTCTTGAAGTAATCTCGACCACCATCAACCATCGCACCATTAAACTCACGACAATCGTGACGATAACGAGAATAGATAATATCTTCACCTACCTGTAAAGCATCAAATGGTTCGGTAGCAGAGATACCGTCTGTGATCATTAGATCACCATAGTCTGTGCGATACAATCCAAAATAGTTTGAACCTTCTGGGTGGGCCTTTTCAGTATAGAAGATAGCGACTGGCATATTACACCAACCACCATCTTTCGTCTTTAAGCAGGACTCGAACACATACTTGGCATTATACATCTTTTCTGCCATGGCGATGCCATCACAGTTTAGCCAGGAACTTTCATTGTGTATTTTCATTTCCAAAATCTCCTGATAAACAGTGGACCGAATCTATAACTTTCATAGGGGCGGCCGCCATTGAATCTTGTTACTTTATGAACCGCCCAATGTCGAGGGTTCCATATCCAGTGAATGTCCCACATATTATCACCACGATGCCTGATAATACAGATTTCGCCACTCTTTAGAAGGATTATTCTGAATCCAATTGAGTGCCTTTGTGAAGATATCTATATCACGGGACTTCTGTTCTTCATAAGAACTATATTCATCTTTCTCACCAGGAAAGTAAGATTTGCCGAAGAAGAAACCCGTAACAGGTTCATCATAGATAGCATCGTTTTCTAATGCTTCTATGATCTTTTGGAGTTCATTCTCGTCCAAATAAATACGCTGGCATTCGTCTTTACCATCAGCGAAAGTATCAACGATGTAACCATGAAGATTGGGATGTTTACGCCAATATCCCAAGTCAAGAATTTTAGATGAAAGAGGAAATCCATCTTCGAGGGCTGCCTCCGGGGCCGCCTCCGAACCACAAATAATCTTTTCACCATAAAGATTCATATCAAGACCCATGTTTCACTCCATCAATATGAGAACACCGCTGCCGATAGCCATATGCGGTACAGTTACACGAATAACGACCGAATGGACCACGAGTCACAACATACGGTCGCTTTTCACCAGGAACAAGTGTCACACCATCATCAACATTCTTATGTGACACCCACGCCTCAATAATGTTTTTCTTATCAAGAATACGGACAGGCGAGTCAATATCACCAGTGGTGAAAAGAAATTCGTCTTTGGAAAGCCAAGACGGCCGTGGCTTTACGACACGACCGACATATACGCTATGATCAGGCACATAAACATTTGACCCACGCAAAACCAGAGTATTTTTATATTTGATTTTGAGACGGGCCATTTGTTTCTCCTTAGGATACAATCTTATTAGTATGCTTCTCAAAGAAGCGTTTTATGGCACTCTCGAAGGAACTACAAGACGACTTATTACCTGCCCATTGAACATAATCACGATAGAGATTATAGATATCATCTTCCATGCGCTTGATTGTTTCTACATTTTCATGTTCACCACCAGGCTCAATCATAGTATAACCACGATCCTCCAGTTCCTCGACCAAATCCTCTGTTTCAATGTCGTCCATATCAATACGAACATATGCCATATTAGCACTCCTTATCCAATGAGGTTCTTGAGGTCAAGACCTTCGACCGAGTCCCAGTCGTTGTCAATGCTAAACGAAGTGGACGCAGGCGCTTCGGTCAGAACCTGAACCTGATCAGCCTTGAAACGCTGACCAACTGCCTTGAGTTTAGCAAGATTAGCTGCCTTGATATCGGCAACAGACTTCTTAGCCGCAACCTTCTTAGGCGCTTTAGTCTTAGCAGCCTTAGGAGCAGGAGCAACCACGACCTTGGGAGCAGAAGTCTTAGCAACCTTAGGCGCCTTAGACTTAGCGGCCTTTGGCATTAGATTACGCAAGGCCTCGGCATCAGCCGGTTCCTTGATCAAGGTATAAGAAACGACCTTGCGACCATCTTTCTGAATGGTAAACTCGAAGCCGTTGCGATTGCGAAGAAAAGAGATATACTTTGCAGCATAGTCACCGGTGCCAACATGCTCGTTAATCTCGGTCGGGGTCACAGGAACACCGAGCTTGATAACGGCAAGGGCACGCAGGTAGGGTTTGATACCATTAGATTGAGCGGTACGGGGCATATTAAAACTCCTGTTTCGATTTGATGACTAAGGATAACACAAGTAAGGACAGATTGCAAGCGAAAAGGTATGTCAACAGGTGCGACAGGGTGACGCATCCATATTCTATAAAGTCGGTAGACTGTTGACATTCTCTCGTTTACAGTCAGCATCCTGGGTCATAGTCGTGCCATTCGTCCATTTCCGACGGCTGACCATCATCCAATTCATCGTCCTCGTCCTCATAACCATAATACTGGTCATAAAAGTTTTCAACATCGGACTCGGACATATAGTTTAGAAGATCACGAATAAGAATATCCCGATCGATTAGACCTTCATCGACCATTTCGATAATCTTGTTGGTATATTCTCGGGTTTTCATAAGCGAAAATTCCTTCCTGTTGCATTATGGTGTTAGGCACATACCAGATACAATCTGACGGACCGCCATTCGGCGAAGTGCCGTATGCTACAAAGAAACCTTGACAAAGACTATTTTCCAGGTCTTCGAGCGATTCATGGGAAAGATAAATCCTTAGGCGTCCATTTTCATAGAATGAATGCCATCTACACGACATTTCATCACCTCAATTATAAGAGCGAATATCGCCGCCATACCAGTCATCGCCGAAATACTTGTCAAGGACACTCTCGACAAAATGCATATCGACGTAAATAGGCATACGGTCATTTACATATTCGAGAACATCACGGTCGGTCATAATACCCGAAACGCCCATAGCCTCAATAACGAGGTTCTCTGCTTGAATAATCAGATCAGATATGCGTGACATATTAATCCTCCTTAGGCTGCTTTCATTTTACGGACTTTGGACATCATACGACGACCATGTGCGGGATAAGCGACAACCTTAACATTCGTATCCCAGCAAGCACGGCAATCGCCACACTTGCCATTCCGAGAATAAGCACCACAGACCGTAGCGGTCGTTTCATCATCGGCATATGCGATAACAGTGGAGCCATGTTCGCTATTAAATTCACCCGTAATAGACGGAGACGAATATCGAACAGATGCATTCGGAAGCATTTTCATCTGATCAAGAATAGCACGGATCTTCGGAATGTTATAAGACTTGGTAGGAAGCCAATGCTTCACATGCGGAGTCTTTTGCATAACCAGAAAGATTTTGAAAGCAAGAGCCGGATGATAAACGTCTCCCGAGTCGAACCAACGGAAATACTTTTGCTTTTTAAGCAAAGCAACCATTTCATCGACCCATTCGGCACGCTTCCAATCTTCTCGATTAGCGTCACGAACCGACTTGACGTTTGGCATATTATACATGCCATCTTTTGCATAACAACCCGCACAAACAGGAAGCGGCTGCTTGGTAACGGGATCGATAGAACCCGGACAGGTCGAACCCGCTTGAAGCGACCAGGACTTAGCAGGCATTTTAGAGGCCTTGGAGAGATTGATCATTTTGTTCCTTTCAACATTATGCGGATATAGTAGCACAACGGAACGGAAGAAGCAAGAGAAATCGTATGTCAACAGGTGCGACAGGATGTCGCACCTAAAGTCTATAGAGTTGGTAGACTGTTTACAATCTCCAGGAGACGCCAGGAGAGTTTTGAGGTCTGGAAGAGACTATAGCACCAGAAGACCGTGAAAAGTCTCCTGGTGCTTCCTATCGATTTTTCGGACAGGGCATGGTTGCCCTTGAAGGGGTATTTTTGAGATATTAGAACACCAAGTCACTATAGTCTATAGTTTTGGTAGCCTTTTGCGATTGTATACAGTTTTCCTGTCTACAATCACCTTAGGTTTACATACACCAAGACGTAACGCCTTAGCCACTGGGTTTACATTCTTGCGTTTCATTTTTATCCCTTTACGTTTAGAACCTGACGCAATCGGTGGACAATCTCAACAAGGTCATCCTGTGCAGCCATGACCGCACCGATATCCTTGTAAGCAGCCGGCGATTCGTCAATCACATCTACGTCCTTACGGCACTCAATACCCTCGGTCGCCTTGATATGATCATCTAGCGTGATAGCCTTACGAGCCGCATTGCGGGACATACGACGACCAGCACCATGAGAACACGAACAAAACGACTCCTGATTACCAAGACCACGAACGATAAACGAACCCGTGCCCATAGAACCCGGTATGATACCAAGATCGCCTTCACGGGCACGAACCGCACCCTTACGGGTCACAAACACATTTTCTCCAAAGTGGTTTTCCTTGGAGATATAGTTGTGGTGGCAGTTCACAGCCTTTTCATCAGACACGACAAACGACGGCAAACGCTGACGCAGAACATCAAGCACCGCATCCATCATCACCTGACGGTTGAGAGCAGCAAACTCCTGTGCCCAGGATACTGCTTCAACATAATCATCGAATAGCGTGGTATGCTCTACCAAATAGGACAAGTCCTTATCCGGCAGATACGGCAGGATATGATATCGCTCCATCTCCTTGCGAGCAGCCTCGATGAAATACTGACCGATCTTGTTACCTACACCACGAGAACCAGAGTGTAGCATTACCCACACATAATCGTCCTCGTCCAGACACAACTCGATAAAGTGGTTGCCCGTGCCGAGAGTGCCCATAAACTCAAAAGTCTTATGAGACGCAATCTTCGGGTGCTTTGCCACTATAGCATCATAACGGCTACACAAAGACAACCAAGCATTTGAAGCCGAGTTCGGAATGCGGTCAAGCCACGTTCCCTTGTCGTTCTTACCGCCGTTGTCCGTGCGACCATGCGGCACTACGGACTCGATATGAGAACGAAGCGAAGCAAGATTGTCCGGCAAGTCGTTTGCCTTTAGAGACAACCGAACTGCCATCATACCGCAACCGATATCAACACCAACAGCCGCCGGAACTACCGCACCCTTGGTAGCGATAACCGAACCAACCGTAGCACCCTTACCCAAGTGAACATCCGGCATCACCGCCACATGCTTATACACGAACGGCAAGGACGCTATGTTCTCTAACTGGGTACGAGCATCGTCCTCGACCTCAACACCTTCGCACCACATCTTGAGCGGCGCACCACGACCTTGCACGAACTGATAAGACATTAACGATTCTCCACCGATGCGGAAATATAGTCCATTTGGATTTCATAGTGCTTGCGATATCGTTCAACCGCTACACGAGAAATGCCACGAAAAGTGAGAGTGCGATTACCTTTCAGATGAATAGAAAGGTTATAGGTCTTCACATTAGCCATTTTCATTCTCCATTATCTACGTTCAGGTTGAGATTATGCATGTTGTTATTGATTACATTATACTTGAAACACGCCTGGCTTTTTGGACTGCCACTATCAATACAATCATTCATGATTTTAGCATTATATGCCATGCCAACAGCCGTGAGAATAAACATAATAATCATTAGAGCCTTGAAGAGAGTAAACTCCATTAGATGCCTCCATCCAGAAGATAAATCAGATAAACACCGAACACCAATGCTAGTGACATTACCGTTAGTGCCACAAACTGAACCGTTTTAGAATTATCGATCATTTCATTCTCCTTAGTCGCAATCATACATATAATCGGAAACCATGACAACTATCTGATCAAAAGATATATTATCATAGTGACCATCGGACATAACATCATCTAAAAAGTCGGGCACATCATCAATACACCACCAATAGTTACCTATAACAAGATAACGATCATATATTGCGGCTATTAAGGCATCACGATCAATCATATTAGTCCTCCGAGTTATCCATTCAGATATTCAGAATAGATCCAAACGCAAACACCATGCCAAATAAGCTGATGTTCAGAATTGCGGTTATTGTGCTTGGTGATTTCCTGTTCTGTCATATTAGTCCTCCGAGAGAATAGCAATAAGGCCCAGGGATATAGGCATACCGAATAGCACAATAAACAGAACGATATCAGACATTATCTGTCTCCCAATCTGCCCGAGCCGCAGCACCGATTACACGGCGTTCAATGCTAAATTGATCGAACATATGATCTTCGTTTTCTCGTTTATATTCATCACGGGCAAACTCGGCGTCCGATTCATTGTGGTAGACGCCCAGCAACTCGTCGCATTCATAGAGGATATGGCTCATCAGGACGAAAACTTCCATCACTTATCTCCCGTTTTGACAGATTTACCGACAGTATAACCACGCTTCGGACGCTTGGACGATTTCACTTTGGTGATTTTACCACCATTTTCGTGCCAGCGAATAAGCGCAAAAATGTTAGCAGTATCTTTGCCGTTGGGGTTCTTGGGAGCGAAGCGAGCGTTAGACATATTTGTTCCTTTCATCATTATGGGAATATATTAGCACAGCGGAATGGAAGAGTCAACTGTAAACATATGCGACAGGTTGTCGCACCTCAGATTTTGTTTCGCCTAAAGCCACGCTTTAGGCTGCATAGGGCTTTGCGTTCAATTTGATATAGTCTAGCCTCAGATAGACCAATTTCCTCAGCGATTGACGACAAGGTCTGGTTCTGAAAAAACCGACGAATGACGACAAATTGCATTCTGGGCGTAAGGCTCTCTAAGGCCTTTTTTACAATCACCTTCTGGTCAAGGTCATGCATACCAATAAGATCATTGAAGGTTGTAGACATTAGCGCACATCCGAGTTAAGTTTAGGCTTACGTTCACGGATAAGTTCCCGCTCACGTATATGAGCCGCAGACTTACCACGCACAATTTCCAGAACGCCGACAGTGAAATTGTCAGGTCCATGCTTACGAATAGCCACGCACAATTTCCACAGTTTACCTTCGGTCATCGCACGACCGACATGCTTGCGCCAGCGACGGTCCAAAGACTTGTTAACCTTGCCGTTTTCGACATGGGTAACACCGATATATTCCTGACCCTTTACAGTCAAGCTGTAGATTATGTGATTGCGGTCGGACCGCTTCTTGCGTTTCGTGATCATGGACTTAATATAGCACGGCGGAACGGAAGAGTCAATAAAAAAGGTATGTCAACAGGTGCGACAGGGTGACGCACCCTAAGTCTACGTTTTAGGTAGACTGTTGACATACCTAAGTTACCTTTGACTTAGATCAATACCCGAGAGAGGCTTTGTAAACATCAACGGGCATGGTACCCATCGCCGTGTTATGAGCCTTAGAAACGACCACTAGATTGTCGGTCTCCGTCTTACCACCATTAGAATGTGCAATAACATGGGCACCAACCGCATCTTTCATGGTCAGTTTCTTACCATCAATAAAGTCCTTGTAACCTTGCTTGATCAAGGCACTCTCGATTTCATCACGGCTAAAGCAACGCTTAGGATCAAGCAACTTTAGACCGCAGTTATCAAGATTAAACTCATTCAGGAAGAGTTCGAGGGACTTATCATACTTCCACTGGTCGTTCAAGTCGCTTTTAAGATACTGACCGAAGGCTTCTGCAACGACACGAGTCTTACCGCTACGCTCCTTAAATGTGATATCGTCACACGAAAGAACCGAGTCCATAGCGGTAGTGAACGCAACCCAAAATTCACTAGCATCGGTAACCTTAAAGGACTTGTGGTGTTCTTTAAGGTAGAAATACAGGCGAACCAGCATTTCATACTGCTTATGGGCAAGACCACGACCATTCTTATACTTTCTAGCTGTATCGGCAATATTGACAATAAAGTCCAATACTTCATACAACTTCTTCTTAGCCTTCTTGAGGTTTTCCTCATCGGTCAAAAACGCCTCATAATCTGCATACATTTTATCAAGGTCGTCATCGCTCACGGCAATGGACTTTTCACCCTGTAAAACACGGCAAAGCAAACGAGCCGTCTGTTCATCCAGATGCAGGCCTTTGTTATTGAAGGTAAGATAAGTATATTCCGCATCACCCTTTGCGTTAATTCTCCAATCAAAGAGGATGTGAGGGATATTACCAACCTCATCAATCTTGCGTGTGGTACGACGAACGAGAACCGCAACTGGATTCTGTCCTTCGCTGTTACGCATTTCCTGCTTATTGACGGGAGTTGTATTGTTGGTGTTACGGAAAGTTTCACCAATTTCTTGTGTAGTGATTTCACCGTATTCGATGAAACGGATCACATAGCTAAGGAAGAGTTCTTTCGCATCTTCGCTAAGGTCTTTATACTTTAGGCCTGCATACTTGCTACCCTTGGGAAGGGCAAACTTGTTATTATAAAAATTTAGAATGGCTCTCTTACGATTACCACCATCAATTGAGGACTTAACACCTTCATAGTCACAAAGTTTAATTTCACCAATATCTTGGCCATTAAACATGGAAGCAATGATGCTCTGTGCCTTAGAGGGCTTCGAGCCTTTAGCATTAAGGTTTAAATTTGTGTCAAGGCGCTGCCACTCAGGATCAACATTCCAGTTATCACGTTGAGCCTCGTTGACAAATTCCTGAACTGTGCGGGTGACATATTTCCAATTAGACATTCTATAATTCCTTCTGTTAAGGATAGATACCTGCTGTCACTATTGATCAGCATGGTACCTATCCTACTCGAAATTTAAGGAATGTCAAGCACTATCCTGTTTACAATCAATGTTCGTAAAAGTCATCAACCTCGTCGAAGTCTTCCTCGTGCTCCATCCATGCTTTCCTTAGATTTTGGATGGGACGTTTCTTTTTTAAGTCGGTTTGAGGAAGTTCCAAACGTTTGCCACCATACTTTCTATCTTCTTCGAATAATTCGGCATATAAAGGATCGTGTTTCAAACTTGGTGATTTGTTCTTCATGGTATTAAGCCTTGATTACTCCTTATCCGGCAACAGGCCAGGGAATGCTTCATTGATTAGATTGACTGTTAGATATGGTATTTTTAAATCTTTTTGAATCATGTTGGCAAAAACTTCTGCTTCATTTGGTTCAAGAGATTCCAACAACTGTATCAGAAGTTCTGTTGCTCTTTTTTCTGTCAGACCTTGTGGTCGTTTTGCATTACCCTCCACAAAAAGGTATACCTTTGATAATGCCTCGGTCATGTGTGAGTATGACATGCCTGGCGGCACATCTATCTTTTTGTAGTCAGGAACTTTATTAACAGTGAATTTGATATTGTTATTGAATGCACCTAACAAAACATTTTTTAAAGCGTAGTTGTTGTTACGTCTTAGAACCTCTAAGCGATCTTGTTTTGTCTTGGCATTTTTAAACTCATTGAAAACTTCATATATGTTTTTATTTGTCATGTTATCCTCAAAAATCATGAATAGACTCAATCATCGCCTTGAGTCCTTTGTTGATAAAGTAGTTCAGCATTTTCTGTTTGTCTGCGGGTTTTGTCTCTTCAAATGCATCAACGATTTTAGACTGGATCTCGTTAGGTATATAGTCAAAATCAATAAGAGTCTGATTGCGCTTATAACAACGAAGCATCCAATCCGTAGTGCAAAACTCGGAGGCATCTTTGTGAACCCATTCGGTCAGTTTCTTGCTACTGATAGGCTTCTGTCGTTCGCCAACAGCAAGAGCATTGTCATTTGTAAGAAAGTTTGGAATGCCATCGCCACGATCACCCTTGATGATATGCTCCCGAACGAAAGTCTTCGGATCATCAATCTTGATAAACCGCTTTAGAATAGGTGAATACTGTGTAACGTTTGGATACTTCTGCAACTGACCAAAGTCTTTATCTGACGATAGAATAAGAACAGGAGCATGTGGAGCCAGTCTAGCAGTTAGCACAGCAATAACATCGTCGGCTTCTGCGCCTTCCACATTTAGTGTCTTATACGGAAAGTTATCACGCAACTCATCACGAAGACCATTTAGGACAGTGAAGATCATATCCCAATCAAGACCAGATGCCTCACGATCATGCTTACGATGCGACTTGTAAAACGCAAAGTAATCACGCCGCCAATAATGCTTCGAGTCGCAGCAAAGAATAACGTTCTGATATTTGGAACGAAACTGCTTTACGTTAGATCGGATTGTATTGATGCACATATGACGAATAAGGTCTTCACTCATTTCGTGCTGCTTTGATACAAACTTTAGGTGTTGCATCAGATTAGAGATTAGAACCTGGTTGAGGTCAATCAGCATGTAAGACATAATATTTCCTTATTGAGTGAATAGAAAGTATATCACTCTTCTTCTTCGCTGTCAATCTTTTCTTTCGCTTCGGAAAGTTCCAGCATGATCTTTTCGATCTTTTCCTTGATTTCTTCTTTTGACATTCCGTTGATATCGCCTTCAATCAGTTTCACATTATCGTCAATGAACGGATGAAGATGATGGTCGATTCCGTATGATCTATACACGGCAGCCTTTAGAGCATCCACAACCAGAATAATATCTTTACTAAACTGTTTGGATGTAACATCGACAAAGTAGTTATCAAGTTCGGTGATCATTAGACCAGCAACTTCGTCCACGATAACATCGGCTTGTTTCATGTCTGCTTTGGCTTGTCGTTCTATATGAACTTCTTCTGGAATTTCACGAACAACCTTACTCTTGGGGAACTCGATTACTTTATTAGCCATTGTTAGTCCTTATAAATTGTAATGAGTAGTAGTGTCAACACCGAGAGTGCTGCCACTACATAACCCATGTATATCCACGCCCACATGAATGCTTCTACGGTCATTTTACCACTCTCAGTAGTATTGTGTCCACATTGATGCGACCAGTTGCTTTCTGTTCGGTCGTTGTGAGATTGTCCATAACCTTGCGAAGATAAACCTTACTACCTTCCATCAGCGGCTTGATTACTGCTTCTGGTTTACGGAGTTTCTTTGTAACCGAAGTTGTCTCGTCAAATCCTGTAATCGTAGACCCTCTGACCGAAAGGCCAGAATGACCCACGGCATTATACACAGAAAGATTGCGAGTTTTATGATTGTATGCCCAAAGTTGCGAAGCACCGATAATCTCCTTCGGATCAACACTCGTTAGAGTATCTGCGGATTTACAATAGTTCATCTTGGCGACCAGAACCGAAGCAGGCTTTACCTTCTTCTTGCGTGGCTTGCGAACTGTCTGCCCAGCGGAGTCCAGTTCAACCATATGGTCGATTATACGCTTGATGAATAGAGCCATGATTTTAAGAACTGGCTTGCGCCAACCCTTATACGCTTCCACCAAGTCAGCGTCTTTGCCTTCGAGGGCTTCGGTGATTTCTGCAAATTGAGGACGGAATTTGTCCGCAATCCTCTTCGCAATTTGCGGTTTAATTCCCTTCTCAAGGGACCACTTCTTAACGTCAAACTGAATAACTCCTTCTTGAAAGAACACATCCAATTGTTCTTCAAGTTCGCCAATCAGTTCGGCAGCCTTATTGTTGATACGATCCTGAATTGATACGACCTTGACTGGTGCTGCCACTTCTTCGTCATCGACGATTGTAATAGCATCAGCCAATTGTTTAATTCTGGAGTCGCAACGCTCCCACACACCATCAGGTAGAGTGCTGCCATTATAGAGCAAACGGCAGTTCCAACCGATGTTGTGAAGATTGATAGCATTAACTTTGGAGAGTTTCTTGATAGTGTCTTTGTTGTATTTAATATGCTTGAGATAGGAGATTGTGAAGGTCTTGGCATCTTCCGAGTTATAGAAATAGTTGAACCAGGTGTATGCCTTGGCCATATCAATTTCTGTGGCATTTTCATCCACAGTCGGCTCAGAACCGAGATACTTTTCATCAGCAAACTTGGGACGACGAACGGTTGCCGTTTTCACTTTCTTCTCCTTATTAGCCACGATGTTGCTTCCATAACTCATACAGTTCTTTTTCTAACTGTAATGCTTCTACCTCCCAAGGCAGTTTCTTATAAGGCACCTTATTCTCACTAAACATTACACCGTTCCATTTCTGATATGGTCCGGACATTTCAATGAGTTGACCTCGGGCGTATTGTTTAACATGGACAAGTTCATGTGCTAGTGTTCTCAACATAAAAGGACGACCAAAGTCCGAGTCCATTTCTATCTCAAACTCACGATGATTAGAAGTTCTAATGTCGTCGTCTGTATAGGTGCATAGACCGAAACATTTGGTCGTCTTATATAGATTGTTTTTGAGTTTGATGACCACCGTAACATTCTTGCTAAGTTTTTTCAGCAGATGGTCGCTAAAGAAGGCAGCAGATTGTATTAACTCTTGTCTGGTAATCTTTTTAGGATGTCCGTGTAATACAATCTTTGCCATATTTTTCTCAGGTAAAGATATGACTGTAGTCTTTGAACTCATTTATCACACATATTCCGTCTTCAAGATATTCATAATCATACTCCATACCTTCAGCAAAGTCAAGTGCCTCGTTAAGTGTATGAAATACTTGAGAGTCCTCAAATACGGAACGGATCTGTTGAATGTCTCCTTCATAACGGCATAGTTCCTCGTTGAACTTTCCGTAAATGTTGTCAATCGCCTGGGCATAGGCTACACGATACTCTGGACCTTTTTCTGTTTCTGTTAGCAAAACATAGATGCCGTTATCAGCAGACATTATTCTTCATCCTCATCATCGGTAAAGAAAGTTCCCTTTACTAGGCGAACAAACCAAGACAACATGAAAGGCACCCAAAGAGGAGCGAGGATCTCGATCCATGTCCAAGTTGGAAGATGATCGGTTAGTTTTAGACCAATAAGCAATAGTGCCAGACCATCATAAAAGTTGATGCCTTCGGACGTAGCAGACACATTGATAATCTTGGCCTTGTCTAGACCCTTCATTTTGTGGATTCCTTCTGGTAGATTGATAGGCATTACTTCTTCTTTCTTCCTTTGAGACGACGAGCCTTGCGTTTTGTAGAACCAATCTTACGACGACCCTTGCGAGGTCTATTCTTATGCGGATGCGCCATTATCACTCCTTCAATAGTTGTTTGACAGAATCAATACGGAATGAACGCCAACCATTAGCGTCAATATCCCATACTGCCTGAACATCATCATTTAGCTGGCGAGCAGGCTTAGCAACCTGTCCATCATACTCTGACAATACCTGTGGAACATAGTTATCGGAAAGAGTAGCCCGCATGGTGCGTTCTGTTCCGTCCTTCTTTTCAAAGACAACGGTAACAACACCGTTCTTTAGGTCTTCCTTGAGAGCATACTTGTCAATCATCTTCCTCTCCATCTTCATCTTCATATTCCCATTCATAATCATTTTCCTCGAAGATGAAAATTTCATCTGTCCAACTATCGTTGATCCATTCACCCATGGTAACTTCTTCTTCGCCATCAGAAATTTTCGTTTCATTTAACCATTTGTTGGTCGCCTCTATGGCCTCATCCTTGGAATGAAACGATCCGATTTTTACAGTTCCTAATTGTGCGGAATCTAATTCTGAGATCCACATTACAATTTCCCTTCCTCATGCAGTTTTGATAACTCATTATAGCCGCCAATATAGCGGCTGTCAAGTGTTATTACGGGATAAGTTTTTGCGGTAGGAAATAGTGCCTTTAAAGTCTCTCTGGAAAAGTCTCTGTCAAGTTTATATTCGATGAAAAACTTTCCTTGTGAACGCAGGAGTTCCCTTGCCTTGTCGCAGAAGGGACAGTCTTGTTTGGAATACATTACAATTGCCATCATAACCTCATTTATAGCATAGTCATTTCGGAATGTCAAGTGATTTTTTGATGTGAGATTTCCTTACTCTTACCATAATCCATTCGTTATAGTATTCTTCGGAAATCAAAGCATCCCTATTGAACTGTTCTTTCGCTTCCATATACGAAGCCTCGCCTTTGCTCTTACATAGATACAAGATTTCTCGTTTGAACTTTTCTTTACCGAATAGATCAACGTGCGATAGGAGTTCTTTGTTTGATCCATAGTAATCAATCCAATCAGAATCAACTTGTTTCTTTACTCGCTTGCCCTTTTTCTTGGATGTGCGAGTAAACTTGAATAGTTTCTTCCCAACATACTTTCTACCAGTGACCGTGTTCGTAATCAGATATACGAAAGCCTCGTATCCTTGTGGTATTTCTGTAAGTGGTTCGTTGTTGTATGTCCATGTCATCATGGACTATATAGTTATTCTTCGTAGTCTTCTATCTCAGGTGGATACTTTTCATTCCAAACTTCATCAAATGCGGGGTCAATGTTTAGATATGTCTCCATACCTTTTATTTCAAACTCTTCTAGAACCTCAAGCAATACTCTATAGGTTTCTTCTCGTTCTAGAACACCAACATCACTCTCTGAATACGTTTCAATAAACTGTCCAAATATGGCTGCTCTTTCTCCTGCCATTACGTTTTATCCTTTCTGAAATAAGACATATACTGCGATAATGAATCCGTAAACATCTTATAACCGAGATTGGTAATGAGCATAGTATTTCTGTACCATTCATAAACAGGATTCCTTGACAGCAAGTCTGATTGTTTTGCTTTCTTCTTTTTGACCTTCTTGAGAAGCAATGACTTATCTTGGATCATGTTCTCAAAAAACTGTATTCTACCATCTATATAGACTTCGCCTTTATCAATGGCCGGATCATTCTTGAATAGTTTTCTGATACGCTTTACCAGTTTCTTACTTCTTTTGGCAGCATGTAGTTGTTCTAATAGTATTTCGTCCAGTTCATCCATACATAGTTCTCTTACACTAGCCACACAAAAGCAGCACATATACCTAACACAGCGCCGATAGCAAAGGACAGATTAGTGGCCTCTGCTAACAGCATGAAAAGAGTTATGTTGATTATTAGTGCCATTATGGATCTAAATCGTTCGTCGGTCATGTTAGCATGTAATCCTTGATGGGCACTTATCATGCACACAGACATAACCCATGACTTTTGGTCTACCCATTTCATCAACAAAACTCATACCACAAACTTTACAAGCATTTGAAGGCACTGGAGGTGCTCCAATATGATCCATATCATTTTTGTATTTCTTATGAAACAAATCTACAGGTTTATATGGTTCTTTCTCTTTGTCATAGATTTCTTTTGCTAGTTTGAACCCATCAGTAAAACCTTGACGATATCCGTCTTTGAAATTGTCTTCTGTCATGTCGCATCCATTGTAAATAGTGCCCGAACATATCTTTCTGGATCAAAGTCAACTTTATTACGAGCAAAGACAACGAAACCGATATCACCTTGTTTCATTTCTTCTCTCATGGATTTACCTGTAGTATACACATCATCTACCACAAGACGAAATGGATTGTTAGGTTCAGCATACTTTTCCAATGCTTTTTGTAGTTTTACACCACCACGAGGAATGCCATACACAGAACCAAAAGAACATCTATCGGCAATCATCTTGGCGAGACATTCCCAGTCTTCGTCAGTTAGGGCATCTGCCTCTATTTTCCAGGGAAGAATGTTTCCGGCGTGGGATGTAAAATCTCCCAGTTGGAATAGATTTGATTTTTTATCCATAAATAACTCCGTCTAAATCACAAGATTACTAAATAATGGTAAGGTGAATGTTATGAAAACAGAATGTCCAGTAGGATTTGTTTCAGGACGAATCACCTTACCATCAACCATCAATCAATAACTCTAATGGTCGTTCCGTTTCTATCCTTGGATACAATGTCATAAAGTGTTTTTGCATTGGTTGGAGAAATTCGGATACAACCGTGACTGGCGGGTCTGCCTAGGTTACCTGTATGCGGTGTTCCATGAATGGCGATATTTCCATTGAAGAAGATACTGCTTGGCATAGGCGACCAATCATAAAGGCGACTATAATGCATTTTCTCCATTGATTGAACATGGAAGGTGCCCGTAGGGGTATAGAAACCCCTACGAGCGGTAGAAACAGGCCACTGATAAGAACCATAGTCACTATCAACCTGCATCATCTGATGCGACTTGCTGACGGTGATATTTGTTTCAGCAAGTGCTGGTGTAGATAGTAGCATCATAGCAACGATTAGATTTTTCATTATACCATCTCTTTCGCAGTTAGTTCCATAGGCGCAGCAAACTTCAACCATTCCGAGAACGGTGTGTTTTCTTCTTTTATAGCAAAGACCGCCCATGGGGTAAATGTATTTGTATCTACGAACCTTGAAACAAGCAATAGATCATCTTCTGTATAGTTTCTATGTTTGTCTCGTTTCATCATATTGGCAAGTTCCTCTTTTGTATTGAGGACTCTTGCCTTGATTATGATTTCCTTGAACTCACTCATATTTCACAACTTCCTGAAGTGCAAGCCAATGTCTGGACACCTTCAACATTATCTTCCATTTCAACCAGACTGTCCCAATCAAGAGACTTTGGAATAGATGGTAACATTGCCCTGTAAAGGTCTTCACTAATCTCCTCGTATGGTGCCTGACGATATGAACCGCCATCATGAGGCAAGAATGATACGCCAGACATTTCATCAAAGTGACGATATACCCACGCACCAACATCCATCCATTCATGTTCTCTTACATTGATTGTAACGGATGGCTTGTGTTCACACCACGCCTCTTGATACACTGCCCATAGTTCAAGATGCTTGATTGCGTCAATGTCGTCCCTAACAACAGCACCCTTTGGTGCCTTCATTGGGAAGGAGAATACTGTTGTTGAGTCTGGCTTCATAACATCTGGCTCCCATGGCACACCATTGTCCTTCATAAACTTGGTGAGTGGGTCCTTATTATCAGCACGCACACGGCGAATATAGTAACTAGCATGACGGGGATGGATCCCAGAAGCAGAGTCGCAGAGTTGTGATACAGTGCCTGAAGGCTTAACACAAGTGATAGCGGCAGCAGGATTAATACCGAGAGTGTTAGCAAGTCCATTATTTACCTCAACAGCAAAGTCACGAAGAGACGCAAGGCGCTCCTTGATGCCCTTGTCATCTGGATTGTTGAATAGTTTAGAGTCATAGATGCCTGTTAGAGAAACACCAAGCAGTCTTTCTTCTTCGGCATTCTTCTGCCAAATCTTTCTTAGATACGGGAAGTCAGTGAGAGTAGACTGGAAAGTACCGAGAATAGTAGCAATCTCAATCTTCTCCTTAATCTGTTCAATGGTGTCTGTGGCTCTGATAACCACTTCGGTAAGATTGCAAAATCCATATGGTCTAAGGATAATTTCAGAACACGGGTTTGTGCCGAATAACTGATCATGGTCTCGGCGTCCATTTCGCTTGGCGATCTTTTGACATGCTTCACGGCTGAATAGTCCTCTTTCTCCTGATTTTGATTCGTATAGTGCCAGCCACTCGGACATGAATGAACCGATTTCAGGCTTCTCGTTATACACCGCAGAGTTGTTAGACAATGCTCGCTGTGGATTTGCTTCCCACCAAGCACCTGCCTTGGCATGTCTCATACGGTCATCGGAAAGATTAGAAAGTGAAATCATTGCCGAACGACGAACGCCTCCGACAACCACTACCTCACCAATCTTGCACATAATATCATGACACTCCAAGGAAGTCAAGCGACGACCGTGAGCATTCCTAAAAATCTTTACAACAAACTTGAATAGTTCCGAAAGAGGACCAGGTCCAGAGGAACGACCACCAAATGTCTTTAGTGGAGCACCGGCAGGACGAACCTTTGTTAGATCCCACTTTGGAACTTCACCAGCATATAGAAGTGAGATAAGCATACGAAGTGCCTTTGCCCATCCTTCTTTGCTGTCTCTAACAGAGATTACAGTTTCAGAATCAAACAACTTTTCTGGAATCTCTGGCAACTGATTGATGAACTGGCGCTCAACAGAAAATCCAACACCTGTTCCACATAGTAGAATGAACATGGCTTCGTCAAATGCCTTAGGATCATCAATAGGAAGAAACGAACAGTTATAACCACATGTATTATCACGAGTCAATGCTACACCTGCGGTCATCAAAGCACGCATAGATGGCATAACTTTGAGATCATAGATGGCGTTATAGAGACGAGGACGAATGTCCTGCATATTATAGTTGAAGTTCTTCTGTAGATGGTTCTCCATGAAATCCAGGTAACGATTTACAGTTTCGTCCCAGTTCTCACGGCGATTCTTCTCTGGCAGATAGCGGCTGTATCTGCTTTTATAGATAAACTCTTGATATAGTGATTCCATTTATTCTTCCTCTGGTCGTGTAAGCCTATAGATCGCAACAGCATCTTCCAATAGTTCAATCTGCTTAACTAATTTGTTTCTTTCTATAGGGTCTGTAGTTTCTTCTAACTTCTTTTTGAAGTGTTCAATATCTTCAATCATTTTATTCTTCCTCTTTGTTTCTTTTCAATTCTTCAATTCGTTCTTCAAAACTATTCCATTCCACAGGTTGCCAGTTAGGACACGCAAGACCTAACCATCCATCTTTCATACATGAACATGAGTTTTTTATCTTAGGATCATAGACTTTACATTTACCATAGTTGTTCTTTATGTAGTCTTTCAATTCTAACACCATGGGACATCTTTAATATCACAAAAGATTGACAAACCACTTGTAGGCAGTTCTCCAATAATGATTATCTGGGATTGCCATTGTGCTAAAGTGCAAGGTCTCTTTATGTTTTTGTCTACTAGATTTCGGCGATATACTTCACCAAATCTTTGATGAAAGTCTTCTGAACTTAGATTTAGAAGTTGCTTACTCATGACCAAAATCTCCACCAAGGTTTAGTTTCGCCAAACGGTCTTGTCTTTGTATTGAGTTCCACTTTTTCAATAGAATAACTCATAGTTGGAAACCAATACTCTTCCAATGATGGGAAATGCTTCAAGATTTCTTTCTGTGCCGCCAAAGCAATCTCACGATGTTCCTTCTGCGTGCCTTCTTCGGCACGAACATCAATGTAATGAATCCAAGAACGAAGCGTCCCTGACATATATAGACGAGTCTTGGTTAGACCTTCTGGTAGAACTGCTCTTGCTTGTTCTTTGGCGATACCATTCTTGATTGCTATATCATAAGCAACTTTTGCCTGTTCAATAACTGTGTATTGTAGTGCTGTAAAATCGTCTCTAATAGTATATGCAGTATGGAAATCGGCAATCTCTTCTACATCAATACTATTCTGACGGTTCTTGTGATCTTGGAACCTTGCTTCTCTTGTTACGAAACCCATGTCCTTTGTGGGATCAGCATAACGCTGACTAAACTCCTGAAATGAGAATGAACGATGACGAACAATCTGGTGAGCAATGTCACGAGTTGTTTCAATGTCCATAGTCACAGACACCATCTCAAAAGGAGACCAGTGCTTATGTGAGATTAGATACTTTAGGAGTTTTGGTGCGGTTAGTGTGTTATGCTGATTAGATGGATTTGATACTCGGGCGGTGTATGCGATAAACTCTTCGGCAGTAAGATATTTGTTCGGACGTTCCGCAGGAGATATATCACCCTTCTCTAAGAGAGAAAGGTATTCATCATAGTTCTCAGTCTTTACGAATGGCTGTGTTATCGCAATAATCTTCGCTGTGTTCATACTCGGCTCCACTGGTTCATTTTCATTGTTGCTATCAGTCCTTCATACGTGTTACTATCTATGATATGTTGAATTTGACTTGGATGCATTCCTGCCAAAACCATCTCATTGATATCTTTCTGCTCAATAGTATCGGGCCATACACAAATCTTACGACCCATGTCTATTGTTTTCCGCATGTTGCTTACGATTTGCTTGTTGCGAGATTCATTATCGTAGCAGAAAACATAGTCAAAGTCAAGACCTACTATAGAAGGCGCAATATACAGACTTGCATCCATAGTAGCCACGCAATTGTTAAGAAAAAGAGAATCGATGGGTCCCTCAACCACATACATAGTTTTGCTAGTATCAACTCTATTCCAACCAAATATCTTAGGATATGTTTCATCGCCTTTGATCGTTATATACTTGATTTTGGAAGGACCGATTGCTCGACCCTGGACACCTAGAAGATTGCCTTCCTTGTCGTAGAATGGAATGATGATGCGTGACTCTTTATATAGTGTTTTGTCATTCTCTGGAAACATATCTCTAACAAACTTAGCAAAGTCTTCCGTATAGAATAGTTCATCAATAGGAACCTTTCTATTCTCCATATATTGTCTAGCAGGATTGTATGGATTTAGACTATTTAATCTTACAGCATCGGTTTGTAGAATAGACTTTGGTTTGCTAACAAACTTAGGCTTGCTAACAAAATCATTCACATCAACCTTTGTGTTAGTTGTATTAGACTGAACAAATGATTCCAACTGATATTCGTTATACAGGTGCGGATCAACATACTTGATAAACTTCTGTAACGACATTGAACTGCCGCAGTTATGACACATAAAGCCAAAGTTTTCTTTGCGCTTGTAGATGTATCCACGGGCTTTCAGTTTGTCCTTGTGTGAGTCTCCACATACAGGACAACGAAAGTTCCATAAAAATTCTCCCCGCTGCTTGAACTGCTTGAGTTTAGGAGCGAGGAGAGAAACATATTTCTTATCTACATATACCGTCATTTGTCACCTGAGCATTATGAAAGAGCATGATATACCATCCTAATCACAATGTCAAGTTATTTTTTCTGTAGGTAAGGCTTCATTTGCTGTAGGACTTCTCTAAGGTTATCTATTTCCTTACGAAGATCCTGACGCTCATTATCTACAACAGGAATACGAGAGTCCAACTTTGACTTGATGGAGTCTACTGTTTCCTCTATGCGATTTACCTTTGATTCAAGATATGTGACTTTTTGTTGAAGTTCCAAGTCCTTCATTTTGAAGTCGCCAATGGTCATAAAGTAGGCAGCGATTAGACCACCTACCGCAATAATAGCGGTGATAAAGTGTGGAACTTTTTCTACAATACCACCAACTGCATTATCATCATCGTTGGTGTTGTTATTAACCATTGTTGCTTCCATTCCTTTTGCTTTCCTGTCTATCTTTTCTTGGGATAGCGGGCATAACACATCTCACCAGTGTTTTCATTTCGTAGAACAATTCCTTTCCCAGGGTTCTTCTTGGCATATTCTCTAATATCGGCGAAACAATCATCTTCGTCTAAGTATGTTCGCCAATGCTTGCCTTTACGCTTTTCATTTCTAGCCATGTGAAAAACTTTAGAAGATACTTCAAAGACTACTGATCCGGCAAATGATCCAAAATCTTCTACGATTGGATTAGGTGCCTTACGTTTCAACATATTTATAATGACAGATGTTGGAGTTGACACATTACGTTGTTTCTTTCTTTGCGCTTTTCTAGAAACACCAGGCTCGCCTTGAGGTCCTACACCAAGACCAGCAATATTGCCAGAGCCAGCGTTTACTGTAGGTGCATCTTCTTCTATCATATCTTCCTCAATTTATCTGCTATAGACAAGTCTACAGGAATCTCTTCTTGTCTAACGTAGTATTTATCAAACGTGACGTTTAGATGTATCGGCATATAGTTTAAATATATTAAAATAGTTTTGAGTAGCGGATAATCTTCTTTATCTACTCTGTAGAATAGCATGTTAGTTGTGGCTTCTACACCAAACACATTTGCTAGAATGATTACATGATTTAAAACAAGACGTTCTTTGAACTCGGCAGTTTGTCTATACTTACGAAGCAACCTCTTGACATACTTGATACGGTTTAGATCATCCTCGAACTCCGATTGTATTATATGAGGACGATCATAGTGCTTTGCTGCATATATCAAAAAGTTGCCATCGTTCAAATCAAACATAACTTAGTTCTTGGCTCTTTTCATTTCCTTCATGATCTTGTATTGATATTCTTTACTTGGATGATTATACAATCTTCTGTAAAACATTTCAATCACTGTCTTGGCGGTTGTGCCTTCAAACAATGACGGTACAAGACCATGTATAATAGAAGCAATACCTGTGCCTATTAGAACAAAGCCAGCATACACGGCCCAAATCAAATGAGCCATGTATGTTGTATTACTTTTCTTTAGATGCTCACTTATTTTCTTCACGCTTCTTTGCTTTCCATGCTGTAGCGTAAGCGATAGACTTTTCCTTGGCAGTTAGACCGTCCTTAGAATAGCCCTTCTTGATGTGTTTGACCATACGCTCAAACTTGGCACCTGGAGGAGCCTTTTCATCAATCTGTGCTTCTTCCATCTTCTTGGCAGCATACTTAGCGAACTTGATACCCTGCTTACTCTTCTTTTCACCTTTGTGAACTGCCTGAACATAAGAATGCATATCAGGTTCTTTTTTGGCGTCAGCCTTCATTTTGTCTGACTTTACAAAGGCATGATGTGCTGCACGGCGAGCAAGACCAGCAGAAACCTCATCAATCTGTTCTTCTTTGATGTTTTTCTTTGGCTTTTCTCTCAAAGATTTTCTTAGACGCTTCTTTTCTTCTTTACCCTTCTGAACCTGATCCTTCATCCATTGCATCTTTTCAGAAGGAGTCATTTCATTAAAAGACTTTTCTTCCTCGACTGGCACACAGTTAGGTACCTTGCGGCCACCCTTCTTCTTCATGCCAACCATCTCATAACCCTTCCAACAAGGATCTTTGTCTTCGTCAATCTTCTTCATAGAAACCTTGACTGCTTTCTTGGTGCTTGGTGAGTCGCCTTGGCTACAGTCACAGTCACCTAGAGCGGTATGTGGATCTTCTTTAGGAGCCATAGCCTTAGCTGCCTTCTGACGAACTTCGGCTTCTTCACTCATTGTGATTTCAGCCATGTCAAGTAGCTTATCAAGTTCTGCCTTATCAACTAATCTAGCAGTAACACGAAACATACCGCCAACGAGTGGCTTAGCATATGTCACACCCATTGGTGTAAGAATACCATACTGCAAGAATAGATAATGAGTTGTTGGAACTTCATTGATAAACTCGCCGGAGTCAGTCATACCCATACGATGACCAAACTGCTTTAGCTCAAATACTTCTACACCTTTATCACCTTCAAGAAATCTCTTAGGTAGAACAATGTGATACTGTGCTAATAGCTTTGATAAACGATTGAACACAACGTAAGGTGTGACCGCAGGCTGTGATACAACGCCAGCGATGGCAGCATTGATAGCAGCACGAACGGCTGGCTTGCTAATGTCAAGGCTACCATCAGCCACTTGGACTGATGGAAGCACTTCTTCACTGATAAAATTGCGGAATGATTTCATTTATATCACTCCTTATACTACGTAAAGAACGGTAGCGTTTGCGGAGTTGACTGTGTTTGCGCCAGTTGAACTTACTAGAACACGGAACACATTGCCATTTGCTGTCTCGTTATTTGCTGTAAGTGTAGCAGTGGTTGGATTGAAATACTGACCAGCAGCATAAGAGATATTCTGCCAACCGTTGTTATTTACCTGCCACTGATAAGATAGTGTAGCAGATGGTGTTGACGTGGCAGCAACAGTAAATGTTACGTTAGATGCAACGTTTGATGTGCTGCTAGATGGATTAGATGTGATCTGAATAAATGTATCCGGGAAGTATGTATCGTCAGATGCATCGCTCTTAGCTGAACCCATGGCGACGATTGTTTCGTACCATACACGACCAGCTTTTAGACCACGACCTTCGTGACGTAGAACCCAACCAGCATGTGGAGGATGACCTTTACCGCCTGCATTAGCTGCACGAATTTCTGCGGTGTTAGCAAGGAACTGACCAACTACTACGTTACCAGCACCCTTAGCACTCTTTACAACTGTGTTAGCAGTTACGTTATTAAATAGTAGATCACGACCTGTTGTGTTAGCAGCAGAATGATTTACCTGTGGTAGCACACCAATGTCTGAATTGGCTGCGTTATCGTAATTACCCCATAGTGGCATTTTAGTTTTCCTTCTTAGTTATAAGTTTTGCCGATGGCGTCAGGCTTTTCGGGATTTATAACAACTGGTGTCTCTGTGCCACCAGTTTCAGCCTTGCCAGCTTTGATTTTTGAAAGGGACTTCTGTGTCCCTTTCTTTGCTTCTTCATTAACATCATATCTACCTGGAGTTAGATTTTGATTACCAATAGCCTTGCGTGACGCTTCTCTATCAGTTAGATCACCCAACTTTCTAACTCCAAATACCGAACTTCTTTTTGGTCTATATACCATTATACGATCCTATATTTACTGTCACCTACGAAAACATAGCTTTCCTGCATAGGTTGTGCGTCTGTTTTCTTTTTGTCATCTCTTTGGAACTTATCAGTCTGAACCACAGGTGCTGATGAAAATCCACCTGCTTTTGGTGTTGGTGCCGCAGCGGATGTATCAACAGGTTTAGATGCCATATTCTGCTTAGCCATTTGTCTTTCTTTATCATATTGAGCAGATGATATGGTATCAGGTTTAGATGCACTTGGATTATATGCAGTTTTACCAGCACCTAATTTACTCTGAATAATAGATGGGTCATTAGCACCACCTTTACGGGCGGTTAGACCTTTCTGGGCATTCATATATTGTCCGAGTGTTGCATTTTTATTTCCAACTTTGCTTCTGAAAGCATTTAGTTGTGACATAGAAACAACTTCATTGACCGACTTACCTGTTTCCAGTGCGTCTAAAAATCCTGGTCTTCCTTCATGTGCTTGGCACGAATACGCTTTAGAATAGCACCAGCAACTTTCTTGCCACGCTCTTCCGATCCATACTTCTCGCCAGCCTTAGCAGCAATCTTAGAGAACATCTTGCCTGGCTTTCCGATATCCTTGCCAGCACGGGCAGCCTTTGCTGAATATGCTGCTTCATCCATTGTTTCTTCTGGTAGATGACCTCTTGGTTTATCAAACTTGCTCATTGACTTGCGGAATTTCATTTCACTTTTCTTTGACTCAACATCTTGCTTATGAACCTTACCCGATTTGGTCTTACGCATTTCGGAAGATGATGTTGCTCTTGCTAGACGGTCGGTACCGCTTGATTCACCCCTACGAACTAGATTACCAGTGTCTCTAGCACCGGCACGATCGGCGTGCTTGGCAGTCTTTTCGCCCCATTTTCTCTTGATTAGACCACGAAGTTTTGATGTATCACGCTCCTCTCCCTCTTTACCTCTATAGGCAGAGATAGCGGCACGCTTTGATACTTCTTCAATCTGCGTTTCTTCTTTGGCAAGTTTTTTGTGAGCCGTTTTTATTCCAACTAGACTTTTACGAATCTTATCTGGTTCAACATCTTTTGACTTAGATGAACTCTTCATGTCTTTTGACATTTTGTCAATCTGATTCAATCTTTTCGAACGATAACTCATTAAAGTTTTTTTGGAGATTTCATCAATCTGTTCTTCTTCCATCTTGCCTGCCATCTTAGCAGCACGGAAACGAGAACCCCAAACTTCGTCCTTTGGTGACTCAATCTTGCCGTCCTTGTCATAGTCCTTGTCGGCAAGTTTCTTCACTCTTTCTTTATGTTTAGCAAAAACTTTTTCTTTTGCTTCTTTACTTGATGTTACTGTTTTACGAGCATCAGATTCTCCGGTATCTGGAGCCTCTTTCATACACTTGTATGCTTCCTCAAGGCGAGCATCATATGCTGCTAGTTGCTCTCTTACAACTGCCTTACGTGAATAAACACCGAACTCTTCATTTACAAGAGCCTCGGCCTGACGACGAAGTTCACCATCCTGCATGGCGGACTGGACTGCTTCTACTAGCGAATCCTTCTTTGTTAGAAATGGGTTATTCATTTTTGGTTCCTTTTGTTTCTGAGACTATAATATGGTATATACTTATTTAGTTTTCTTTGATTTTCTTTTACCAAACAATGTCATCTTCTCAAACTCGGCATTAATGTCAGGTCTAACATCGTCAATATTAGATGCGTTTGGAGTCATGCCTAGAGAACCCATATATGGGTCTACTAGACTTTCTTTTCTAAGTTTATTGACCGTTTCTTTCATCTTTTGCTCGGCCAGTTTTCCATACTTCTCTTTAAATCTCTTGCGGGTCTCTTCTTTCATCATCCAACGATCAATTGCAGACCACTTTTGCATGGGTTCGCCAGGCATGAATACATTTTGATCGCTTGTGATATCGCCGACAAATGAGGGATTCTTAGCGGATGTGTATGTTGGTCCAAGTCTATCACCAAACTTGGGTAGATTGCCAAACACCTTAACTTTTGTCTTTTCTTTTCTAGGCTGAAAATAGCCCATTTGAATTGTCTTACCAGGAAACTGGCCTGGTGTGTCTTTCTTATAACGATCTGTAAGTTTGCTTGTGCCCCAGTTACCAGCGCCACCAACAGGATTGTTCTTTGGTATAGGTGAGAAGTCGGAATAGCCTTCTAGCATACTCTCAAATTTTCTATCAACTGGTGCTAGAGAGAACTGACGGATATCTTCGGAGACCATTTCAACCAGTTTGTTGTGTGTCTCCTGAATGACTTCTAGCGGCTGGTTCAAGTCTAGATCATTTTGAACCACAATCACTCTTTCGAATAGATCATCATAACGATCTAGCGTATCTTGTGCATTCTTCCACTTAGTAAAGCGAACCGCTTCATTGATGACACGACCACCCTTTTCAGCCCTAGCTTCATTGCGCTGTCTGGAAACATCGTTGCTAGTATTAACAAAGACCATGATAGTCTCGTAACCAGCTTTTTCTAGGTCCTCTTTGATGAAACGAATGCGTTCATAGTTAGCTGTGCCATTGACAACAACCAATCTATCTGTCGGTGTGTTATATGTCTCTGATGATAGTTCAATGTAGCCGTGAGGAAGAATAGTCTCTTTTAGTATCTTGTCTTTTCCGCTACCAGGAACACCTGATAGAATAATAGCCTTGCTCTCAATAACATATGACTTACCAAACATATCTGGATTTGCCTTGCCAAACCAACGCATGACACGACCTGCCATATAGTTTGCTTCGTCTTCTATTGGAGAACCTGTAGCACCTTCTTTAGCAACATCTTTACCGAGTTTGCCATCTTCGTTCTGTTTATGATGAACCAACTCATGTGCGACCGATCTAAACACATCCATTGGATGACGGTTCTTGGTCATAATGATAACTTCTTTTGAACCAGGAGAATAGGCAGCAAAAGATGGCTGCTCGCCTTGATCGGTTGGTTCTTTATACTTGAGTGAAGGAACTTCCTTGATATCAAGTTTCTGACAGGTGAAATCAATGAAACGCTTTAGATGTGAGTCAAACTCTTTACGAGTCATTTCTTCATTTAGTTGTGACTTGGTAGCAGAATATATCTTTCTTGCCAATGTCTTGTCTCTCGCTGCCGATGCCTTGGCGAATGTAGCAAAGTCGCCTTTACGGACAGCATTTCTAAGATCGGTGCCAGAAATGCCTTTCTTGCGGGCACCAGATGACACTACCTGAAACTTCTTGAATGGATAATGCTTCTTGGGATCAAAGTCTTTTGCTGTTCTAGGCTTCACATACTTGCTAAGTTGTGTTGAAAACTCATTTACACGATCGGAACCGACCACAAATGTTACATCTTCGTAACCTTCATCGGACAATTTCTTGGCAATAGCAAATGCCGTCTTCATAGATGGATCATCCACAAAGTTTACGCCAGGGAATATCTGACGAAGAAATGCCATCTTTTGTTTTGGTGATAGTGGATTCTTGGAAGGATCGTGAGATTGTGAGGTGTAGATGCGATGGTCCGCACCAGTTCTTTTAGCAAGATTTGCTGTGTATAGGATTAGTTCTGCGTGACCTGTAGTAGGCGGATTATATCGCCCAAATGTAAATACGATTTTCTTCATTCTTACCTCTGCGGTATTATTGGTTATTTATACTTTTTCTTTTCTCTGACCTGTTTGACAATCTTCTTGATCGTGCTAATGACAGGCACCGGCTTTTTCTTTTCGTCAGACATTATTTGCCCCAATTCTTGACGGCTAGGAAGTTTGCTCTGCTAAACTCCATGCGGTCGACTAGTTTGACAGCATCTCCACCAGATGACCAAGCAGCCACATATCCTTCTGGAGTTGTAACTTTATATCCGCCATCGGCAGTATGTAGAAATGTGCCTAGATCGTTTACTTGATTGAACTTGTTTATTAGTATCATCTTGGCATCAATGAACAGGTTCTGTAGTTGAAATATCTTTTTCAACTCAGAAGCATTTTGGCGATACCATCTAAGAACCATATCTCTTTCAGCCTGACGCTTTGCTTTAGTTGCAGGCATCTTGGCATCATCAATGTTCTTTTGATATTTATCTGCCACCCATTTTATAAGTTGCTGAACATATCCAGCACCCATACGTTCACCAGCACGAACTTTTTGATTATAAAATGTCATCATATGGACTTTATATGTTTCGCTGGTAGCAATCTGATTCATTAGACCAGCAGGTATAGTTCTGAATACGGAACCAGCTTGTGACAAAATGCTTGTTAGTTTTGCGTTTTCTGCTTTTGTTAGTGTAGCACGACCAGTAACATCAACGAACTTATTAGACCGATACCACACATTCTTGGATGGTCTAAAGTTATTTACATTGATATCAAAGTGAGTCTGTAGGGTTTGCATGGTCTTACCGTGATATGTGGTATGGAAGACAATACCAATCTTGGCAGACTGAACCTGTCTAGCAAGATTTGAATCAGCAGGAACAGCATATGTAATGGTATTAGGACGAAATGTAATATACTTTTTACCATCGATGGTTTCCGACTTTAGATCGGATTTGGAGAACATAAAGTCACCATGGACGATACCCTTGATACCAAGTTCTGGTAGATATCTTAGAGCATCCGATAACTTGTCTGCCAGACCACCCTGGTGATTAGCACGAACATCGGCTTCTGTATAGTTTAGTTTAGCATTCTTGGCAAAGATAGACTTAGAGCCGACAAAGAACTTGCCGTTTTCAGGATTGATACCAGCATAGATGGCTGGAGCACCATCAAACTTGGTTCTAAGAATAAGAGAACCACGAGCCTCTGATAGTGTCTGTCCATCATCCGCAAACATATCTCTGAGGGAAATTAGGAACTGAATGGCATTTCTGGTACCAGCAACACCACCTTCTAACACAGCATCTTCGATGTGTGTAAGATGACGATCTTTTTCGGCCGCTGCTTCTGTTAAAAAGTCTGATAGTCTAATCACTGTTGAGTTCCTTACTTAAATCGAATGATCTTAAACTTGGTATCATTAGGATATTCTTGCGCCTTACTATTTCTTAGTTCAATTGAGTATTCAGCATTTGGTGTAGAACAAAAGATGGTAATCTGCTTCGAACCAGGATTAGGATAGTTAACTTTAGTAACTGTCATATTATCAGATAGAGAATCTAACTTACTTTTGCTCATCCAGAAAACTTTCCAATCAGACGTTCCGACCTTTCTTACATAAAAGTAATTCATGCCCCAAGCACGTTCAAATATAGCTTTAATTTCTTTTTTGTTAGCTGCGGCAACAGGAATCTTGGGTCGTCTTTTCTTAATCTTGTTTCTTTCATCAAAACCCGCTTGAACTTTATTTAGATCGACACCGAATGAATTGAGAAATTTTGCTCCGGCAGAGTCGGGTTGAAGTGTGCCCTCTGCATTGAATAGAGAAGCCGCTCCAGAATAGGAGCTAAAGGTAGAACCATTAACATCTTTTAGTGAAATGAACCAGGTGTTTTTGCCTGAATCTTTAATAACAATGTCGCCGATGATCGCACCTAGATCGGCTGTTGCTACGCCTTCTTTTTTTGTAGATCCTGTTCTTTGCGTGACCGATATGATTTCATTCTTACCGAAAGCAGGATTCGCCGCCGTGAGTTTTTCTACCAGATCCTTATATGTCTTATTGACACCTTTTCTCTTAAAAAAATTTGATAGATCGGTGATAGTTTTCTTTTCAAAGTTTTCGCCTTTGTTAGCGCCTTTGGCGATAACAGCATCAAACTTCATCCCTTGATATGTGAACGATACTGAGGGATATTTGCTACTATTAGGAGAGATTGAGTTATATGTGATCTTAGTGACACCATTAACAAGTTTCAACTCTTTTAAGACGGCTGCTTTAAAAGCCTCTGATGTGTCTTTGTTAGTAATAATCAACTGTAATCTAAACTCTCTCACTGTAGAGTTTGACTTAGAAGGCTTACCTAGCTTTTGTGTAGGAGCAACCTGGAAGTTATGCTTCTTGGCCAGTGAGTTCAGTAAATCGGCGGCTTCGCTAATAACTGTCTTTGAGTCGGGCTTTTTGACTGCCAAAATTATTCTCCTAGTATAATACTAAGAGTATTTATGTTTCTTCTTACTGACTAAGTTTCTTTTTGATTATGTAAATCCACAATCTAACAGCACCAACGACTCTATGATATAGATCGCCAATAGTCACATATCTTTTGTTTAGTTGCAGACGCAAGCGATGGTTTTCTTCTTCAAATCTGGCAATCGTGTATGCTGCTTTCCTTGTAACAGAATGACAATGGACTGAGTTATGTTTCTCAACCCAGTCCGCCAGTTCATGTAGTTGTTGGATTAGTTCTTCGTGTTTGTCTCTCATGCTTCCTCAATAAACTTGATTAAATCAGTAGGCTTCACCATGATAAACTTTTCATTGCCATACTTTTCAGCAATCTTTTTGACAACAGACTTCTTCGCTGTATTAAGGACCTCATTTTTATATTCTTCTGCTTTTTGAGTGATATAGGATATATGTTTTTTTAGAGAAGCAACCTCATCCTCATACTTTGCCCTTTCAGCACCTCGGAAGTTCTCTTGAAATCCCAACCAAAAGTCACGAATAGCCTCTTCACGACCAATGCCATGTGGAATAGTAAGAACACCTGTATCAAGATTTATCTTTACTTGACCGTGAGAAGTCATAACCGTTAGTTCACTAGCCGTAGTCGAAGGAGCACCAACAATAGAACCAGACGCTCCGACAGCGCCGTGAGGATATGGTATAGAAGTAATATATGATCCTGGTGGCCTTGTTATATTACCAGTGACCGTAGCATTAGCGTCTTCTACTGCTTCGTCCCAAAGGTCTCGTGAACTGCCCATTATTCTATCACCTCAAAAATATGCCAAACAAGAGTCATTAGACCGCTCTGTTGAACTGTGCCGACATAAACATAATGCTTTCTTTCATAGTCAAGCATTTCATATCCTGTACCAAAGACATGAAACACATACTTGCGCTTTTGTTTCTTGGGATTGACGATAGCCCAGATTACAGGAATACCACCTTGCATTTGTAAGGATAATATCTCTGCGTTTCTGGGCATCTCGACCTCGGTCACCATATTGTGATATATTTCTGTACCAAGTGGATACTTGTATATCATTTTCATAATATAAACCTCGTTGTGTTAGATACGGGCAGCCTGGAAATGCATACCGTCAGGGCGACGCTGCCAATCACCGCCCCAAATCCATCCTTCTTCTTTGAAGGCCTTGACGATTAGAGAGTTATCAGTGAAAGAATGCTTATTATATCCTGGCTTTCTACCAAGAGCATTATAAGGGGCAGCGATATCGATGGCAACACCAAAAGCATGGGTAGATAGCGAAGAACCGCCACGCATGTTACGAATGTTCCATGAACCAGAAAAGATATGTAGTTGCTGTGCCTTGATTTTGTCATAGTCACGACCATTCTCGTCCCACACATATGTAAGAACACGAACAAGAGAGTCGGCGCAACTTCTATTCATCCATGTTTTAGTAATCTTAATATCGTCCATCCACATTGTATATGGTAGATTTACCTGAACCATATTCTTTCTGAATGCTCCACCATAATCAGGTGTGCCGAACTTCTTACGCAACTCTGACTGTAATGGCCATACGTTCTTCTTTAGTTTACCTACAGTAGCAACCTTAGCGTCAGCAACTGTATTGGTAACGTCAACGAATTTTGTTTCGTCGGCATCTTTTACTGCCACTTCTGTGGTGTATAGTTTGCCGTCGAAAACGAATGTTTCTTTACCTGCTTTTCTTGCGGCACCAAATGCCTCTTTGAATGTTTTAGCCATGAATATACTCCTGTTACTCGCATCAAAAGCGAGGGTTCAGGATTATATATGTCACTTCTTATGTTCTCTATAGTGTTCACCACATGTCCGACGATATCCATTTTCGCTTGGCCATCCGCATCCTGCATTCTTGAAACAACCTGGTTCATCACACATATTAAGAAGAGGCTTTAGCGATTCAATCTTTTCTTCTCTGACCTTTGCTTTGATAGCATCCATGTTATCAATATCAAACTCATTAGAGATAGTCATACCATCATCACATAGAGGGGCATATGCTTCTGGTCCGAAACCAAGACGATTATAGATTAGATATCTGTAAGAACCACCTTCACGGGCATGATCCACAATATGTTTCATTACCCATCGAGTGACGGCAAGTTTCAATTTAGATGGACATTTATCTGCCATTTCATCAAGATCATTATGGGAGTCTAGCATCATCTTATCCAGTTCTTGACTTGCTTCCCACCAAGTCATTTTGTTTTCGTCAGTCATTATCTTCCTCAATCAGTTTGCGGCAACGGTTTTTCCAATCGTCACGCTGCCACATGGCTTTATCGTGTGATAGTTCATGATAGTCATTGGCAATAAACTGAACCAACTTCTCATACTTTTGAAGTCGGTTGATTTCTTTTTCTTGTTTTGAAACATAGATATCATGATTTAGTTGATCAATGCTCATTCCATCACCTCATAGTCTCCACCATCACAGGTATAGATTACTCGTTTCAGACCAAACTCGGCGATTGCTCTTTGACAACCGATACAAGGTTTAGCCAGACCCCAAACAACATTTCGGGCAAACGGTTGCTCTTTCTTTACTCGCACAATATACAGTTCGCATTTGGTGAGATGATCAACCTCAACCTCACGGAGAGCATTCTTGATTGCTGCTACCTCACTATGAAGGAAAATGGCGTGTTGATTTTTGGAATATTTCGCTGCCATCGGATGAGACTTCATACTATTCATTCCGATGGAAACAATACGATTACGAAAAACAATAGCGGCCGCAAACTTTTCCGCAGGATGCGGATTAGCAGCGGCCACCTTTGTCAGGGTTTTGAGGATTTCCTTATTCACATTTTTCATTCTGTCATTATAGCAAAGAAAGGTCGTTATGTCAATACGGGATACTTATTGACAATCTTTCCTTTAACAACGGAAACTGTTGCAGGAATAGGATCGCCGATATCGTTTCCTTTCCATCTCCACTTGATTTGAACAATTCCTACACCACGGGCGTGCCATGCTCTCCAGCCAGCCGTCTTGTTACCAAATGTCTGATCGTATTCAATTTCGATAACGTCGGTGTAACCGTTGAATAGATTATACTGATTACAAAACTTTACTCTTTGTTTTCCTGGAGTTGGTAGTTCGAACTTTGTTGAGTTAACAGGATCAATCATGAGATCAACGGTAAATTCATCACCAATGTTTTGAATACCGCCCCAAAGTATTTCCTTACCTTTAACAAACGCTGTAGTTCTATACTTTGTCCAGAACTGATATGGATAACGTGGATAGATATCCGCCGTCTCGGTTACACCTTTTTCGCCAAGATAGTCCATGACCCATGTAGCGGTCCACTTGTTATCGTGATAGTCTTCTTGATAGTAGTGACGATTATCACCTGCGTTCCATACCATGAATGAATAGGGTTTGCCGTCAGCGCCATTGCCAAAATTGTGTATTGATAGATTGCCCGCAATTGGTCTAGGCCAGTAATCTCTGAATAGAAAAGCCATCACTTTTCTCCTTTATGTGGCCCCCATTTTCCTAGAGGACAAGCAGCACTGGGCCATAATGCTTTTGCTTTCATGAAACAACCGCATTCTCTACAGCGGCTTATTGCTTCAACATATCTAGGGCATTCTTTACATATGCTTAGTCTTTGTTCCGCAATTTCTCGGTTTTTTGCAAATGATGTTTCGATCTTTAGCATACGAGTATTTAGCAAGAAAAAGAGGAGCATTTCTGCTCCCCTCTCCGTTAACGTTGAATATGTATGTGATTAAAGTGGCCAGCTACTCGCCACAGCACGGTGTATCCTGCTGCCCTGGCTCGTGCGGCAACAGCATCAAATCTAGCTCTGGTTGCTCTACTTGACGCTTCATTAACACCACGCCCGATGTTCACATCAATTGCTCTTCCAGCATAATGTGCCCAACCATGATGGACATGATGAACGCCTCCAAATGCAGGATGTTCTGATACTCTTAGTCCAGAAGCCTGGAGCATTCTACCGTATGAAGCGATAGAATTAGAAACATTACCTACATAGTGACGCTTATATGTGTGATAACGGTTAGCATGACGAATAGGAGCACGAATACGAGGCGAAACGCCCCATGAACCGTCCTGAGTACCAAGAATATTATCTAGAAGATTATGTTCCTGGACCTCTGTCTGAGCCAGATTTCTTGCTTCTGCGGGTACCGCAAGAGCAAGTACCGTAATGAAAGCAAATAAAATCTTTTTCATAATAGTACCTTTCTGTTAGATACGACCACGCACAATATCACGATAACGAAAGATGAAGGAAATGTGAGATTGTTTTAGGAAAAAGAACCTGACGAGGTCGTATAGGAGTGAAATGCCGTTGCTGGTACATTCGCAGTCAACGGCTATAAACGCTAGGCAATATGACTGCCTAGCGAATAAGTATTTAGCATATAAATGTGTTCACATTATGAACGCAACTCTGGAAACTTGTCAGCACAAATAGATGCTGCCCATGCTTCTGGCTTTACTCTAGGCGTAACTCCTGTCATGCCTTTGATATAGCCAACTGCTTCACTAATAACACAGGACGAACCATGCTTTAGATTTGGATTGATATCGATGTGAACCTGGCACTCTCGGTCACCGATAACTTCCTCTAGATCCAGATAAAGTTGAGCAGCCTTCATAACCTCGGTCATCAAGCGAACTCGTGGCTTATCCTTCTTCTGATCGTAATCACGCTCGGTTGTAATCTCACCAAAGACTTTAGCACCGTGCTTACCGTCCTTATGAACTACTACAACCACCGCATAGTCAGCAAACCAAACACCACCACGACGATGGCGTTCCGAGTCAGAACCAATATAAATCTTGGTAGACTCCGAGGACTCTGCAATGAACTCTCTTACTTCGTCTAGATCCAGTTTCTTACGCATGATTAGTCTCTTTCTACATATCGCTCCCTAATCTTCTTTGGAGCGAAAAACTGATTTACAGTTTCTAGCACCTTCACGGTTTCAAAGGGTTTACACGAGAAAACATCCATATAAAAGTTTCCACTATCATCACAGAAATGTGCGACGATGTTGGATGTTTCGATTAGCTGCACCAGTGTGTAGCCTTGCTTATCATCTTCACCAAAGTGAATGACTTGCGGTTCACCATATGCCTTCATATCAATACGATTTACTAATGTTTTGGCAAAAGCGGTGATGTTCTTTGCATCGGTGATTAGTTCTTTGTCCGCATCATAACAATCTAGAATAAGATGATAACCCCACGCCATTTAGATATCCTTCTGCTTTCCCTTTTGCATTTCGTAGGCCTTTACTAGACCCTGTAGTGTATCAGGATTGTATGTAACATCTTTCATAAATGCGAGCATACAGGTATTATCTTCTGTCTGTGCGGTGATAACAATATCCTGACCCGAAATCCAGATGTTCTCGACAACATTATCCTTGTTTGTCATATTCAGTAGATGATAGAAGCCTTTTTCACTCATCATCTTTACAGCACTCTCGGTCTTTTCACAGACAATCTTTTCTCCTGTAACAGGTTCATCTTTCTTGGTAGGAGCACCTAGAGAGGCAGACCATGTAAAAGGAAGAGCAAGTAGACCGAGTGTAAGACCGCTAATAATAAACTTTTTCATTTCATTCTCCAAATGGTGCCGGTAGCAGGAATCGAACCCACGACCTGATGATTACGAATCAACTGCTCTACCTACTGAGCTATACCGGCATTGATTAGTTTTTAGTTGACCACTTATTAGATATCTGCTTGACGATATCATAAACTACAGAAACGATAAACACAGTTCCTGAAAGAATCATGATACTAAGCCAAGTTAGTAACGACAACATAACTGTCGCATACCAATAAACGTACCACTCATTCACTAGAATATATTCCATGCTCTCCTCAATAGCTTAGATGGATCATGTTTTGATATGATACCAAAGGCGGAGCATCATCTGCCTTTGTCTTGGCTTTCAAGATATACTTTCTAGCCTGATCTGTTAACAACCGATCAAAGCCATCAGGAATATGTATTCCCTCCACCAGATCGATATCATTATAGTATTGAGCACCGAAAGTATTTAGAAACTTAGCGGTTGCTTCTTTCTTATCCCTAGCATCGAGGATCATAATCGCACGTTTATGACCTTCGTTAGGGATATTCTTTTCTAGTGTCAAGGTGTAGTAGCACATTAGACGATCACCAATCAAATACGTCCTGTTCGATTACACGGGCACCAGGACTATTGCGAATGATAATCTGCTTACGCTGATATACTCGTGGAGCCGGTTCATAATAGCCACCATAATATGGACCGTAGTATGGCTGATTACTAGCAGCGATAGCACCAGCAATAGCACCTACTGCTAGTCCTGCAGCAAGAGCGGCTGCACCGTAACCATAGCCGCCGTAACCCCAACCTCCGTAGAAACCAGGATAGTAACCGCCCCAAAACTGGGCTTTAGCTGGTGTAGCTGCGGCTAGGGAAAGACCAAGAACTGCGACAAGAGCAATAGACAACTTTCTCATGTTTTCTCACCTTCAGGTAGGAGCCCCACGGAAATTCCGTGGGACCAATGTTCATTATTTAGTGTGTCTGTTTACCAGCCTCTGGTACTGCTAGATAGCCTGGATAGTATGCGTTAGTGGTAGGATGATTACAAGCTACATGTAATCCACGAAGACCGCTCTTTAGATTGGTATCAGGAATCACAGACGCAGCACTACCGTATCCATACTTTTCAAAACTATCAGTGTTATATTCTACAGCATTAGCAGAGGATGTCAATACTAAAACTGTTAGTAGTGGAATAATCTTATTCATTCCTTTTCCTTTTCAGTTGCGCTTCCCATTAGGCGAAGCATCCGTTTCAATTGTGCAATGCACAATCATTAGTATATAGCATTTTCTAGATTTGTCAATCAGAAATATTCACCGAACACAAAGTTTAATGTGATGCGTGGACCACCTTTTCTAGGGATAGATGATGTATGACATTGTGTCAGTGGGAATAATACTGACTTACCTTTTTCTGGCGGAATCCTTAGCTGATTTGTAAAGTTTCCTTTAAATCCTTCGGGACCATAACGCTTATGAACATAGTCGTAATGCTCATTAAACATAAAAGTATCACCATCAGCATCATTGACAAAGTAGAGAAAAGTTTCTCCCCGGAAGTTATCTTCTGAATTGTCTATGTGTGGAGGATGATGAAAGTCTTCTGGATATGATCCGTCTTTCGTGTAGAGATTGGCTTTGATACGCCAAACACGATTTTGAAAACGTCTACCTTGGTGACGTTCAAGAGCCTCGATGATCGGCTGACAAATCAACGGATAATAATACTCCGAATCAATCTTACCGCCATAGAAAAACATATGACCAAAGAAAGATGTGTTTAGTGTTCGATTATCATTGAACATATCATATGTTGCTTCACTATTGAAGTACCACGGAAATGAAGTTTTTAACATAGTATGTTCAATTTCATTTTGCTTTTCTTTTGAGAGAAGGTCTTTAATAATTTCCATGATATAACTCTCTAGTGTTTGGTGCTTCATAGGAGTATCGATCTCCTTTTTCCCGCTTGAGAGGCGGGTGTCCTAGCCAGTAGACGAATGAAGCATATTGGTGGACCTGGACGGAATCGAACCGCCGACATTCTGCTTGCAAAGCAGACGTTCTCCCCCTGAACTACAGGCCCGTATAACTATCTAGTTTAGTCTTTCAACGGAGATATTTGAAGTGCTACCCATGCCAATAGCCCTTGCAGCACCATAAGAAAGATCAAGAGAACGACCCCTGACAAATGGTCCTCTATCGTTGACCACAACTGTAACACATCCATGATGACATACTCTCAAATGAGTGCCGAATGGATAACTGCGATGTGCGGCTGTGTATCCATGAGGATTGAAAAGTGCGCCCGAGGCGGTGTGTCTTGAAAGGTGTTCTCCATGCCCATAAAATGAAGCGACCATATGACTGCTTCCATGATTAGAATGGCCCCAAGAAGCAGTCCAATCATCATTACCACCGTCGTTAGCATTCTGTGGAACTGTGTGTCTTGCATGTTTACTCTTTCTCATTCTTGCTTGTGGAGGCGATTGATCGCCAAAGATACCACCGAAAAAATCGGTAACAGGGTCGGCCATTGCCGAAGTTGTAAGTGTAGCAAAAACGACTGCGGTTGTCAAGAACTTATTCATAATATATCCTTTAGTGTTGGATCAGGGACCTGGATTCGAACCAAGAAATACGGAGTCAGAGTCCGTGGTTTTACCTGTTAAACTATCCCTGAAAATTTCATTATATAACTTTGGATTTTTTCCCTAAGTGTTGAGTGAAACTCATCTACCCATTTCAGCATAAGTGGATGATTATCATCTTCCATGATTTCTCTAAGAGAAACTTTCACCTTGTTCATAGTGTATTCCTTACAACAAAAAGGCTCGGTTTTATCTGTATCTTGCCCTTGGCATAAGCAGCATACGCAACTTAATCGTGCCTTGCTTATGTTGCCAGCAACAGACCGGGCGACCGAAACCGGTATTTGGATCGGGGTCTAGGACTCGAACCCAGACAGTCGGTTCCAAAGACCGACGTTCTACCATTAAACTAACCCCGAATAAACTGGTGGACGAGGGGGAATCGAACCCCTATAACCTAGGATGCATCCTTGCTCTCGCCCGTAATTTGGTAGGGGACCCCGGTAACGATCCGGGCCAGCACATAGGCTTGAGTTTTACAGACCCCTTGGCGTCCTTAGCCAAATAGTCCCCCATATTGGTTGTCCCTACTGGTAACGATCCAGTGTCTATGTGTTATCAGCACATTGCTCTACCTTTGAGCTAAGGGACAATAACTCTAAAACTCTAAACGCTGCTGGTTACACTCAAAAGTATACCAGCCTTCGGCACGAAACGCATCGATAATCCGATGCCGATCTTCGAAGATCGCACCGACTTCATAAGCAGGATGCCGCTGTAACCAATTCTTGATAATACGCACCTTGATAAGGTCATCGTTTTCACGATTACCAGCAGGACGCATATACAGGTCTTCGTCACTAACCTTATACTTGATATGACGATTTAGCCACTGTAAACTGACTTCCCGAAATCGTTCATCCCGAGCAGTAACAAAGATTACCTTATTTCTTCCGTCTACATAATGTGACACAAGAGCATGAAGGATATCCATCACTGGCTGATAAGGTTCGTCCTTGATTTGATCGGCAAAGAATGCGTCCCAGTTCTTTTTACCACCACCGTTGATATGATGCCAACGATGATGGACGTTAGCAAGCGTTCCGTCAATATCAAAAATCCAAACCTTATTCATTCCGTTTTCCTTTCTCATTATGTCTAATAATAGCACACCCGAAACGGAATGTCAAGTCTTTTTTCGGTCAAGCCAGTTAGATAGGATTCTATCCACTGTTTGGTCGTCTATATGATAGTAAACAAAGTCACATCCGAAAACTATTCTATCCTGAACACTTTCATTTGGTGTTGTCCAATGATCTATATTGGAAGGAAAAATATACACTTCACCTTGCTTTATATTCTTTGGATTAGGATCGTCGGCAACATATAATTGCCCAGAGTCTTCTTTACTCTGTAAGTAAAATACGGACGTAAACAGATTATCGAATGTTATATGTTTATGGGCACTAATGAATGTTCCAGGAGGATAGACATTTACCCAACACATGACAGTCGTTAGATGATCTTTGTCTAAGCCGTTTTCAACGGCATAATCTTTTGCTGTATTCAAAACAAAATCTAAAGGTTCTTTAAACTCCGGCAACTTATCCAATCTACGGCCTACAGGATTATTGAAGTGTGCTGTGGTGTATCCTGTCAAACAACCTTCTGGATTGTTTTTGCTATCATAACCTACTAAATCATATATTCTTACTTTTAGTCGATCACATAAGTTTAATATGTTACCAGAGTATTGTCTTCTCATTGTTCCATTGTTCTACCGTATTATATCTTTCATTTAGAAAGTCGATGTAAATATCTCTCTGCGTTGTCATGATATCTGTTAGAGTTGTTTCATCAATATTCGGAAACTTTGTCTTTAGTGTGGTCATCACAAGCTGACTAAGTTCTCTATTGACTTCTTCTGAAATTATTACTTTACTATTGGCCTTGTCTGAAATGACGATCATCTAAAAGACTCCTATGCGAACTTGATCGTTCAACATTATATTTATGGTGCTGCCGGAAGGAATCAAACCTTCGACCTTTCCCTTACCAAGGGAATGCTCTATCACTGAGCTACGGCAGCGGCCGCCCTGGTACTGGCACCAGGTAACGATCCTAGTCTACAAGATCCACAATCTCGTGTGCTACCTTTACACTATGCCAGCATATATTGGTGCCCTCGGTCGGATTCGAACCGACACTGTATTGGGTTTGAGCCAACTGCCTCTGCCGATTGGGCTACGAGGGCATAACTGGTGCGTTCTCTTAGAATCAAACTAAGTCCTTCTGTGCTTCAAACAGGCGTGCGGATCACCTACACCAAGAACGCAAATTGGTGCCCCTCCTCAGATTCGAACTGAGAACCTTCTGATTCTAAGTCAGACACCTCTACCAGTTGGGCTAGAGGGGCATAAATGGTGCGGGCTGATGGAATCGAACCACCGACACTCGGTATGTAACACCGATGTTCTACCTCTGAACTAAGCCCGCATAAAACTGTGCCAGACATTTCTTCCAACAGGGGACTGGCTAACCTGCTGTGTCCTAACGGGGACGCCGTTGATGGAAGGCACAATTGGCGGATGGCTGATGTGTCGATCACCATGCCTTTACAGGCACCCTTCGCTTTCGAGGCGAGGACAGAGGCCGCTCTGCTTAACCATCCATTGAATTGGCGGAGTAGTAGGTATCCGACACCTATTCCCTTTCGGGAACCATCCGCTTTCCAAGCGGTGCAGACTCCTTGCCTGTTACTTACTCCGAATTGGCGGAGAGTATAGGATTCGAACCTATGGAACCGTATTAGGGTTCAACCATTTAGCAAACGGCCGCTTTCGACCACTCAGCCAACTCTCCATATTATATGTTATACATCTATACTAATACCAAACTGCTTCATTACGATAGCGACGGCAGCATCAAATGCTTCTTCAAACTTTTCTCTATTATCAATTCTTTCAAATAAAAGAATTTCTATCATCTTATCAACAGCTTCTTTTTTAGTCTCTTCTGTAATCTTAAACATAGTTATACCTCATTGGCTCATTAGAATGTTAATATCACTCACTATAAATCCTATTACAACAGCGATAACAAAAAACACGACAAGTCTAAAGATTGCTTGGCGTTTTAGATATTCTGTATCCATATCTATGTCACTTTCGTAAATGGTCTAGGTGGCTGGACTTGAACCAACAGCCTTCCCGCCCCAAACGGGATGCTCTGCCAATTGAGCTACACCTAGATAAAACTGGCGAAGGTGAGAGGATTTGAACCCCTACTAACGGGTTTGGAGGCCGTTGTGCTACCGTTACACTACACCAACATCAAACATATCTCTTTGGTTTTCTCGCAGAGTTATGTCTATTCTTTGCTGCGTATGTATGAGTTTGTGAATGACAATTAGGACACAAGAACTGAAGGTTATTCATTCTATTATCATCATTCACACCATTTATATGGTCTAACTGTAAAACGATTTTCTTACCGTTCCAGTTGTCATCCATACCACATTCATGGCACACATACGGGATCATTTCTTCTTTTATGATCCGTTCTTTTAACCTATGTCTCGGATATGTAGAGTTTTCTACAAATACCTCTTCATTAGTTTTCTTTATACCGTATTTGTTTCTTGCGACCATTGGTAGGTACCTCCTACCCTTATTTAGTAAAATGCGGTTCTCTGAACCACTTTACCAACATTGGATGCGGACCCATGAGTCGAACATGGCTCTCTTGCTTATGAGACAAGAATGGTCTCCGGACCACCTGACCGCAATAAACTGGTGCTGATAGTTGGAATTAAACCAACCTTAAACGCCTTATGAGAGCGCCTCGACATCTTGCCGACCTACCAGCGAATAGCAGCCACGCTTTCTTATAGTGGTGACGGGCTTCCACTACTGGTACACACCTCGATAGGCCTAGGAACCATCGATTAGTAATCCAGCGACCTGGACTCCACGACAGGATTCGAACCTGCATTTGCATCCAGTTACCTTACTCTTCGTTCGTAGCGAAGGTGGATACGTGGAGATAAATCTCGCAGGGAGTTACTACCATCTCCCAGCCACTATTTCGTTGTGGCAGATTTGCCTGGATAAGACGATGCGCTAAGACGGACGTTTAGGTTGCCGCCACCTATACCCATACCACACAGCGCACCCGTGTAATATGGTAGCCCAAGGTATCCAACTCCTCGGACGAGTAATGGAGCGGACGGATGGAATCGAACCATCGACTGTACCTTGGCAAGGTACCGTTTTACCATTAAACTACATCCGCAATAAAAAGATAAACTAGTGCAGGATCAAACTGCATAGTGTTGACTACCTCGTTTCAATCTGCTTAGAGGCTCTATGGAGTATTTCAACTCTTTACCCACCTATTTCTCTCTCGAAGAGATACCTAGTTTATCTATAAAAAAGATACATCATGCAGAAGTCTCTAATCTCGCCGTCAATGACGACATAACATATGACCTCGGTGCTCCGATATGTCCAGAATATGATGTATCTATACTGGAGCGGCAAGTGGGAGTCGAACCCACGCTAACAGGGTGGAAGCCTATTGTGCTACCGTAACACTTCTGCCGCATATTGGAGGATCCGGTCGGGCTCGAACCGACAGCCTTGGGATTAAAAGTCCCTTGCACCACCTATTGTGCTACGGATCCATAAATGGTAGACCGTGCAGGGTTCGAACCTGCGACAAGCCGATTAAGAGTCGGCTGCTCTACCAACTGAGCTAACGGTCCATATACTATACAAATGGCGACCGTGATGGGGATCGAACCCACCTAAACTTGTTAGACAGACAAGTGGTTTCCCCAGAAACCTACACGGCCATTATTGGTCACCCCTACGGGTTTCGATCCCGTTTCTACTGCTTGAAAGGCAGTTATCCTAGCCACTAGACGAAGGGGCGGTAATTGGCTCCGGATTGGGGAATCGAACCCCACTAACCAGTGATTAACAGTCACGTCCATGCACCTTGCTCGGATTCTCCGGAATAATACTCTTAGAGAGATGTAGGTTTACTATGTCAGTCATTCTGATAGTTGCAATCCAGAGCAGAACCTATTGTGACACAAGGTTTGGGCATCAGTTTTATTGGCGCCTTGCCCGCACGAGCCTACATCTTTCTAAGAGTATTGGAGGTGCCGATGGGAGTTGAACCCACATAAAACGGTTTTGCAGACCGCCCCGTAACCATTCCGGGCACGGCACCTTATACAATCCTGATTCAATTGTCAAACAGCGGTTGATTAGGCAATCTTATACTCTTTGAACTTACGCTGGATACAAACGGTACCCTGCGTTTTCAACCGAGCATAATCACGAAATGCCGAACCATCTTTATTATGATATTCCTTGCGATAGTTTACACGACCATTATGATCGGTAACTTCTACCACCCAGAAATAGTCTCGTTTCACGGCTTCATCTTTCATTCCGTGTCTCCTTGTTTCATCGTTTGAGTATTATACACGACTCAAACAGGAAGTCAAGAACTTTTTTTTAGGAAAAAGTGAGACATTCCGTCGCACTCTGATTTCCTGTTTCCCTCTTTCGTTTCATCGTTCGCATACTATATAGCATCAAAAACAGGAAGTCAAGAACTTTTTTCAGAAAAAAGTGCGTCAGGTTGTCGCACCGTGTTCCTGTCTCTCTGTTTCGTCCCACCGTTCACGTAATATAGTCCAAACGGATTCAGAAGTCAACCACAAAAAACTGCGATAGAATGACGCACCCTTATTCTATCGCTTCTATAGAGTAGGCAGTCTGTTTACATTTATACCAATCTTGTAGGCCTTCGTCACACTTCAAATGTAGTTGCCACTGCATTTCAGACATTTGACCAGATAGATAACACTGATAGAGCAGTTCAAAGTTTTCCATGTCATACTCCAAAGTTGGTAGGGGTGCCAGGTAACGCTCCTGGTCGAGAACGGTAATCGGCCGCTAAAGGGTTTATAAGTCCCTCTTGTGTCTTACACCCACCCCCATAAATGGCGGTCCCAGAAGGATTCGAACCTTCAACCTACCGCTTAGAAGGCGGTTGCTCTATCCTGTTGAGCTATGGAACCAATCTTTATTGTCTAAGTAGTATATAGGCACCGGAACGGAATGTCAAGCACTTTTTTTGAATTTTTTTATCTTTTTTCGGAACTATTCCGCAAACTCTGCTAAGAATGCCTCATTTATATCTGGTTTCGGTACCTTTGTCAAGATAAATCTTGGAGTGAATCCTGCAAAGCCACCACCGTTGTCTAGAAAGGTAGCGTATTCCTGTGCGTCATCTTCAAAGAAAAACTCGGCGACTACACTGTTGGTTGATTCCTCAAACACAAGCCAAAGAAGTTCGTCGTTATTATTGAACTCAGGATAATATGTATAGAGTTTTTTCATACTTTTAAGCCCTTGAACTTGTTAGTATTAGATTTGTTGAATGTTGGCTTTGGAGCAACTTCTTCCTGTCCTGAATCAGCCAAGTCCTGTGCCGATGATTCAACATCATACAACTTCATTCGTGCTTTGTCAACACCAATAACAAATCTTTTGTTGATTCCTGGATCGTTGTATCGGTTCTTCAACTGCTTTACCATAATCTGGTTCAACTGTGAGAGTTGTTCCGTTACGACAAGCGCCACGAAGAAGTCTGCCGTTGCTGGTAGACCAAAGGACTCAGATGTATCTTCCATGCCTGGATCGGTAGATGTGTAACCACTTCGGGTCAACTGTGTTGCTGACCAGATTGGCACATTGAACTCGACTGCTAGACCTCGAAGTTCTTCGGCAATCGCTTTAACGTAGGTATAACTATTAACACCATTACCAGGCTTGATACGGGATGACGCACAAATATTGAGATAGTCGACCATGATAACATCTGGTACGAATCCTTTCTTGAGGTTTAGTTCGTTTAACAGGGAACGAAAATGAATAGTTGATGCTGTTGCAGTGGCATACTCTTTGATGATAAGTTTACCATTTGTCTTCTGCTTTAGATTGGCAATCTTCTTATCATACAAATCTTTCGGCAAAGCCATTAGATCATCAAACGTAATGTTCATTAGATTAGCATCAATACGCTTGGCAACTTCTTCTTCGGCTAGTTCTAGTGTGATATAAAGAACATTCTTGCCCATGGTAAGATAACTAGAAGAAAAATGACAAAGAGTAAGAGATTTACCACCACCGACACCACCCATAACGACATTAAGAGTTTTTCTCGGAACTCCATTCTTTGTAATCTTGTTAAAGAAATCAAGGTCAAATCTAAGGCGTTCTTCAACACGGTGATAATGCTCATATCGTTCATTCGTTTGTTCTAGATAATCGTGACCAACATTCGGATCAAAAGATATAGCCAAAGCATCAGACAACAGAGAAGGTATAGCGCCCTTAGAGAGTTTCCCTCGTCCATTCATAATCTCCAATGATTGTGTGATAGCGTTATAGATTGCTTTCTCTTGACAGAACTTTTCTGTGGAATCAACAAGCCATTGCTCGTTTGTTGACTCCTCATCTTTCTTTAGTTCTTTGAGAGTTTCCTGAATACTCTTGATGGTATCATCGGTACCACCACGAATGTTATCAATCTCAATAGAAAGAGCATCAAAGGTTGGTTGCTGATTATACTTGAGGATGAAGTCGGCAACTTCTTTGAAAAGCAGCCGATCTTCCTGATTAGAGAAATAATCCTCACGAAGGAATGGAAGAACCTTCCTCGTGAAGTCTTCCTTCTGTATCAGATTCTTGAGGATTATTTGTTCCAATCTCATTCGTTTCAGCATCTCCCAAATCTAGCAACATAGCATTTAGTATAAGTCCTAAGGTGTGATTGAACTTTTGGTTCTTTCGTAAAGTCACCATAGACAAATCATTTGTTTTGATAATCTCGTAATCATATTGTAGGCGAGGAATATCATCCTCGCCCACCTTGAAAGTAACTGTTGTATATCGATATACGACACCAACAAACGGTTCAATCTTTAGCTCAATAGGAACTGTTGAGCCGGCTTCTTTGGCATCAAACAAGTCATCTCTAAAAACGTAATCAGTCGCCGCTTCCATCTTCTACCTCCTCAACCTCTTCCGTTTCATTATACTTTCCATACATGAAGTCTGATTGACACCCTTCATTTATAGCATCTAAAATCTCTTTTGTAAAGAACTTTTCTGGGTTCTTTTTGATTTCTTTTTCAAATGCTTTACGTCCATCAGGAAACTCATATCGAGTTGATACCTTATTGACGATACCATATCGTTCTGCCAAATCTAGCAAACCATAATATCTATCAAGTCCTGATGTATAATTTAGCCATGTCTCAACCTTCTTATCTTCAATAGTCATACGAGACTTCTTGAGATGTGCGGTGATTACGGCACCGGTGCGACCGTTATCGTCGTCTAGTGTCTTGTCTTTCTTCTTTGATAGGAAGATGATTGTTGATGCAGCATACTCTAGACCAGAACCACCACCCATCTTCTTCATTGGAACATATGCACCAACAACGTCATAAACGTGATTGGTGACGATTAGTGGAACTTTAGCCTTACCAAGTTTCAATGTAAGAACACGAAAGGCACCACGAACCAACTGGGCTCGTGTCATGTCTCTTGTGTCTTTACCATCGGCAATGTCTTGCATTTCTTTATCTGTAGAAAGATTGCCAAGAGAATCGAGAACAAACAACATCGGTGGCTTATCTTTGCCTTCTAGATATCTATCTAGGATCTTTACCGCTTGCGTTCTAAACTCCTGCACCGTAGCCACAGGAACAATGCCAACACGCCTTGCGTCAATGCCACGATCAGTAATGAACTGCTTGGAAATAGCGGACTCTGACTCAAAGTAAAATACAAAGCCATCTGCATTATCTTCTAGAAACTGTTTCACCACATTCAACGCATAAAAGGTCTTACCAACAGAAGGCTCACCGGCAAATGCTGTAACCTTGTTCTGCGGTAGACCTCCATAGATTGAACCTGAAAGCAAAGCATTCATAGCATATGATCCTGTGCCAATGAAACCTGACACATCGCCTGCCGCTACACCATCGTCCACGATGCCTGCGTATTCGTTATTTGTTTCTGCTAATAGTTTATTGAAAATGTCTGACATAAGAATCTCCTTTTTTGTCAGTAGTCACCTAACAATCTCGTTAGGCAACTTCTTTGAAGTGCTTTTGTAATTCTGGTGATAGTTTTTCAAATAGGTCACCACCAACACCTACTCGAACAATCTTTGCTAGTTCAACAATATTGTTCGGAGTTATTCCGTCTTTAGGCGCAAATTCATAAAGACGAGCAGGTGAGTGTTTATGGTGATCGTCTTTTTTAGTCTTCGCCATGATAGATCCTTTCTTTTAAAAAATCGTATGTAGTTGGACATTTTGAAGCTATATAATCCCATAGCTCTTTCTTTGCGTTTAGTCGTTTGGTTATAACATCAAACTCCTCGGCAAGATTCACATTTGATGCATTCATTGCATGGATAAAATGCATATCTGTTGAGAAGTAATTTAGTCCTGTTGCAATAGCATTCAAGCCATCATCACCAAATCGTGTAGTGTTATACTTATAATCAAAAGCTGAAATGAATGACTCGTTTCTAGATACTCCTCTTTGAAGCGACTTATCAACATCACAATAGTCTCTTCTACCAACATCTTTCCAATACTCTGTATCGGTTCTGTGTGATAGGGCATAATGCAACGCAACAAACTGTGAAAAGCCATCAAACATTGTTCGACATGACCAGTTGTAACTATTGCGATCATATTCTGAAACAAGATGTTCATCTTTGTCTCTATCGATTGCACGAAGCAATCTAACAAGAAACATATGAACACTAAACAATCCATTGCTTTCTAGAGGTTCGATAAAGCCCGCTGACAAACCAATAGCTGCAACATTCTTCACCCAAATACGATTATGAATACCGGCTCTAAATTTGATGTTATGAAAATGTTGATCTTCTTTTAACATTCCATATTTGTTTAGATGATCCTTGAACTCTTGCAAGGCACCTGCATCATCGATGTATCTGTCAGAATACACATAGCCCATACCCATACGGCTCCACAATGGAATACTCCATACCCAGCCGTTTTCTATTGCATGACAATCAGTCCAAGGAACAATCTGTTTCTTTTTATCAATGTATGGTACTTGTGCGGCCCAGGCAGAATTGTTAGGTAGAATGTCATGATATGAGATGAAAGGTTCATGCAACGCTTCACCGAGAATGATTGATCTAAAACCTGTGCAATCGATATACAAATCGGCGGTGATCTCTTCACCACTATCAAGTATTAGTTTTTCTACACCGTCTTCGTTTACTGGAATGTGTCTGACTTTACCTTGAATATACTTAACACCCCTTGGAATAGCATACTTCTCACGCAACCAAACACCAAACTTGGCAGCATCAAAATGAAACGCAACATCATTGTGAAAATTGTAACCAGGTAAAATCGATTCACTTGTCATTCTATTAGCGTTCACCAATGACATGATAGGATATACATTATCCGCATAGTCGGAGATTGGTGTTTCTGGATGCAGAAATTTCTTTAGATACCAGTCATTCTTTGCATATGTGTTTCCTGTGATATCAACACCGCCAAAGGGATAATGAAAGGTTCCTGAACCCTTCTTATAAAAGTCTGTGAAGCTAATAGACATCTTATAAGTCGCATTACACTCTCTCATAAAGTCTGTGTCTTTAATGCCGAGTAGACGCATCCATTCATTGATAAACCCAAGTGTGGATTCACCGACGCCGACTGTAGGCGTATTAGGATCTTCAATTAGAACAATCTCACGATTATCTAATCTTTGAATGAGCGTGGCCGCTGTCATCCAACCAGCAGAACCACCTCCGACGATAACTATTTTATTAATTGGTTTACTCATGAGAAGAAGTCCTCCAAACTTGCGCTTCGTTCTGGCTTCCAGCCAATAGCACCAAGAATGATGATAAGTGGATCTAGAAATGCCTTTTGAAACTGTAGATTATAATCTATATACTTATGCAAGTCAAATTCTTTCGGTATATTACCTTGTGGAAAAGCTATGATGTTTGATTGAACTGTATTAGGTTCTTTCAGATGAATGAACTTGATCTTTTCACCCGACAGGATTAGTGGATACTTAGAAGTAAGATTATGAATGTGTAAAAGATGATTATATACGAGAGAACCACGAACATGGATAGGACAACCGGATGCATATATAGATTTCGAATCACTATATTTATCAAGACCATTAACTCCCCGAGGAAAAGCAATATCTGCCAGAGGAAGATTTTGAAATTCACCACGGAAAGTTTGAATAAAAGACTGGACAGCCGCCTCGTCTTCATCAAAGATAACATCAACAACCTCTCTTAGTTTGTCTCTACATGCTGTAGGTGTGGAACTCTTGATCATTTCAAGGCCCATAACTTTCTTCTTAGGCTTAGCGTATTGCACGCCTTCGGAGTTATGGACGTTTAGAATGTAACGCTTCTTGGCAGTCCAGATTGCTTTATCTGCCAAGACCTCTCGCTTCATGACAATCTTTTGTTGATAGACATTAGTATAATCCCCAAGTAGGTTGCAAGACTTATCAATAACTGGCTGAATAGCAGTTTCGCAGACCTTGTCCATGAATGAGATTCCACGAATTGGATCGACATTCTGTGTGCTAAAAGTTTTCCTAACCACCTCTGCAAGATTGAGATACACCGAGTCAGTATCGACCGCAATAACATAATCTTTCTCCGTTTTCAATAGTTTGTTTAGATACTTATTGATATCGTTTTCGATCCAACGAATGCTAAGTTGACCCGTAGTCGTGACGGCAGTGGCATTACGAAGGTCAAAGAATCTAAAATACTTTGAACCCATAGCACCATATAAGGAGTTTAGCGATACTTTCTTAGAGAGTTGTAGATTGTTATATCTCGCAATCTTGTTTTTTAGTTCCGCTCTCTTATCGGAATCGGTCTCTGTCTCATACTCTGCTTGCGCCTCAAGCATCTTCTTCTTATATACCTTACGATCGGCGAACATCTTCTCGACCATTTCAGGCATGAAGCCTTGCTTATCACGGCGATAGAACTGACCGTTAGCAGTCAAACAAACATTGTCTGCCTTTAGGCATGATGTATCAATGGAACGATTGAGAAGTTTATCAACACTGACACCAGAGGCAACAATAGCCCGCATAGCATCGCTATAAGAATCAGGTTCAACAATCGTCTCAGGAGAGATATTGGACCCCATAATAACAGACGGATACTCTGAATTAACGTCGAAACTAACCACGCAATCATGGAAGCCAATAATAGGATCTTTAACGTATGCGCCAACATAGGCAGCCTCCTTCTCGTGTTTCTCAATAGGAGGGACAACTATGTTCTTTGATTTCAAATGGTGAAAACAAATAACGTCCCACATGCGGACCTGTGCGAACACGTCCTCGTAGTTGCACTTGTTATCATAAGATAGAGTTAGTGCTAGTTCAATAAACTTACCTTTATCATCGATACGATCAACTAGATCAACGTCTTTGATGTTATAATCGATGAACTTTTGATAGTCCTCTTTGTAAAGATTGTGTAGAGAACCATATTCTTCGTAGGACAGTTTGCGTTCGCCCAACTCAACATGAGCGATGTTGTCCAATTTATAAGACTCTTGTGATTTTCCATCAGGAGCGTATCTTCTATATAGTGAAAGTAAATCTAGTGTGGCAACACCTAAAATAGAATATCCTTGACCACGACGATTCACACCAATTTCCAGAACCTTGGTGTTAATAACATTCCATGGTGACAACTTCTTTGCTTCACTCTCACCTAGTAGTTTTACGATACGATTGATAAGATAAGGAATATCGAAGACTTCGACATTCCATCCAGTAATGATATCAGGATACTCACTTTGCCACCAACCTAGAAACTTACGAATGAGATCGAACTCATCCATACATTTAAAATATCTCACATCAGAACGTGTGTTCTCATATTCACCACAACCAAAAGTGGTGAAATAGCCGTTCATCTTGATTGTAATGGCAGTTATCGCACCGTCGGCCTTATCTGGCTCAGGAAATCCACCACCGTCAGGTTCACCGACTTCGATATCGATGTTAGCAATTTTAATCTTTGAAATATCCCAATCGACGGTTCCCTCAAACTCATCGGCAATAAAGCAATATTGATAACGTTGATTACCATAAATCTTGAAGTTGTCAACACCATCATATTGCTTAACAAAATTACGACAATCACGGATGGTGCCAGGCTTTACAGGCCCAACATACTCACCATAGATTGTCGTGTATTTGGTTGGCTTATCGGAAGGTACGAACAAGGTAGGGTTGTAATCTACCTTGTATCGAACACAGACACCGTTTTCAACACCACGATATAGGATTTTGCCGCCCCATATCTCAACATTCGTATAAAATTTATTCATCAAGGTGTAATGATCTTTGAGTTAGGAATCTGAATGCCGCCAAATAGGCTGTTATACTGATTTAGAAAGTCAGTAAGAGGCACGGCAGTTGTGACAACTAGATTGCGATTGAATGTTAGTTCTCGTGTATCACTAAACTGTAGATACGGCGCAAGACCGACCTGCGGTGTCTTTGGATTTAGCTGGTCGGGAATCACAACGATACGAACAGCATTCTTTACTTCAATTGTGTTATCTGTTTCTGATACAACCTCAGCAACAATCTCTTCACCGCCGAGGAACTTGATTAGTTTTACATTGTTTGCCATTAGTCTGCAATCTCCATAAGATAGTCGTAAACACCGACCGTTACCCACTTCTCCGGAATTAGAGTAGTGCGATTACCATTCTCATTCACGAATGAATAAGAGTTATCAAGATCCATAATCTTGACGATTCGTTCCCACTTGCCATCAAAGGCACGCTGCTTGAATGCTGTCTCAAGGACATGCATTGCACTTTCACTAGATGGAATCATAGTCTTTCTCCTTAGTCCCATAGTCCACGATAATACTTGCCGAAAAGGCGAAGTCCGTTCTTAACACGATCATTATACTCATTATACTTGTCTCTGTCAAGCATAAACAGTTGTTCACCTCTGTCATCATCATCCGCAAGTTGTTCAAAGGTCCAAATCATTTCGTTTAGAACCCATTCCCACTTGTAATGAACCCAGTTATCTGGCCACCACTCAGGATCATCAGGACCAAGACTGCTATATCGCATATGCTCCGGAACATCCTCGTTATCAACAAGAGGAGAACCGTGCTTGGTATCTCGCAACTGCTTGAGCATAGGAACAATGATAAGAGCAAGTGTATGGTCCATGCTCCAAGTATCATACCGATCAATACGAATATCAATCTTACGCTTTTTCTTTTCTTGAATCCAGTTACAAAAATCGTTTACCCAAGTATCAGCAAGCCAATCGCCAATCTTTTCAGCACGATCTTCGCTAATAAAAGGAATCTTATCAGCAATCTGATAAGGTCCGATCCAATCAACATACGGTCCGATTTTGATTTTCATAATGTCTCCTTATTTCAATCTTGATGTTATGGGCACAAGTGGCACAGACAACAGAGCAACCATGTTTCTCCATTATCTCTTGAACTGAAGGAACATCGTCAAACGGATGCTCATTCATGATTTGCTCTACGGTATTGGAAGAGATTGTGTTACAGGAACATAAGATCATTTACCTTTCCTCTCACATAGATATATAGTATAGCATACTGTGCGGAGGTGTCAAGATGCCTACAATTCTTTTATCTCTCATTACATCAGGTTCCATAAAGTGGCTTTCCATTCTTGTCATTGTAGCAGGGCTGGCAGGCGGATTATACATGAAACACCGTGAGATTGTCAATAACGAAAAACAAATGGCACTCCAGCAATACAACATCAAACAGTTGGAACAGACAATAAAAGATCGGAATGCTTACATCGAGGAAATCGAGAACGTCAATCGAGCAAGATCGGAAGCAATCAATGGTCTTACCCAAAAGAATAGACAACTAGAAAAGAAGTTAGAGTCCGTCGTTTCACAGATTGATAAGCATGTTGGCGCTGGTCGTGATAGAGAATCCTCACAGATACTAAAAGACACAATCAGATCCTTAGAGGAAATGAAATGAAAAAGATTATTCTATTGTTAGGCGTATTGTTACTGGCCTCTTGTAATGACCAGTCGCAGGTGATAAAGTCATATCGTCATATGGTAGTTCATCCTGACGAGGCAATGTATTATTGTCCTGTTGTGAAAGAGTTTCCGAACTGGAAGACTTTGACGGACAGTCAGGTTGCGAAGTTGGTTGTTCAACTACATAAGAACAATTTGACATGTAAAAGTTCCATAGAGTCAATTCGTCAGTTTCTAAAAGATGCTGACAAGAAAGTGAAAAGGGCGGAGTAAATCCGCCCAGTTCATATTATAGATCGACCTTGTGTGGCTCGATTGTATTTGTTGAATTGGTAACGTTGCTATCCTTAGCGGCAACACCGACACCAATAAGACCTAGAACAAATGGCCATACTTCGTCAAATGGTGGAAGTGGCATGTTCTCTGGCCAAACTCCAGCATACTTTAGACCGTATGCTACTAGTGGAATAAGGGCAGCAACAGTTGTCTTCCAGTTGACTGTTAGATTCTTGAACATAATAATCTCCTTTAAGATGCCTAGCTAGGCACTCTTATTTAGTGAATACGAAGTTTAACGTGATCCGTTTTTCATGTATTCGAGGCGGAGAACTAGCATGTTGTGTTTGAAGATCGAACAGAACACCTTTACCTTTTTCCGGTGATATCATTCCTCTCTTTGTCACATCTTTTGTAGGAAATCTTTCATTGAACATGTATGTCGGACCGTCACTCTTATCAACATAGTAAAGAAAGATTTCACCCTCACCGGTCGTATCTGTTTTTTCATCATACACATCCACATGCGGTGTGTGGAAGAACCCTTCCGGATAGTCGGGTTGTCTTAGATACATATTGGCCTTCATACGAAACAATCTATTCCGAAATGAACGACCTGTGTGCTTTTCTAGATGCACAACAATCGGCGCAAAATACTTATAGTAATCTGATTGGACTTTAAAGTCATCGACCATCATATTAACAAAGAACGGTGTTTCTTTTACACCAGCTATAGTTTCAGGATAACCTTTGATATATGAGAAGTCGCAGGTGTTCTCTTGAAAAAACCACGGTATTCTTGTGGCGGATGTTTCAATCAAATCCTGATTTTCTTTTGAGAATAAATGATCGATGACTAGCATTGAGTTACTGAATCTGATAGATCGCAGTACCACAAGATGGCTTGATTACGATAGAACCTTCCCAAGGACGTAGCCATCCACGATGCCAAGTTCCCTGAACACAATACATACCACGATGAACTGGAACAGACCAATCACCTGTGAACGGTGGATCCTGAACCGGATTGTAATATGTGCCATATGGTGCATCTGCTAGTGCTGCTGTGCTGAATAGTAGTGCGAATAGAACCAAAAACTTCCTCATTATAATCACCTTTCCGTTAGACCCCATCTTATATTTAACCATACTCTTTCATGAATATAGTAGTCAATACTTAGTAAAATATGTAGCAGTGTGGCAAAACCGGTAGATTTGCCGATATCTCCTGTAAGAAGAAAAGTCCATAAAATGGTGAATGCCCATGCGGTTATTCGATAACTAATCATTCTTACCAGAGTTCTGGTGTGCGTCTCTTTCATGATAAACCAGAACCATCATATTCAGAAAACTGATTATCAAACTCAACTCTTGCCAAATCAACATCACCATGTTTCATTAGTTCTGCTAGAAACACAACAAAAGTCTGTATTCGGTCCTTATTGTATCGTGTGCCGACTTTACCATCTTCACGAACATATGCTGATAGAAGGCAATATGCCTCACTAACAGCATCAAAAGTAACCTTTGCTTTATCACTCATAACATTCTCCTTTTAGCACTTGAACTTTACGGTGGCGTCTTTCCATTCACCTGACATTGGAACCTGGGCACGAACTGTCTTCAACTGACATACACGAGGCTCAACTTTCATCTGATGGGTTTCACATTCACCTGTATTTAGACAAATGCTAATGATAGCGAAAACCAACTCTTTCATGATTTATTCTCCGACAATACACGATGGGCGATATCAAGCATTTCGCCTACTGTGGCTGCTTTTGTGATATCCCACAGTGCCTGTTTATAGGCATCTCTTTCGTCCATAAGATCATAGACAGTTGTGGGTTTATGTTCTCGCATCTTCTGGATGCCTACAATAGTATCTTGATCCATAACTCTTCCTTATAATACAAATAGAATAGAAATGTATAACAGTCCAATGAATGCGCCTAGCAATGTGGGCCAATAACTTCTACTCTCCTTGGGACATGGAGACGGCTCGGTGGTAGTAACGCTCGTATATTGACAAACGATCCTCTTCCGAGTAGTCTTCGGGAATGTCAATACCTTTGACTTTTCTCCAGATTTCATTTGCCATCTCCAATCTAAACTTACGATCTCTGCGTTCGCTTTCTGCTAACTGCTTAAAAGTTTCGTCATGCACTTCAAACATCTTTTGAGTTATTGCTTTCAATCTGGACTTGTCTGTCATTATTTAGTGTCCTCTCCGCAAGGTCTATAAATGCCTGTCTTAGATTTTCTTCTAAAACAACAGGACCATTTCTCTTTAGCATATCACGAAGAAAGGTGCCATCTTTAACCATGACCCTCTCAAATAGTTCTCCTGTTTCTTCATTGATTAGATCGATATAAAACGATCTTGGGCCAATATACTTTTTCCATGAAGGTCTACGTCTTGCTTTCTTGCTCATCATGCACCCCAATAGATTACAGGTTCGATTTCACATGCATCATAATCATCATGCCAGCGAATATGAAAATACCACCAGGCTCTATAACGAATATTGAAATGCCATTCAATATAGTCATGTTCTTCTAATGCCATTATACCCTCACAGTTTTGTTGAGTGCTTTGAGATCATCAGACTCAGAGAGAACCTGGAGTCCACCCTTATTGTAAAGTGGCATGACCCGCTTGGCTTTATCAAGAATAGCCTTGCGAGTTTCTTCGTTCTCTTTATGTAGATTAGCCATCACGGAACGATTAGCCGTGGCATTAGCAGGTGCGTTACACACCTCTTGAATAGATTTTTCGTAATGTTTTGTGGAACGGTCGACATGCAAAGAGGCAGTATAGTCAGACTTCCAGGAAGTATTCTTTGACTTTTTACTTTTTATCTGCTTGGGCGTAAGACCCATGGACTCTAGCCACTTAGTATGTTCGGAAGTATTAGTCTTTTTAGACTTGCGCTTCCGAAGATTAGTCGTGGTATAATAAGCGGGAAGCAACGGCATATTGGAATCTCCAGTGTCTTTGCATTATATCAATGGATATTGCCGTTGTCAATAGAAAAGGGTGCGACATTGCGTCGCACCCCTGTTGACATTTATTCGGTAAGGAGTCTTACACCATCTCGTCCAACGAGACTGTGGACACGACCTAGGATCTGTAGCACAACGCCAAAGACACCTAGAGCCATCCAGCCGAAGAACACGAAGCCCCAATGTAGAGGAGCAACGAATAGTTCTTCCATGAACCAGAAGGTGTGGCCCCACTCATTCAGGCCAACGTTCGGGATGATCATGAATGGTCCAATAGCAACAATCAAGAATGCTAGGCTATATCCCTGAGCAAAGTAAGGGATACGAGTGCGAGCATAGAAGAACGCACCAACAGCAATGATTGAGTAGATTGGGTAACTCATGTAGAACTCAATGATGTGGGACGGAGTGAAATCCGTATCACGAATGACTGTCATATGCCAGGTACCATCCTGTTCGGTGAAGAACGATGCACCCCAGTAGATAGCAACAGCATAAACAACCAACCACTGAACCAACACCGCTAGACGGCGCATTTCTTCCCTTGGTGTTACAAGAGAGAAGTCACGGGTTCTAGTCTTCCAAAGATAACCTGCAAGACCAAGACCTGAGATAAGTTCTAGTGGGATTTCTGTCCAAAGAATAGACATCCAATATGTCTGAAACTCTGGTGCGAACGAGTCAAGACCAGCACGCCAGCCATAAACCTGTTCATAGATACGGACGATTAGATAAAAGACATTTAGAAGGGCGAGCCCAATCCACATGCCTCGTAGGTCAACGACCTGTGTATCAACGTCGGTGGCCACGGCAGTTGCCGTTTGTTTTACAACGCTCATATATTCACTCCTATTTTGTGATTGACCGGTCTCCGGGATAGGATGCCCGGTCTTTTATTTAGTAGTCACCATTGACTACTTGTCGCTATAATGACACAAAACTCGTCTGAAAGACATTCATTTCTAGACAATCTGCGTTCATTTTTCGTCACTCAACTTCTTCCCATTCTGTTACGATTCCTCTGGCACCACCAGTCGGAACAGTTGACTGCCAACCCTGTGTGGCACCATCACTTGTATTTGGCTGCCAAGAATACGCTGGCGATCTCAACGGAGGATTGGCAGTAGATTGTGTCAAAGAATGATTGTCCGTGGTCATTGCTAGTTGAGCATTAGTAACCGTGGGGAATACCACCATTGAGATTATCATCAAATATTTCATCATACATACTTTTTTCTCTTTGTCAAATTGACACATGTAATAAACCATGACCAAGGCGCTTGGGCAAAATTATTATATGGCCTTTCCTTAAAATGTTTAGGTCTACGACGAACGTTGTATTTACAGTCATGTATTCTCATACTTTTTCCTCATTTTCTTATTGACTGTTCTAATGTGTCTCGACCATGTGCTACAAAGACACGTATCATATGGCCTTAGATGTTTATAGTTGTATCTACGGCGAACGATGATACCGTTATGATGATTACTGAACCACATCTTTCACTCTTCTCTTATAAACTTCTGGTGGAATCTTCTGTGCTGTTACTTTCCAAACACCAGTTACATTTTCTTCCGTCTCTACATATTCAGCAACTTGATCCATGGAGATAAACGAAATAGCAAACTCGTTTCCGTTCTTCTTGGAATGGACAACATACTTACAGGTATCTTCTTTGTAATCAAAAATCATTCCATTATTACCTCGTTGAAAATTGGAATACTTCCAAGAATATCGTAAGTTACTTTCCAATTTTCATACTGTTCGCATATTTTTTCTATTTCATTTAATTTACAAAAATGAATTTCTAACGAATGTGGCTTTAGTTGGCGAACCGCATAGCAAACTTTTGTTATATTGGGACTTCCGTCTAATTGCTCTTTAAACAGTTCAATCAATGTTTGCTCCTATCATTCAGACATCACATTTATTATATCATGAGCAAGTCTTAGACGCTCACCATCATCTCTGGCCTCAATCAAATTTTCCACGAGTTTCAAAAGAAACATAGTCGTCATCTTATTCTGTGGATCATCCTTAGATACAGCATCACAAATCTTGTTTAGTTTTTCATTCTTAAACATATCAAAACTCCGCTTTCATCATAGTATCAGAACCTTCTTTGATACGCTTCAACAGAAAACTTGTCTCTGGTACAATACGCTCCATGAAATATGTAGCATTGTCATGGCGTGTCTTGTCATTTGTCTTTAGACAAATCTTGATGTGTGCCATACCAAGCATAACAAGTCCCATCATCTTCATATAATCATAAGATGCCGAACCAGCATTGTTTGGATTCTTGATAGCATTATGCATCAACCATTCTGTTGCTTGTTTTAGTTCATTCAATGCTCTTGTCATTGGCTGCACGATTGGATTGATATCTTTATCATATGCACCCGACAAGAAACTTTCACTATCCTTGAAGAACTTAGTAATAGCACGACCCATGTTCTTAGGCAACTTACGGCCAACAAGATCAAGTGCCTGAATACCATTAGCACCTTCATAGATCATGGCAATTCTGGCGTCTCTTACGATTTGTTCCATACCATTGTCACGAACATATCCATGGCCACCCCAAACCTGTTGCATCTTTACAGCATTTTCAAAACCATAGTCTGTCAATACACCCTTTAGAACAGGAGTCATTAGACCAAGGCGATCTTGTGATTCTTCGTCGGCTTTATCAACCAACATCGCCGCTTCTAGTATTAGAAGCCTAGCAGCCTCATTGATAGACCTAACATCAAGTAGCATACGGCGAACGTCAGGGTGATGTATAATACTACACGGATTCCGAGTAGTAGTCTCCCCCAATCGATTCGAAAGTTTAGTCCCTTGAAGTCTTTCTTTAGCATATTCCAAAGCATTTTGATAAGCCAACTCCGATTGTGATAGTCCTTGAACAGCAACACCTAGTCTTGCTTCGTTCATCATAACGAACATTGCTTGGAGACCCTTACAGCGTTCACCGATTAGAATACCATAAGCACCATCAAAGTTCATAACGCATGTTGGTGAACCATGAATGCCCATCTTTTCTTCAATAGAACCGCAAGAGACATTATTATTTTCTCCTAGATTTTTAGGTACAGCAAACAGACTAATACCTTTGACGCCTTCTGAATCACCTTCAACTCTTGCTAGAACAAGATGAAGAATATTATCTGTTAGATCGTGGTCACCACCAGAGATAAAGATTTTCTGACCTGTAATCTTATACCAGTCGTCATAATCATGCACCGCTTTTGTCTTTAGCAGTCCAAGGTCGGTACCGCAATGTGGTTCAGTAAGACACATTGTTCCAGTCCATTCACCAGATACTAATCTAGGTATATACTCATGCTTCTGGAAATCATTACCAGATGCTAAGAGTGCTTGGATAGCTCCACGAGTAAGGCCAGGAAACATACTAAAAGCCATGTTAGACGAGGATACAAACTCGTTGACCGCAGCCGCAAGTGTATATGGTAGGCCTTGTCCACCATACTCTTCAGGAACTGATAGACCAAGCCAACCTCCTTCGGCAAACTTTTTGTATGGTTCTTTGAAACATTCTGGAACTCTTACGAAAGATTCACGAGTTTCTTTAATCGTTTTATCTTCGTTTAAAATGGTTACTTTAGGAACTCTAACACAACCTTCCTTATCACCAATCTGATTAGTCGGTGCGATTTCTTCTTCACACAACTTGGCCGCCTCAGTAAGAATCGGCTCCGTTAGTTCATTGTCAAAACCTAGAACATCACGGAGAAGAAATAGTGTTGAATCAATCGGTGAATGATACTTCATTTTCATTCTCTCTTTCGTATTCTGCCATTGCTTCATTAAACTGTTTTAAAAACTCTTCACCAGAAATAACTTCTGATTCATCTTTGGCATATTCCAAAGGAAATGCTACTGTTAAAATCATTTCGGGTCGCATTGATTTATTAATCTTAAATGTTTTGTCTAAGACTCTCATAAGTTTCATTCTAGACCCTTTTCCATGTATCTAATATATTCATTGTGCCAGTTTTCTTCTATCTCTAGTGCTTCCATGTATTGGAGATACCGAAGCGCCACGTTATGTTCGTATAGTTTATCGCACGAATAATGAACGGCATGAGAAATATCCGCTGTAATCAGATTTCTCACTTTCTCCCATTTGTCTCTCTTATACATTCTTCATACTTTCTATGATATTGTCCAGAGAATACTGTGGCTGAAAATCCAGTGTCTCTTTTATCTTGGTTGTATCCGCAACCAGATAGGAAACATCACCTGGTCTCCGTTCCTCAAAAGTAACTTTCATTTCACCATTATGAATGATTTCATTCACTTTGTCAACAACTTCTTTGACTGTATATCCTCTACCGCTTCCTACATTTAGAAGGAGACTTTCATTCTTTTCATTCATATAACGATAAGCCAATGTATGGGCACGGCATACGTCTCTAACGTCAATAAAATCTCTAACACAAGTTCCGTCTCTTGTCTGATAATCTGTTCCGTAGATCACAGGATTTTCTCCTCTGACAAGAAGAGGAATCAAATGTGTTTCTGGATCATGTTCTTCGTATAGATTGGCTTTCTGACTTCTACCGGCAACATTGAAGTACCGAAGAATGGCACAGTTCATTTCTTTTTCATCTAGCAGAACATTTTCAACCATCGCCTTACTCTTACCATATACAGAATAAGGATTGACTGGACTTGTTTCAAACAAATGTCCGAACGCAGAACTTTCTGATTTACCGTAGACAGCCGCAGTAGATGAAAAGATAAAGTTTTTGATACCATACTGCTTTGCTTCTTTCATCATACGAAGCGAACCGACCACATTGTTAAAGTAATACTTCCATGGATCCGACTCGCCTTCTTCTACTGATATCTCGGCAGCAAAATGAAAAACGGCATCTATGTGCCGTTTCTTTCCATTTGATAATACAATAGGGTCAAGAGCCAAGTCTACCTGAATAAACTCGTCATACAAATGCTTGAGATGCTTCTTCTCAACTCTATCAATACCTATGATATGACAATCATTGTATAACGCACCAAGTTCATGGCACATATGACTGCCAATATATCCATTACAACCTGTTACGATGAATGTTGTCATTATTTCTCCGCAACATACTTGAGACACATACGAATAGAGTCATCAACTTTCATTCGTGCTTCCCAACCAAGTTCATTCTTGGCTTTTTCACAATCTGGAATACGGACACGAACATCGTTCTGATAATCACCGATAGTCTCATATAGAAGGAAGTAATCTTCAATCAGATTATATTCTTTAGAGGCAATGTCTTTGATCTTCTCTGCTAGAACACGCATAGAGATTGGTTCAGCATTACCGAGATTGTAAATCTGATTGTCGGTCTTAGTATCAAATGAATAGTCAGCAATAGCCGCAGCAACTTCATCAATCCATGTGAAGCACCGAATCTGATAACCATCACCTAGAATAGGTAGTGGCTTCTTCTTTTCAATAACGATATTCTTGATGTAGTCGGCAAAGACATGTGAGATACCAACTTCTTCGGACTCACTTCTTTCATATGGTGTAATGATGTTGAATGGACGCCAGATAGTATACTTTAGACCATACTGCTTTAGATATGCCTTAGATACACGCTCACCGACAAACTTTGATAGACCATAGTCTGTATAAGGTGCTGGATTACTATCAACAATATCCTCAGGAACCGGATAAGCAATGTCTTGTGGGCAGTTCTCATACACCATAGAAGATGAAATGTAGATTACCTTTTCAACATTATGATTAGCAGCAGCACGAAGGACATTATCGTGTAGGGCAATGTCCTTATACATCTCACCGCAATACTTATTGAACCCTGAAACCCCGTAAATAGTGGCAGCCATTTGTAGAATATAATCCGGTTTTACCTGATCCATCAATCTCTGGACACTAAGTCCGTCAGTTAGATCGCACTTGATAAACGTATAATCATTACCTGCTAAACCGAATCTTTCACCGTATCTGGCAAGATTATCTACGCCGGTCACAACATAACCTTTTTTCAATAATAGTGGTATGACAGCCTGTCCCAACGATCCTTCACTTCCAGTGACCAATACACGCATTTCAGTTCTCCATTTTCTGACATTTATATCCGTGACAAGATTTTTGATTTCCATAAGCGACATTATATAGTTGGCTCGGACCAAAATCTTTATCTCTACAAAACTCTTTTATGTTCTTTATAATCTCACTATGACCATCTGGAAATGTTATCATCCACTTCTTTGATAGTTTCTTTACTTTTCTTTCTATTGTAGTATTACTTTGTTTCTTTCCAAACATAGGATGATTTTCACCCTGTTTTTTGATACTCATTATCTTTTTTGTTTCTACATTGTGCTGCTTGTTATAGAATGGATTATCTAAACCAAATTTTTTAGGTTGTGACTCTCTTTGCTTTCTACTCCATTCCTCGTCTCTGATGATACCTGTTGTTCCGTCACCACCATCTGTCATATTTCTCAATATACCTGTGCCATTATCTTTACGTCCATACCAACGAATATATCTTCTTTCTAAAGCCAAAGCGCCAAGTTCTGTTAGATTATCTTCCATAATGACCACACGAGTTTTGTCTTTAGGAGGATACACTTCTCCCTTATACTTAGTCCAAGCCCTACGACCTTTTCCTTTACCGATATAATATGGTGTGTTGTCTTGCCTGAGATAGGCATAAATATAGAACATTGCTGATACTCCTAAACAGTATTAGAGTCCGTGGGAGCGCCAACTCCGTGACGGACAATACTATTTAGTAAATCCGATCCTTACAACATATCTCCAACTCTATAAATGCCTGACTTACTTAGTTTACTTTCTGGATACATCTTCCAGATATCTGCGATGATACAATCATCATTGAAATCATTTAGCGGCCACTTTGCTTCTGTGCCTGTATGAGGTGTCATTACAATAACAGCATCAAAATGTTCTCTGTATGGAAAATCCTTGTCCTTTGGCCACGGAATATAGTCATCCCACATATACACCTCGGCACCATTCTTCTTACATACCTTCTTCATTTTGAATGATAGACTGTTTCGTGTATCGTCACAGTCCTTCTTGAAGGTCGCACCAAGAATCAAAACACATCTTACCTTAGGATTCATCTCCTTGATGCGATTGAAGATGTAGTCTGGCATACCTTCATTGATATGGAACGAGGTCTGAATAAGATCAGCAAACGGTATGTCTGATAGAAGAAATCTACCATCTTTGAATAGACATGGACCGCCGACATTAGGACCTGGTAGAGGAATAGCATTTCTTTCATAACCATAATTTGCTGCTTGGATGACACGGTGCATATCCACACCTTGCTTTTCTCCAATCATCCAAAACTCATTAGCAAGAGCAAAGGTAACATAACGAAACATATTCGTCATAAGTTTACCGATCTCCGCTTCTCTTGGTGTTAGAAGAAACATAGGTGCCTTGATGAATGTTCCTAGAAACTCTCTAGCCTTATAATATGAGTTATCTCCAAATGCTCCAATCAATGCTGGTAGATTTGCTGTCTCTTCAATACCTTTTGTCTGTAGAACTCTTTCAGGAACAAACACCAGATAAAAATCTTTACCTTCTATCCATCCAGTTATCGATTCAATACGATCACGAAGTATTTCTGTTGTGCCTGGTGATACTGTTGACCTTAACAGCACCAACGTATCTTTCTTCATATTAGGCATAAGAGTATGATCAACAAAGTCAAACAAATCATCTAGTCGTGGATTGTTCTCTTCGTCAACAGGTGTGCCAAGCATGATGGCAACAACATCTGATTCATTTATCATAGATGCGTTGGTAGTGAAAACGATGTTACCTTCTGATGTGTGCTTTACTAGTAGTTCTTCTGCGCCATGTTCAATATAAGGCACAATACCACTATTCAGTGCTAGAATAAGTTCTTCATTCAGGTCAACACCATATACGATATGTCCCGCATCTGCTACCACAAGAGAAAACGGAAGACCAACATGACCTCCCGCACCAATCACTGTTACTTTCATTGCATAAGCCTCTCACAGTCTAATTCAGATAAACATTGATTGACTGGGTTCTTACCCTTTAGATCAATCACGTTATATACTTTGATACCTTCTCTAGCACCGATCCACATTTCATCATACATTCTAACTGGTGCTTGTTTGATCCAAGCATCATCTGTCCTCTTTTGTAATTCATGCCACCATGCTTTATCTAGTGGGTCTGGCAATTGCTTGATATGATCCGAAGTTGCCCACCAGAAGTTACCGCAAAAATGTGGGGAAGGTAATTCATGATAGTCACCACCAGCAATATCATATCTATCCAATGCGTTCTCACAAAAAGCCCATTGCTCCAACACAGCCCAATTCATAAAGGAACGCCAGTAAAAGTATTCCTTATGTTTGACGATGTTATTGACATTGACATTAGTGGAATATGATGTAGAACCTTTAGAATGAAAGTAAAGAACTTTCATATCTTCCTTTTTACAATCTTCCCATATACGCTTTAACGTAATGTCTTCCGTGCATGACTTATTAGTGTTTCTATTATAGAGCATGTCACGATCATTGTCAAATGGGTTCTTGATCGCTGTTAGTTCCATAGGAATGTTATAGGATTCGCATAGACGAACAAACATCTGGATGCGGTCATCATCCTGTGCAATGCAAGTAACTCGCATCTTATTTAGATTCTGAATCAATCCAGAATCCTCTATACATTTCATTTGTTCAAGAAAGATAGAAGTCCAGATTAGAGGATCATCTGTTAGATGAATGTGATAGTAGGCAACTCTATTCATTGATTTCAAACTTTGGGAAGTAACGCACGAAGATATCCTTATGTGTATGTGCTGGTCTAATCTTTCTTATGTTAGCAACAATTTCATCATAGAAGTTCCAAGCAAGCGGAACAAAGCAAACACGTTTCGTTTCAAAATAGTTTAGCGTCATGTATGAAGGTGAATAGATTGGCACAGACATACCAGGAGTAAATGTGAGTTGCTTTAAAGGATTATCATCAACAATAAAGTCTGGACCTTCATTAGCAAAGTTCATTAGTGTATTGCCCTTGGCAGGAGCACCGTAACCAATAACAGTGACACCTAATGCACGATAACCTCTGATCGTTTCTGCAAACTTATCCGCAATGAAATAACACTTTTCAGCATACTCATCATAGGTTTCAGGATCATAAAGACCCATCTTCTCTTCTTCTAGAATCAATGACTCGATATAGACTTTTGCTTCTTTCACTTTCGAGATAACAAAGATATAACTATCACCATGAATGCTGTGCTTGATAACATCAATCAAATTTAGCCCTGCTCGTTTACACAAGGCTCTTGCAGATTTGATGTTATAGAATGATAGGTGCTCATGATAGATTGTATCAAACTCACCATTTAATATCATATTAGCCTGAGACACGGAACAAAACAATAACGTATCTTCATGCATACGTGTCGCCACATTCTTTAGTAATGATAACTGATCTGCGTTGTGAGCGAATGCATTTAGACATGTAATAACGTCAAATCTTTTGTCACCAAACTCTTTACCTGTAAAGAAGCCACAATGAACACGATGATGTTTAGAAGATATCGGATGCAAGTTTTCAGCAGGATCAACACCAAACGTAACGGTGCCCGTGCCACCCCATGCGTTTAGAAAGCTACCGTCATTGCATCCGATATCTAGAACTGACTCTGGTGTAGAGCCGTATTTTCTTACTATTTGATCAACTAGCCAATCAAAATAGTCTAGCGACGTTTTAGCTGTACCTGACACATAAGCATAATCCGTGAACATTAGTTTTGGATTTACTTGATGCGTTAGTTGAACATGATAACAATGTTTACAGCGATTGATTGCTAGAGGATACTCTGGTTGTTGTTCTAGTTTATCTTTCTTATATGAGTTTGCTAATGGTTGAGAATTGAGATCCAACACAGGAACCAAATCGCTTGAACCACATGCAATACATTCTGTAATCGGACGACATTCCCAATCCATAGTTTACTCCTTTATCCAGTACCAAGCATCTTGTTCTGGTAGATGAATAGGCGTTGCGCCTACTGTAGCAGCAAATTCATCAACAGCACGACCGACACCTTCAATAACACGATAGTCATGCCCTGCGAATACACCACCCTTCTTGATCTTAGGCCAATAGTTCTTACAGTCCTTTAGGACCTGTTCATACTCATGCAGACCGTCAATAAAGATAAAGTCGAATGAATCATCTGTAAATAGAGGAACAGCATCATCAGAAGTTAAACGATAATGTTTCCATCGATCACCAAACTCTGCGGTACGACGACGCATGTTCTCATACTTTTCATCCTGTTGACGCTGACTGATATAACCTTCAGGATACCAATCTTGATATGCCTGAAACGGATCAACACCGAATAGTTTCAGGTCTGGTCTATTCTTTAGAAAGAACCAACTTGTTGGTGCCTCATCAACACCAATTTCAATACCAACAGGATTCTTAAAGTCTGCTAGTAGAGGAAGAATATCTTTTCCTGATATCCATTGTGGGTCTTTCAGTGGCTCGTAAAAGTTATATGTTACACTCATTCTGTCACCTCGATCCATTCTGGGTTAGCAAGCGACCAATCAACTACTTCCTTGATACGATCACGAAGAGTATACTTTGGTTCCCAACCAAGAGACTTCATATACTCACCCGATAGACCATATCGAAGATCATGACCTGGACGTGAAGAATGGAAGTCAACCATTTCAAAGTTTAGAATCTTACCTTCTGCTTGTGCAATATACTCTGCAAGTTCAAGATTGTTGATTTCTTCTTTACCAACTACATTGAACTTTGGACACTTGGCACCACCATAATCAGGCTCATGAACTTTTGCTTCTTGCTCTGGTGTTAGATGCAATAGAAAATACATGGCATCAGCAACGTCAGCGGCATGAATATAGAAGCGTGAACCAGGTGTAGTCTTAGAAGGATCGGAATGAATAGTAACAGTCTCTTCATTACGAACTTTACGAATACACATAGGAATATACTTCTCTGGATGCTGTCGCTGTCCAAAGACGTTCATTGTATGTGTAATGAAGATAGGTAGCTTGTATGTGTTCTCGAAGGAAACACACATTTCTTCACCAGCCGCCTTAGATGCTGAATAAGGATTAGTTGAGTTATAGCGATCACGCTCGCCATATGTAATAGTACCTGGTGCAGGACCGAAAACTTCATCTGTGCTGAAATAGATGAACCGCTTGAGGTTCTTACACTTGCGGGCAAAGTTTAGAATGTTGACTGTACCAACAACATTGTCCATAACGAATGACATTGGATCTTCAATAGAGCGGTCAACGTGTGACGACGCAGCCATGTGAAGTATGTAATCAACATCACCAATAAAGTTTTGCTGTAATGCTGTGACTTCTGCACGAAGATCACCATATACAACCTTGACACGCTTACGAGTTTCCACAGGATAGCGCCGCACAACATCATCAAGACGATTTAGATTGCCAGAGTAATCTAGGCGATCTAGTGAGACAATGTTCCAATCAGTTTTCTGTAGGAACAAGTCAATAACGTGGTGACCGATAAACCCAGCACCACCTGTAATCAATAGTGTTTTACTCATTTTCATAGACTCCCACGGGTGAGACATAACCTTCTACGCCAATCTTTTCCACTTCATAAAGTAAATCTTTAGGAATGTTTTTATAATAAGAGTTCTCTGCATCGATACCGAGATTGGCACAATCGTTAGCGATGCTAAGAATGACTTCTCTGTAGTTATGTAGTAGAGCATAATCCATATGCCAGCAACGCACGACAAACAATCCAGTTAGACCAAGTTGTTCTTTCACAGGACTATTTGACGCATGATGCTTCACGAAGACATACTTATTTTCAAAGTTAGGATCATCCCACTTGAAGTTTTCATTTATCTTGTACCTACCAGATAACTTACATATACGCTTTGCTTTGATGTTTCCATATTCAGACTGTAGAAAGTGATCCACAAACATGAACATTGAACGAGTCTCTGCAATACTATTACCAATACCATACTGTGCGATGTTCTTTGATATCTCTGTAATACCTGGAATATGACCAGTTAGAGCTACACGAACATTATGGTCTTTCAACCAATTAAGTTTGTATTCCTCAATTGGTAGGAATGAACCATCAATTAAGTATTTTATATTATTTGGTACCTGTTTGTCAATAGATAAAATCGTTTCCTGTGTCTGTTCCCATCTAACATCGTTAGAGTAGAGGGAACGACCAGTGACATTCATAGCACTATTGATAAAGAATACTACATCTATTTCTTCCATTACTTGTCACCTGCATGGAACTTATCGGCAGTTGCCACATTCGAGCGTTCACGGATAAGTTGTTCGATTTCTGGATTACCTTCTTGTTCCTTTGTAGGAGCAAATAGAGCCTTGCCACGAGGATCAGCACCTTCTGGTGCAGGTTGAACGTAATAAGCAGCAAGAGACTTACGAACAACACCATCAGGACACTTTAGTTCTTTAGGCAATCCATGCCAGCTATTCTGTGTAGTATCGAAAATAACAGCACGATTGAATTTGTTTTCAACTGTCTTAACCAGATCCTTTGGCCTACGAGTTACATTATCATGTGACCATAGTTCTAGACCACCTTCCCATTCCGACTTCCAGTTAGGAGTCATGTATACGATGATGTTTAGTTTGCGTTGTTCACCTAACTTAGGATGAATGTTGTAGTCAAGATGCACATTGTTCTTACCGCCTTTGGTGTGCATGTGCCAACCACCACCATTCAATCCATAGTCCATCCATAGTTCGGTGTTGTTAGGATTGCCGATAAGACCTCTAATATGAAACAAAAAATTAGGACGACCAAGCATAGTAAATGCCTGATATGTTAACTTCGGAAACTTATCCCACTTGTTAAAGACCTTCTTGTTCTCGATGGCATTATTGTAATAGCCAAGAGCCGGATCATTATAATCAGGAAACTCGTTAGCTAACTGTTCTGCAATATGCGGTAGAAAAAAGTCATCAATGATAACGTGATTGAAAGGAAGACTTTTTCTAAACTGATCTGATACTTCCATCCAGTTGATGTATCTTGTCATATTATCCATGTTTATAAGCCCTTATCACTTGTTGAACATCTGTATACTGATATTCTAATCCAAAGTTCTCTTTCATATACTTGGGAAAGAAGTCACGCATTAGATATTCCATTTCTCTAAAGCCATCTTCTTTATTATAGGTGCTTTCATCTGGAAGCATGTGTCTAACTGTTGTATCATGGACAACATGAGCCGATGCCTGTAGATAGTAACAAAGAACTTTATCAATTCCCCAATCAGACTTCTCATAACGGTAGTCCTCAAGAAAGCGAAGAACTTTGCGATAGATATCATTACGAAAGAATGGAACACCTAACTCAATAAAGTTTGTTTCCGTGAAAGCAAACTCTGGATTGTGCTTTAGACAATCGTAAGTTTGAAATGAGGTTGTTGCTTGTTGAAACAATCTAAAGTCATAGCGCCGAGCATATGCAAGAGCCTTATTGATAGATTGAATATCTGTAGCATAGTCATCATCCCACACACCAATGTAGTCGTAGTCCTGCCAGTTGATAATCTTAGAAACCTCAGGAACGAGATTCCACTTTAGACCTTTACGACGAATGATATAGTCATATGTTCCTGGCTCTGGCTGAAAGTCATTATAGACCACCACACATGTTTCATATGTTCTCTCTGGCTTTGTAAAGCGCCAGTGATTGTCTTTGTCATAATCTTCGTGGTGATAGATTGAACGACCTGTGGGAGTAATGATTAGAGCTTTATTCATTTGTTGATCACACCTTGATAAACATTTTGTTGAAACCAATCTAGGAAGTTATCAGGATTAAAGTTTCTAACAAACTCATCATCCCTAAACATTGGCTGTAGATACATTTGATTATATGCATCCTTGTTAGTATGTAGTCTCACGATAGCATCAAAGAAAGCCTGGTCACTAGAATAATCATAACGATTGAGAAACGCTCTAGGATTGAAATCTAGTGCGGCTGTTGGACTACCCCAATAAATCGGAACAGTCTTAGCACACAAAGCCTCAAATAGCTTTTCTGTGCAATATCCAGGATAAGAACTATTTTCGAAACAAAGATTGAATTTGTAGTTGCTCATGAACTTTACTTTGTCAGAAACAGTTTCTGGTCGCCATCCGTCAGGCATGTTATTGAACAAAGGACCAGCAGAATCCACTTGAGCAATATTAGAAAGAATATTGAAGTAGTCATTGCGATACTTGCAACCAGGATTCTTGACAACAAAGGAACAGAACTTCTTATTGTCAAAATCATCCTCATGTCTTGCTTCTCTATTCTGCCAAATCTTATGATCATACTCATAGATTAGATATAGAGGAAGTCTAAACATCCGACTATCTGTAGGATGATCAAATGAGATTGCATAGTTGCAGCGATAATCAATAGGACGTTGGTTCTCACCTGTGTAGAAGATACGAACGCAATTTTGATACCTTAGATTGCTTTCACCAAAGTTTCTATCACCAAAGATAAGATAGTCAGGATGAACATCATCCCGAACTACCTCAAAACGTTTTGATAAAAGATGTGTAAAGTATTCTTTGGCACCATCGAATGTGTCAGCGAAACCTAATCTCAACTTATGCATAGTTTTTCATTACCAATTCTTTGATAGCAGGAACACGATCCCACTGGTGAACGATTGTAAAAGGAACATGATCAGCCATCACAAGTTCATTATCAATTGTAGGCTGTTTATCTTGATACGCTTTTATATATTCTTCAAGTTTAGATGGATCTTGTCTGACAATCTGTCCAATATCACCGGCACCTGCCTTGACCGCTTCTAGTGTTGTGCCTAATTGAACAGCCCATGCAGACTGATTGTTTGTTCTCAACACTTCTAGATTGTATGTGCTCATGCTAATGATAAAGTTGAACACAGCCTGATCAACAATAGGAATAGGACGATTGACTGACTGAAAGAATATCTGCAATATAAGGTCTCTCACTTCTTCGTAAAAACCAGCGATTGTGCCTACATTGTATATCAAGTTATCTTTAAGTTCATCGTATACTAATGGACCAAATGTGTCAAGTAAGTTCTTACTGCCCCATGGTTCATCTTTGTATGCTAGTCCTTCTGACGCACATACGATAGAGGCTGCTCCAAACAATAAATTTTGTTCCAGATATTCTGTTGGATCTTTCTGAAAGATAACGTCTCTCGTATCCGTGACAACTACAAATCGATAGTCGTCTTTGTTCTTACGTAGATAATCCCAAATGAAAATGAATCGTTCAACATGCGGCGGAATACCGTTTGCACTCTTTTCTATTCCGCCACTTTCATTACGCTTACCATATGCATATACTTTTACATTGTTCTCTACCAGCTTCTTTACGGTTTCACCTGACATGTCTGTTGCTACTAGAACAATATCACCTTTAAATCCTGTTTTGTTGATGGAGTTCACCCAGTATTTCAATTGATCCCAATTGTAACCTGCCGCTCCACCTATAATCAAGTCCTTAGCCATGGATATTTCGCTCCTCCATAATATGCTTCTTGTGTCTTGTTACCTTGTTCAAAAAATTCTCGTGTTACTGAATTGGGATTACCATCTAGACGATAGCAGAGAGTATGCTTACCGTTTGTATCGTAGTTAGCATTATCTTTTACCGAGTATAAAAATCGTCTATCGCCACCCCATCCAGAATGCCAGAAATGACAAGTCTTTTGAATAAACTCTCGCTTGAAGCAGAAGGAAGATGTGTCGATTAGAAACTGAGGACCATGTGGAGAACTGCGAGACATAAAGATCGGCCACTTACCAAGACTTTCACAATTATCATCGCAAAGATACTTCTTATCAGGTGAGAAAATCTTTCGAAGCGAATAGGAGAAATCTAGATTTTTCTTCTCGATTGTTTCGATTAGTGAGGCAACATGATCTGGTTCATACCAGTTGTCCTCGTCAAGGAACAGAATGTAATCTGAATTGATTAGATGTGGATAAGCAGCATAGATACGATGACCATAGAAGTTGCCACCTGTCTTTCCTGTGTTCTCTGGAGAAACGACATAGTTGGTATCACGATGGAATATAGACCTAGCATCTGATAGATGCTCAGAACCGTCAACGACAATCAAATGATTGCACTTGTAAGTCTGATTCTTTACAGACTCAATAGCGTCAATAAGTTTTGGGGAACCGATTGTAGGTGTGATAACTGTAACGGGTTTTTCAATCACTAGTTTCATACTATCCTCACATGGCATTATGGCGATGTGTTTCACCGTCGTGCGTATTTATATGCACCGATCTAACATAGAAACAATCTTTAGAACCAGGAACGGTGAACTTGTCGCCCTTTTTCATTACCTTATGATATATCTTAGCATCATAAGGAGAAGCACATTCACCACCATTAATTGAAATAGAGTTTACCGCAACACCATTTTCTTTAGCCTTACACACAACATTACCGTCATGTTTGCTACATTCGAAGCCTTCGGCTAGTGAGATAGATGGAATAAGACAGAATAATAGAATGAGTTTTTTCATCACATGCTCCATAGTAACATCATATAAAGAGGACCGAGGCGTACCTTGCGGCAGAGGCCTCGGCCATGTCAGTCTTATTTAGGCGTCATAGTTTCTGCGACTTTCTGTAGGCCTTCGGCCCAAACTTTGCCGCTCTCGGTGAGAAATTGCCTTGTCGTTTCACCAACACCGAATGGATCTAGAATGTCGATCTTCTTCGCTTTCTTCTCTTCCGGAATATAACGTTCAAGAGCGATCTTCAATAGGCCGTTGACCAATTCGGCATTCTTTACAACCACTGTATCGGCAAGAGTAAACTTACGGGTGAAAGCCCTGTTAGCAATGCCTTGGTAGATGTAGTCACTTTCGTCGGCGTCATGTCTACCAGTAATGGTCAGTTCGCCGTCCTTTAATTCAATATCAAGATTCTGCTTACCGAAACCAGCAACTGCCATTTCGATTACAAAATGTTCTTCGTCAATTTTCTTGATATTGTATGGAGGATAATTAGTAGCTTTGGTCAATTGCTCGGTAGCTCGATTGAAATTTTCAAGTACCGAATCGAAGCCAATGAATTGTCTGGCTAGAGCGGAAGGAAATGCGAAGTTTTCTGTGTTAAACTTATAGTTTGTCATGTGTTTCTCCTTTTCAGCGAGATTATAAGGAATGATACCTTTCGGCTATCATTGTTATATTATATAGTAAACTCTATACTGTTGTCAAGATGTATAATATGAGGAAAACGTGAATGTTCTCCCTGTTGTGACTCCTGTAACTGTAGATCCTGTGGTTGGTTGTGTGTTTGATGTTATGTTGTTCATCGCCAGCATACCAGAGTTGCTTCCTTGATTTGCAGTTCGATATACTTGACCTACAATATTACCAGCAAATGATAAAAGCTCGCCCACATTAGGAAGTCCGGATACGCCAAATGAACCTAGTCCACCCGCAAACGATCCGGAACCTCCATATAGATTTACGTTTGGTGAACCTGTTGCTGGTGTAGGAAGTCCTGTAACGTGTGTGATTAATCCAATCTGATCTGGTGAGGAATTATCCATGATAGATGCGATCATAGGAACACCATTAATCAATATGGTACCAGGTGATGATGATATCAATGCACCTAGATTATTATGATCGTTACGGTCACCGGCAACAGCGGCTAACATACCATTGACAAAGACGTTGGTGTTCAATCCGGCGCTTGTGGTAGTAGCGCCGCACATTCTTTGATCACCAATTCTATGTGCTTTAGGCATTCTTCCTCGGTCTTCCTCTACCACGCTTCACGACAGGTTCCTCAACTTTCTCGACAACCAAAGTTTGTGGTATATTTATTAGAATCATATCATCTTTTGATGTGATTCCTGTAGAACCAAATCCGCCTGTGCGATTAGTTCTGGGCAAAGGACGGGCTGGTGTTTGCTCAATTGTGTATTCCTCATTCTTCACAAGTTCTGCCTGTGCAATACGATCACCGTTGTTAATCGTAACAGCGTTACCAGAAATGTTCCATAGCATGATAAACACTTCTTCAACATAGTCAGAATCAATGACACCTTCCGCATTAGCTAGAACAAGTCCCTGCTTTAGAGATGTTCCAGAACGAGCATGAAGACGAACCGAATATCCTTCTGGAATATCCATGATGCAACCAGTTGGAATTAGAACACGATCACCAGGAGCGATTGTGATAGATCCTGAAAGTAGGCGAGAGAAAGGCTTATTCATATGCGAATAGCCTTTATACTCTCTTTTGCCGGCACCTTGAAAAGCTAGATCAAAGCAAGCAGACTGTGTGGTCTGGTGCTTTGGTATTTGAATATCGGGATGTGTTTTCCAAATCTTCAATGTAGTCATAACAAACTCACTTTCTATTCTGTATCTGAAAATCTTTTCTTACCAAGAGAATACTTGGCGACTAGATTCCACTCACCTTTCTCACCATAAGAGATTATCTTGATGCGGTTTAGAGGTGTTAGTGGCTCTTGTGATTTAGTTTTATCGACTAGCGTGACTAGACCCCATTCTGCTAATAGATTAGCAATCGTGTTTCTTCTGCCACGATCTTCTTCGGAGAAGTCTGTTGGCTTACCGTCCAACATAAACATCTCTTTGAAGTGTACCAAGTAATAATGACCCTGCTTATGTAATATATGACATGACTGATAGAGAGTTTTATCTTTCTTAGATGCTACACCAATACGAGTCAAAGTCTCCTTCACTTTCAAGAAGGCTTGAGGATCAGGAAGTCTTACTTCCACGAAGTCTTCTAGGTTTGCTGTCATTTATGCCACCTTTGTTTAGTTCTTTTCTTATTTGTTCTAACTGGGTAGCGTTTAGCAAAACCAATGCTTCTTTGGCCTTTTCGTTAGAGTAGTTGTAATACTCTTTTACGGCTTCCAAGTCCTCAATGGTTTCACGCTTTTCCCATTTTCTAAAAGGGCGTTTATAGCCTCTAATGCTATTTAGCAAATAGTGATATTGCATATTAGCAGGCAAACCTGGATACTGGTTCATCTCATTGACTTGTAAAACGCAATCGTAGTGAAACGAGAGGGCCCGATTCACCACGAAAGCACTATAGTCTTTTTCATTCTCCAGAACATTCTTCTTAGTCTGTAGAATGGATGGAATGACATCTTTGAATAGATCAGTCAATATTGCCACCATGTAGGTTGAACGGCAAGTTTCTTTACGGTAGGCATCTCGATCTTCTTGAAATACATACCAACATTTTCAGTAATAGGCACAGACCTCAATATCTGTTGTCTAATAAAGTCATGTGGTGTATTCCAGAATAACCAAAGGATGTAATCAGGATCGGCATTCCAAACATCATCATAGTTGAAATGTCTATACTTACCTCCAGTTAACTTTACATGTCCATTGATTTTTGATCCATTGAGTTCTTTTTCTTGTTCTTCTTTTATGGATTTTACTATTGACTTTTCAAATTCTTCGGTTGTCTGAAAAGGACTATTATCGAATGTTTCTTGAACATAAGACTTCTTATATTTTCCCACATTCTCTTCTTGTAAATCTACAATTTGTTTGAGTTCTTTCGCTTTTCTAGCCTCAAAAGATGATTTAGAACCCAATTCTAAACTATTTGAATGATTCGCTTTACTCCAATCCATTTTAGCCATTACTTCACCTCACACTCAACCATGATTTCCGTCAGACAAGCAACCAAGTTTAGTTCCTGATCAGCAACAAAGGCGGACTGATACTGATACTTAGCAAGCGTTACAACCGCAGCGGGAATGGACTCTGGCTTTAGATACTGATTTAGATTATCATACACCGAACGATAAATGCGTGAAGGATCAATGTCAGAGTTTAGAACCACCCACTTACGCATAGCCGTAAAGTCTTTATCTTTGAGAGACTTGATTAGATCGTTAAGGCTGCGAACGCTGTCAAGTTGAGCAGCAAGACCAGCATCAATGCTTCCAGCAACAGAATACCGTTGTAGTTCATTAAGAGTCCTACGATAGTCTGGGAAATACTTTTCGACAACTTTGGCAAGAACTTGTTTGTCATAATCTACACTCTCGATTTTTAGAATCTGTTCAATACGCTTGAACATCTTAGCAGCCATAGCAGGCTTTTCAGTAGACTTCAAGGTAAAGTCAACGACGGAGCATCTAGAATGAATAGCGTCTTTGATCTTTGCCTTGAAGTTACATGTGAAGATGAAAGAACAGTTGGAAGCAAACTTCTCAATAACACCTCTAAGAGCATCTTGCGTATCTGGTGTCAGGCCGTCGGCTTCGTCTAGAATGATAACCTTACGACCACCAGTAAGCGATACGGTCGACGCATAACCTACGACCTTTGTTCTTAGAACATCAATGCCTCTTTCTTCTGAGGAGTTGATGAAAAGATAGTTACAACCGATTTCATCACACATAGCCATGGCTGCGGTAGTTTTACCACAACCAGCGGGCCCAGAAAGAAGGAGATTTGGAATCTCCCCCTTATTCACATATTCTTGAAATGCCTGTTTGATACGATCAGGAAGAACACAGTCCTCGATCTTGTGAGGACGATACTTTTCTACCCAAAGGAAGTCATTGCTCATTCATTTTCCTCATAACGAGATGCGCTAAGTTGCATTATAATAGATGTTAGAAGAAGAAACAACCAGCGATTGATATCATCGTGATCCATAATCCAATAGTAGGATGCAGTTATAAAGTTTACTACACTTAGCAACTCAAAGATAAGCGCCATCATAGTTGTGTCTTCTCCATCACAGTGGTGTAAAACTCTTCAAAGTCTGTGTTCTCCTGAACCTCAGAGTTGAAGTTTGCCTTGAAGTATGTGCGTGCCATACGGCGAATGAGTTTCTTATCAATATCCAGTTTATCACTTAGTTCATTGATAGTCTCTTTCTGTAGTTCTCGCTCGGCACCAACACGAGTCATGGAGTCATTCAACTCCATAATAGCCTTGCGAAAGACCTTGCGTTCTTCTTCGGTTAGTCCCTGAACCGAACGCTGTTGCTGATTATGTCCCATCATACTCATTAGTCTACCTCAATGATTGCTGCCGGATTCACACACATGTCGTGGCCACCATAGATGCCACCAGCATCTTCACACTTTCTATTCTCTGTATAGTCTTGATATGCAATCAATCCTAGTGATAAGAATAGTAGAAATATTCCGCCAAAATATATTCTAGAAAACATGGACATTACTTTGTCTCCAGAGCAACGAAATACTTTAGATTGCCGGCGGCATTCACAAACTTCGCAAAAGCACCTTTCTGGATTTCTACGGTGTAGTCATCAGACAATAGCTTTAGATTCTCTGTGTTGAATGTAGCAGTGAAGTCCTGACCCGCATACTCACCAATCTTCATAGTTCCACTGTTAGATGTATCGTTTGCCTTTTCGTGAATACGAAGTAGCAACTCACCATTTTTACCTACAACAGAGAGATTAGGTAGACCGTTCATGGTGGCAACTTTAAGTAGCTTCTGTAGAATCACATTAGGAAGAGAGAATGTAACATCAATCGTTTGCAACATAATATCCTTATTTGGAGGAGTGATAATAAGATTAGCAGAACAAGCATGATAATCGAATGAAAACTCTCCATCATCTAGAGTAACGGATTCATTATTAAAGGTCAATTCAGGATTCTTTAGTGTTGTTAGATTGCCCAAGAACCGATTTAGATCGTAAATTCCAAATGGTGTTGGAATGTCATCATCAAGTGTTGCTTCAACTAGAATAGACTTCTCAGGTGAGATTGTTTTTTGAATCTTGCCTGCATTTAAAACAACACCACTATTGATCGTGGCAAAGTTCTTTAGGACGGATAGTGTATTCTCACTTAGCTTCATTATATTCTCCTTATCATACCGGATGATGAAATATTGTAGTAGGTTTTTGTTCTACTGTCAAGACTATTTTTATCTTATCTTTCAGTTCCTGTAATGAACCATCATTATCTATGATGTAATCTGGCACAACATAGTTCCATGCTGTCTCCGATATATGCATTTTGGATAGTTCTTCTTTTGTGGGTGCATTACCTCTATTGACCTGAACTATGATACCACCGGCACTCCGAACAAAATCGATTTCGTTTGGAAAACGAACATCGGAGATAACCACATCATCATATCCATGAATGCGTTTCTCTAATGCGGCAATCCAGATGTTATCTGCGATTCCGTGCCGACATGCTTCGGTACCCATCTTTTGTAGAATGAGCCGTGGAGTAACCTCATAGCCGAGTTTATGTGACCACCACGGATCAACACGCTCACGAAATGCTCTAGAAGCGTTTGAGTCACCCTCTAGAAGACCTCGTGGCCATGTGAAGATTGTGGCAACGGCATCCTTTAGAGCATCAGCAAAACTAAACTTATGATATTCATGTTCTCTTACTAAAATATCTGCTACCGTACCTTTACCTGCACCAATAAATCCTACCAAACCAATAATCATTTTATATTCTCCCTACATCTATCACCATGCCATCTACTATAGTTTGTTTGGTTGGTTCCACTTTTACCGCATATTGGACATATCCATTTCATGGTAAAGTTATGTGTCCCATTTGCCAATCGTTTTTTATTCTCATTCTTCATCATCTCTTGGTGTAAACCTTTTTCAACTCTTTCGTGAATCGGATTGTTTTCACCTAATAAGTTGTGTGTTCCTTCAAGAATCCTCTTGGCGTTTTGTATTCTTTGAATAGATCCTGATTGAAGATGGTGTGTTCTTTTAGATATTTTATCCAAATGAATCTGCCTGTTCTTTTCACGATTTTTTGATCTTGAAAAGGATGTTTGTTTGATTCTAACAACATCTTTTGTTGCTTACTAACTAGTGCGGATCGTTCCTCACTTGTTAGTGTCATATGACCTGTGCGATACATTGCCCAACAGGCACCATAGTCTCCTTGACTAAAATGTATATCATAATGCTCTTTTGCCGCAATGGCAACAAGATTCAAAGGATCATTATTAGAATGATTTCCATCTTTATGATGGATATGATAACCCTTTGGAATTGGACCAAAATGTTCTGTATAGATCCGACGATAAATAGACATAGGCTGGCGCTCCTTCATAGCGTTAGGGTAGGCAGGTGTTGGTAGCACCGTGGCCTACATCTATTTAGTATTCCTCTTATCTCAAGTTTCCCGAGAGTGCTGCGACTGCGGGTAGATCACCTTGGAAGCCATATGTTCCAACGTGGGTTGTCTTCATCCATGGGCATAGCCAAATCTTAATACCAATCTTTCGTGACCACTGACAGAACATGTAATCTTCCGAGAGATAACGATGTGAATCAGGATCAATAACCGTATCAAAGAATGCATGAATGTATCTTGAACCATCAAAGTTAGCCTGACCAATGTGATCGGGCTTATAGTTTAGTTCTGGATATGCTTCTTTGAATTTGTCAAATACTTCACGCTTGACCATCATGTAGCCTGTGCCGATTTCCATAACTTCGACAGGTTCAGTTACACGGAAAGATGTTGTGCCTGGAACAGGATTAAAAACAAAGTCACCAGTAATCTGATCAAGATCACCAGGATTAAAACCATCACGCAGTTTGATATTCTCGCCATCAACTTTACTATTCTTCTGAATAGCATTGACGATGTTTGACCAGTTGATTGACTTCTTTGGATATGGGCCGCCGATGATATCACGATCAAGTGCCAGAAGTGCTAGAACATCCTGAGGATTGAAATTGATATCAGCGTCGATGAATAGTAGATGTGTGCAACCAGAACGAAGAAACTCATCAACCAAATAGTTTCTTGCTCTTGTAATTAGAGACTCATTAAAGATGAATGAAAAGCGGCATTCAATACCATACTGAATACAGATAGCTTGTAAATCGAGACATGCTTTAGCGTAAAGACCTAGACACTGACCACCATAACAAGGTGTTGCTACAAACAACTTCTTCTTTCTCAATTCATCCGCACTGATTTTTATTTCCATATTATTCTCCATAAACGAATAGCGTAGGGTCATTTCTGTCCCTACGCTTATATAGCAGACTTTTTACAAATCAGCCAGCAATGCGATAGAATGCTGTGCGCTTGCCATTTACATTGCGATAGTTAGTATAGATTGTGTAATCTTCACGAAGATCATAAACACGCTTGCCGACGGCACTGCGAGGAACACGGGCTAGTGAAGCAATCTTATCGGCAGTAACACCAGCACCGGTGTTGTGACGCCATAGAACGTTTTCAATCTTCTCAATCTGAGTCTTACGTGGGGTAGCCATTATATATTTCTCCATTCAAAGTTTTGATGCTGGTGGTCGTGAAAGAAAAGGCCCCGTGTATAACCACCAGCATCATTTTACTATACACGGGTATTCTTGTTATGGGTTAGAAAGCAATCTCTTCACCCACTTTGGCTGTTTCCGATTCCGAAACAGGCTGCGGATCAATGGTTTCATCGACTTTCTTATAGAGTTCCATAAACGCATTCTTAGTATCCACATCAAAGCGGTTCAAGCACAGTTCAAGTGCCTTCACACGGTTCTGCCCAAAGATAGAATAAGCCTCACAGATATGGACGAGACGACGAGTGGAGATGATTTCAGACAAAGCACCTTCATAGAAGGACTTGCGAATAACATCTGCCCAAGTCACCAGTTTATCCACAAACTCTTTTGCTTCAATACCAGAAGCACCAAGAACATTGTTGAGGATCTTAGTCTCGGTTTTCTGTGCAGGATATTCCTGCTCCATAGTGATAGAGAAACGCTCAAGGAACGCTTCGTTCATAACGTTGGTGCCAATAAAGCGACCATCGTCAGAACCCTTACCCTTGGTGTTTGCTGTAGCAATCACATTGAAACCATTTTCAGGATGAACAAGGCGATTGATCTTCTTGAGGAAGACAGACTTGCCTTCGAGAACAGGCTGGAGACACATTAGTTTATTAGAACCAAGGTCAACTTCGTCTAGAAGGAGAACCGCACCACGAGTCATAGCCGTGATAACAGGACCATCCTGCCAAACGGTCTGACCATCGACAAGTCGGAAACCACCGATAAGGTCATCTTCGTCAGTTTCAATAGTAATATTGACACGGACACATTCACGCTTTTCCTGAGCGCAAACCTGTTCGACCATCATAGTCTTACCGTTACCAGAAAGACCCGTGATATATGCAGGATAAAACTTCTTAGACTTGATAATAGCACGAACATCGGCAAAGTTACCGAACGGCACATAACCCGAAGCCTTTTCGGGCACAAGGGAGATTTCAGCGGTTGCGCTAGTAGAAGGAGCAGACATAGAAACAGTCGAAGCCATAGCAATCATATTTTCGGTAACAGGAACAACAGACTGGATCTTAGCAGTCTTACGAGGAGCCTTTACTTTAGTAACAGGCGCAGAAGTGGCAACAACGGAACCACTATGCTCAGGAAGAGCATATACACCACGACCGAGGCGCCGAGCAGGGTCGTTCCAAACCCAGCGTGGGCGTGGAAGATTATACTTTTCAGCCAATTCAATTGCCTGTTGACGGGTAATTTCAGTCACACCACCCAACTCGAACCGAACTTTGTCGAGAAACACATCACGATCATTAGTCATATGAGATTTTCCTTTCACATTTCTCATTATATAAGGATTATAGCACAAGGAAGGGGTCTTGTCAACCCCTTCCTAAGTCTTTGATTTTATGCAACCTTCTTGGCCTGACCAGTTACGTGGTCGATAAAGTTCCGAAGAAGGACACGATTTACAGCCTTCTTAGCGGCAAACTTGGAGAATGCCTTAGCCATAACTTTCGTGGACTTGCTGTTGTCGATTTCAAGACCTACATCACCTTCTCTTAGAGCATTGGCATCGATGACATAATAATCATCGTAACCGGCACTCTTGACAGGATAGAACTTGTTATCTTTCCAGAACTTTTGAACCTTGCTCTTATGCTCCATTGTGTTTTGATCCAAGAAACGATATGTAAATCTGGTCCAAGACTCTGTAAAGAGAAAGAACCCGATAAGATTGCAACCAGTCTGGTCTTTCAGAATACGCAGAAAGATGTTGGTGTTGTTAGTGTAACCATTACTATGAGGCCAAATCTCATGCGTTCTACCTGTAATCTTGTCGGTGTAAAAATACTGTCTCTTACGCCGACCAAGAGAGTATGATTTGTTGTTATTAGTTTCGTTAAACACGCCATTGAATCCGTTAGCATCACCGTCCGTAAGAACAATGGTGTTCACGATTTCAAGTTTATACTTGGCACGAAAATCATTTACAATCTTCGGCGCAAGAATAAGAGCCTCATTCAAAGGCGTGCCACCCATACCGTCACAGTAAAGATAAGCACCATGAGCCATACCCCACAAGAAAGTCATAGCCTCATTTAGTTCTGCCGTATTCATTTTAGACGACAGGAACTGACGAAGACATACTTTATTCAGTTCCAGAATGTTTTGACCTTCGTAAGTATATGCATTATTACCATGAGCATCTTTGAGCGCATAGACTTCAAAGGGCACCTGGATCTGCTTACAGAATAAAACCAGTGTAAACAACTGTTTCATTGTATGCTTTAGACCGAACAGCATGGAACCAGACCAGTCAAGAAACATAACGAAACCGTGGTTCTTGCCTTCAGGAATGATAGACAAACGACGGAAGATATCATCGTTATACTTGTAAGAGTGGAGTTTGTTGGTATCAATCATACCAGTCTTAGCGATAGAGATGCGAGAATAAAGTTCGGCACTCTTGCGCTGTTCAAACTCTTTTACAAGAAACGAAATAGTATCTTTTTCTTTTGATCGCCATTCCATAAACTCACGGCGAAATTCGGCGAACCGAGGCGGATCAATACCACGCCAGTGACCATTGGTCATTTCTTTACGCCAATCGGCAAGGACAACTTTGTAGTTGTCAATGCACTGACTATAATCAATCTGAGGAAGCGAAAGATAGATATAGTCCGTGTTAGCATCACGAACAAGTTCCTCACGCTTCTTTTCCCAGACGCTATCAGTAACGGACTCTGGTGCTTTATCATTCACAACACCATCAGAACCGGCACCACGAGAAGGTCCACCAGAACCAGTAGGCGCTATATCACCTTCGCCAGTGCTCCGACCTTTGCCACCTTTGGCATCATCATCTTCACCATCTTCCCAACCATCAGCATCATCTGACATTTCCATGTCAAATTCATCACCGTCTTCACCGTTCTCGGAAGCACCAAGACCGATATCAATATCGTCAGGCTGATTTTCAATCTGACCCTTACAGAACCGATAAACTTCTTCGGTCAGTTCGATAACTTCGGCAAAAGTTTCAGCATTCTCAACACGCTTCAACAATGCCTTTTCTTCGGGTGTAAACTCGATATTGAGATTGACATTACCACCCTTGAAATAGATATTCAAGCGGTCGATAAAGTTCATGCCGTTGATATCACGACCAGTGGTGCCAAAGAAGTTGCGATCAAACAACTCTTTGTAACCAAGAAGATAGTTTTTGCGAAGGCCAGGATAACGGCGCTTCTGGCGCTTGTCAATGCGAGCATCTTCAATAACGTTAAGAAAGCCAGCAACAGTTTTAGTCAACTGGTCAGTCAGTTCGCTACCAAATACACGCTTGGCAATACCTTCATATGCTTTACGATATTCTTCTGCATTAGGTGTATCAATCGCATGGGCAGTTTCGTGACCAATAAGCAAATGTTCAAGGTCAGCAGAAACATCCTGCCACACAGGCAGCATAAGAATACGATTCTTGAGGTCAAACATAGCAGTCTTAATACCAGACTGATGCTGGACCGTAATGTTTTCCGTAGCAAGAAGTTTTGCTAGAAGCGAATTGGAAGAAGTAGAGATAACCGACATTTGTTTCCTTTCACGATTTTCAATATCATAGCAAAACCGGTTGCATTTGTCAAGTCATAATGAAATCAATGAGTTATGGTGTTCGTTGACAACCAATTCAGTGGAATCGATCACATTGTCTAGGACGTTTACAATCAAACGGAATGCTCGTGCCGACGGTTGACGCTGCCATGCATACCACTGACTTTTCTTTCCGTTCTCATAAGGAGGTAACTCGCCTCTAGTATAATACTGATTTGCGGTCGGGTCAACTATTTTTTCACCGTCTTGCAGCCACCAATGGTATTCATTCCTGTGATCTTCACCACGCATGGGCACGAGCAGGTCGGTGTCGAACATATAAAACATAGCCTGTGTGACATGATAACAATGACCATATGTAGGATTGATTTTGTTTTCTTCTTTGTATCTTTTAGAAAGATAGGATTGATCCAATGTTTCTAGTATCTTATTGGAAGCCCATTCTATGTTTCTATCAGTGTATTCTAGAGGAACAAACGACAAACGACGGACCTTGAAAGCCCGCCATTTGCCATCAATCTCTTTATACGAAAAGAGTTCTGCTACCTTCAACCAACCATTCCCTTTACCAATCTATAAACGATGTATAGTAAGAATGGTAGAATTAGCCAATGAATGGCATGTTCCATTTGTGACTGTATAGCATAGAAGTTGAAGTAATGAGAGTCAGGAGTAAACGTCATCTTCCCACCTGTGTTAGATACTTAGCCTTGGTTTCTTCCCAATCCATATAGATCAGATCATCATAAAATAGTGTTTCATGTGATACTCGGTCCTGTTCAATCAAGGATCGAATCCGTTTAGCCGCATACTTTTCTTTCCAGTTATTCACGAGTGCATCGTAACTAGTATCGATGGTCTTCACCAACTTATCTTCTGTAATGTCTTTACGAAGAAACTCGCAAGCATTGTTGTATAAAGGAGCAAAGTAGATACCACGAGCATGTTCTGAACGAACTAATTCTTTTGGAACACCGAGTTGTGAATAGATGAATGTATAAGAACGGTTCTTATGGTCACGTTTGAAAGGCATACCATCAAGGTTCTTCGCTTCATACCATTCAAAATACTTGCGAGTATGGTTCTTCTTCAACCAATCCAACATTTGCTTTACAACAGGTTTTCTCGTTTCATAAGAGACAGAACCGCTTGTGAAGCCCATTTTCTTCCAATGTGTAAGTCTATCATACTGCGATAGACCACCAGTCTTATTTCTACCGTATAGAGATGTAGTAGTGACACCAACGAGCGTATCATTGTATTGATCCTTCCAATCTTGTTGCACCTTGTCAGCAAGACAAAGTAAGGCTAGCAACTTGCCGCCTGTGTAATTGTAACCTAGAGGCTGTAGAGGAACGATAGTAGAACCAATAGCAGTATGATTGATCATACCTTGACTAGTCTTAACGTCACGGTCCCAGCCAATAAACTTATCTCTCGGTGTAAGATCGAGAAAGTCGGATGAAACACAGATAACACCAAGATACTTGCCTGTAACATCATCTTGAACAAGATAAGAAAGATTACGTCCAATGTTGGAGTTATTCTTCATCGTGGATGTAAAATTACGGATTGTGTTCCAAGTCTCTTGCAACTTAAATTGCGGTGTGTATACCAGTACAGGTTTTAGATTGATATAATCTTGAGGTTCTTTTGGAATCCAAATATTCTCTTTGATCTTCATTATTTCTCGTTCAGCTTCAAGATCAACCATTTGCCTTTCTTCACCAAAAAGCGTAGAGACCTCGTGTGTAGGATATTTGATGTGAACTTCTAACCACTTCTGAAAAAGTGTATACTCTTCCACTGTCATGTTGGATACAGTAGTAAGATCATCAACAACAACCTTTTTAAGTTCATCATCTGATAGTGCTTCAATAGACTTAGGATCAAACTTAGCCTGAAATTCGACCCATTGTCTTTCTACATCTTTTAGTTCTTCATCAGTCTTTGCCACTCATTTCTCCATTATACAGTAACTCAAATGCGCCTTCTGGAAATGTTTTACCTTTAGGGAATCCTACAAGCGATACTATACCAGCATCCGAAAACATCTGTTCGATAGTATATATTTCATCAATCATCAGTTCTCTATTGATATAGGGAAAGTCAGATTTGATTCTCACAACATCACCTGATTTGAACGGTGAAAAGTTAGTTCTCACTTCCAACGTTCCTTGATTTCTTTTACACGATCTTGGAGATATTGTTCAATGATAGCTTTTTCATTATTGTGCTTATACTTTACTGCGAGGTGATTGCGTAGTTCAAAGTCAAAGGCTGTCATCAACATCCAATCATGTGAGTATGAATGTGTTTTGTGCGGATCAGTTTTTGCCATACTGCTTACTCCAGAGATAGTTGTTTAGATATACGACAAAAGTCGCCACCTTATTCATAAACGAACTATTCCAGAACCAATGATTGTATCTCATACGAATTGTCCTTTCGTTAGAAAACCTACAATGTAGATTACACTGATTATTGCTTGAATGGTCATAAGCGACCATTTGCGCCACATATAACCAACAATGAACCATCCTATATTACCGACAATCTGAACTGCCAAGTTCAGTGGATAGATGTTCCAAGCAGTTAAAACGGCGCCGGTGATAACCAGCGCCGTCGATGTCCATTCTAAAAAGAACTCACTGTCAAATTTCATTTATGGTCATACCTTTTTCACCTACTACTAGTTCCATTCCTATAACGTATTTGTCCGTATTGCTATTGTTAGGAACAGTCCAGTGATCTAGAGACGATTGGAAGACAACAACATCTCCTTCATTCATATTCACATTATACTCGCCATATTCAGGAATGTCAATATACAAACTTCCTGCATTGTCATCTTTTCTAATGTAGTATAACACACCAATGACTATGTGTTCCTCTTTCTTCAAATGATTGTGGTTATGCCTAGCAACAAAAGTTCCTGGCGGATATCTATTGGCCCACATTCCTGCAACGGCAGCGTCCTCTTCTTTTATAGAGACACTATCAAGATACTCACGCATAACATCTTTAAGGAACACAACCAAATCTTTCAACTCTTCCCATTTGTATAATTGTCTTCCTTCATCTTCTACATTATGAAATGAGCAACTACCGTTTAGAATGAACCAAGGAACTTTGTTTGATTGACTTGTTATATCTCTAAGTTTGTCTGATATGGACTGATATAACTCTGGTGTGCTATCGTAACGTGTTCTTAGTATCTTGGTTGTGCCTAATTCTAATATCACTTTAGCACCAACCAAAACCTTCTGTAATGATCCATCTCACCGATTATGTTTTCTCTTTCATTAGTCCAACTATAAAGATGGTTGTTTCTCATGTCAGATGTTAGCCAACCACCCATACAGTCTAACTCGGGAATATCGAAACGAATGAACTTGCACCCTAACGATGTAAGATGTTCTTCAATCTCTTCTTGTGTGAATTGTGGATTCTCACACTTGAAAGGACCATAAACTGGATGTCTCATATGCTTATCTGTAGGATAAACTGCGGACTCTAGTATCATTGTGTTGGTATGATTTAACGCACATTCTAAATCTTGTTTCCAGTTCTTAACATGATAGATAACACCGATGTGTAGAACTAGATCAAACTTTTTACCAAGATCATACTTTTCATTTTGATTGAAACAGATTGTCTTTGGTGTGAAGTTATACTGCTTTAGATTGTTTCTTATGGATGTTAGATGCTCTTGTCTTACGTCGGAGAAAGTAACATCGGCACCGAGTTTTAGTAACTCGATACCAATATCACCATGAGCAGCACCTAGTTCAAGAACAGTTTTGCCGTTGAACCAGCCCTTACCAAAGATGCTAACAACTCTATCAATACGCTTGTTAGCCCAATCTTCATAAAAAAGATATTTCATTCCCAGCCCATTTGCGATAGACCTGTCCATAGACTATCAATATTGTATGTCTGATATCCGTATCGGATATCATCGATTATCATTAGCATCATCATCTCCCATCATAGTGCGGAAATCAAAGTCTTCTGTTAGTTTTTCTTCTTCTTTCTTTTCCCTAAGAGCGGATAAATCTGCACCTATTTTTTGCAAAGTCATCATTAGGATAGCGTCTCTAAGGATAGAGTTTACAGTCTGACCCTGTTTCAACTGTAGGTCTTCCATAATCTCAGGAGTTACAGCGAGTCTATCCATGCCTTCACCAGAAACACTAGGCGCCATTACCCAGGCAATCTTTCCTTCATCCATCAATCGTTCCGACTCTGCCATAGCACGCAGGAAAAACTTATCTAGCATATTCATTCCTTTCAGTTAGATGAATATAATACTCTATTCTTGGGCGCTTGTCAAGACCGAAAAGTTCTTTACCTTTTCAAACTTCAAGGTTCTCTGGAATCTATCGACCATACTGTCCTTATGTGAGATAACGAAGATGTTTGTTCCTTTGTCTCCCATATCCCACATGATCTTAAGGAACTCGTCGATACCACTAGCGTCCATGGCACGGTCGAGTATTTCATCAAACACCAGAATATTGACATTCACGGAGTTTTTTAGTTTAGCAATCTGTCTCCATGTTAGAAGTATGGCCAAATCAATTCGGAGTTTCTCTCCTTCGGAGAAGTTCTGATAGGAGAACTCGTCTCGGAAACGACTCTTGATGGATTCGTTAAAGGATTCGTCAATGTTAAAGTTAACAAAGAAACCCAGTTTAGCCAGGTATTTGTTGATATGCTTATTGATGATAGGTAGATATTGCTTAATGATTCGAGTCTTGATTCCACCATCTTTGAGTAGGGTGATGGCCGTGTCAATGTATTGTCTGTCATCTAGAAGGGCCTTCTTCTCTTCTTCGAGGGTGGAAATATCATGTTGAACGACTTGGAGTTGTCGTTCTGACTCTTGGGTGGTTTTGTCCGATGTAGCGAATGATTCAATCTGCTCCACGATTTGACGAAGATTATTAGCAGTATTGTTATAGGTAGCCTTAGCAGATGAAAGATCCAACTTAATCTTGTTGATGTTCTGTAAGATTTCATCTATGCGCTCGATTTCAGATAGAACGGAGTTGATTTGTTCCTCGATCTTATTTAGTCCATCTCCATATTCAGCAATCTTCTTGTCATTATCTGTCATCATATTGAACTTATGTTCATGACTGATATCCTGCTTACAAGTTGGACAGGTATCATTATCATGATAGAAAAAGTTTTCTTTTACAACTCTTTCTTTATTGCCTTCAATCTTGGCCTTGAATGCGACCAACTTGGAATGCTTAGTCTTTAATGGTGTTAGGTTTAGGTCTTGATCGGTTGCTTTCTCAAAATCAATTTTAAGATTTTCAACAATACATTCTTGCTTAATGGACTCTTGCGTAAGTTCGTCCTTCCTTGCTTCAAGTTCTTTCAACTTCTCTTCGTTATTAGCACGAAGGGAAGCAAGTGTCTTTTCAATGTAAGACTTATTCTCATTCTTGCTAGTCAAGACAACACGGTTCTTTTCTAGACCTTCTTTGTTCATTTGTAGTTTATTCTTTACAACCGTAGACATGGCGGTAAAGATTTGAATGTCCAAAAGATCCTCGATAACAGACCGACGATCATTGGATGACAACTGCATGAAAGGAACAAACGATGCTGAACCAAGAATAACAATCTGTGTGAATGACTTATAGTTCATCTTTAGAATATATTTTTCTAGATGTTCCTGATAGTCTTTAGCAGCGGCATCTTGATTGATCTTTACATCGTTACAGTAGATTTCAAACACATTAGGTTTGGCACCACGGATAACTTTGTACCGCTTGTTGTTTGCGGTAAACTCAATCTCAACAAGGCAGTTTTTGTTATTAATGCTATTTACAACATTACCTTTGTTCACCTTACGAAACGGCTTACCGAAAAGAACAAAGCACAGGGCATCAAGCAATGTTGATTTCCCTGCGCCGTTGTGACCCATAATAAGAGTATTCTTATGAGAGTCTAGTTCTATTTCAGTAAACACATTTCCAGATGATAGAAAATTTTTGTATCTAATCACATGGAATGTTATCATTAAAAATCTCTTGTTGGTGTCTTTCCTTGTAACAGATCCTTGATTTCTTGACCCGTTAGTGTCTCGTATGTTAGCAGACCTTCTGCTAGTTTGTCAAGGTCTTTTTTATGATATGTAAGAATATCTTTTGCTGTTTTATATCCTTCCTCAACCAACTTTAGGACTTCTTCATCAACAGTCTTTTGAGTCTCTTCTGAAATCTTAGGACTATTGAACATATCAGCACCAGGTGTTGAATATGCCATTCTACCTAGTTTACGAGAGAATCCATATTCAGTAACCATTGCTCTTGCTAGTTTTGTCGCTTGCTGGATATCACCCGAAGCACCAGAAGTTACCTTCTCGTTACCAAAGATGATTTCTTCTGCTACACGACCACCCATAGCCATAGCAAGTTGAGCAATCATTTCCTCATAAGACTGTGAGATTTTATCTCTTTCAGGTAGTGACTGAACCATACCAAGAGCACCGCCACGAGGAATGATTGTCGCTTTGTGGATTGGAATAGAACCAGTCATGTTGAGAGAAACAAGAGCGTGACCTGCTTCGTGATAGGCTGTCATTCTCTTTTCATCTTCTGTCATTAGAAGTGTTCTATGTTCTGCTCCCATTAGGATCTTATCACGGGCATCCTCAAACTCACTACTAGTAACAATACGCTTTGAACGGCGTGCTGCTAGTAGTGCTGCTTCATTGACAAGATTAGCAAGATCGGCACCAGAAAAACCTGGTGTTCCTCTTGCAACAGTCTTTAGATCAACATCAGGACCAATAGGAACCTTGCGTGTGTGAACTTTCAAAATCTTTTCACGACCAACAAAGTCTGGATTAGGAACCTGAACCTGTCTATCAAAACGACCAGGACGAGTTAGTGCCTTATCTAGAACATCTACACGGTTGGTAGCAGCGATAACAATAACACCTTCGTTATCATTGAAACCATCCATTTCAACAAGCATGGCGTTTAGTGTCTGATCTCTTTCATCATTACCACTAAATCCATTTGCTCTAGAACGACCAACGGCGTCGATTTCGTCAATGAAGATAATGCAAGGAGCATTCTTCTTTGCTTGCTCAAACATATCACGGACACGAGAAGCACCGACACCGACAAACATTTCAACGAAGTCAGAACCGGAAATGCTAAAGAACGGAACGCCCGCTTCACCAGCAACCGCTCTTGCTAGTAGAGTTTTACCTGTACCAGGAGGACCAACAAGTAGAACACCACGAGGAATCTTACCACCTAGTCGTTCAAACTTATGCGGATCCTGTAGAAACTCCACAACTTCCTGTAAGTCTTCTTTTGCTTGATCTACACCAGCAACATCATCAAATGTCTTTGTTCCATTTGCTTCTGTTAGCAGTTTAGCCTTTGACTTGCCAAAGGACATAGGACCACCCATGCCACCACCTTGACGGCGAGACAGAAAAATCCATAGACCAAAAAAGAATACAACAGGAAGTAGATTTAGAAATAGTGTTGTCCAGAAAGATGATTCAGGATCATCCGACTTCACTGTAATGTGAACCTTATGTTCCTCTAGTTTAGGCATAAGATTTGTTAGTGAGGCAACATAAGTTGTAAATGATCTATTGTCAGTTTTATAATGTCCTGTGACTTGACTACCATAGATAGTGATATCATGGACGTTATTATGTTCTACCTGTGTCATAAAATCTGTATAAGCGATTTCGTTTGTTGTGTTACGACCTCTGCTTTCCATAGAAAAAGCAAAAAGCATAGCAGCAATCAACAGAAATGCTACCCAAGGGATTAGTTTTTTCATATCATATTATCCTATACTGTTTCAACCTGTAAGGCTTCGTTATATACATCAATCATAAACTTTTTCATTCTATCATTATTTACTGATAGTGTCAACCCTTCAACATACTTTTTTAGTATGCTTACGGTATCTTCGGCCTCGTCAATCTCCACATCTTCTTCGGAATCTAGTAAAACTGTAGGATCTTCAACAATCTGAATGTCCAGTGGACCTGCTTTGTAAATGGAATCAAAGAGCAAATCAAATGCGTATGGATTGCTTTTGTTCACTACAATCAGTTTGACGTAGCAATCTTTATACATACTGAAATCTGTTTTCTGGATTTTCTCTATAATATCCGGATTAGCAACATCATCATACTTAGCAATACGGAACATTCTATGCGGATTCTGTATGAACTCTAGTTTCCTGGATGCAGTATCCAGGACAGAAAATCCTCTAGGGTCCGAGTAATCGTGCCAAGTATACTCACCAAAGGCGCCAATATAAGTAATATTACCAACAGTGCTACGGTGGTGATAGTGACCTGAATATACAGCGTCAAAGTTTTCAAAGAGTTTGCGATCCAATCCATGATCTGATATAAGTCCTCTGTGCATAGTGAAACCGTTCAACTCAAGGTGACCCATGAGGATCGGTGCTTTAGGATGTTTGATTGCTTCCATGGACTCTTCATAGTTAGAGTCGGTAATCCATGGCATTATTTGAATATCAAGGCCGTCAATATTGATAAGAGTAGGAACGCTATAAGTCCTAATGTGAGTATATCGCCCACGGACAACTTCGTCGAGAGCGTTGACTTCGTGTGTATCCTTGTAATAAGAGTCATGATTGCCTTGTATAATGTGAGTTTCAATGCCTCTCTCCTCTAATGGTTCAAAGAAGTCCTCACGCAGGCGCTTGGCCGACATAAAGTTGATATACTTTCTACGGTCATAGATATCTCCAAGATGAATGACATGCTTGATGTTATTAGCATCAATATAATCAATGAACCACTTCCAACATTTCTTTTGATACGTCTGAAACGCCGGATTATCATTTCTGACTCCGGCGTGTGTATCGGTAGGCATAGCAATCAGCGCCATAGTTTATCCTTTAGTTCCAAAAATATATTCTTGGACACAGTATACATCAAAAAGATGAACTCGTCAATCTTTTCTGGTAGCCACTTTATACGTTTCAATTTCCGTCTCTCTTATCCATCCTAAGTTTGCCATTCTTCTCATTATCTTCTCTTTGTCCTGAGGATTCAAAGGAATCGGTTCACATACTTTATCACAGAACCATTCTATATTCTGATCTACCTCGGCGACGAAATCATCTATATCCATTATCGTCTTCCTATTTTATATCGTGATGCGACAGTCATTTCCTGATCATATTCTAGAATAGCCTTGTCAATAGCCTTACGAATACTTTCTAGCCTTGAACGATAGTTTCCACGAATGTGGACTCTTTCGCCTTTATTTCTCAAGGATGAAATCAATGTCTGTACCTGAAACGGCACTTCAAAGTCATTCTCTTCTTTCATCATCTTCTCCTATAAACTTTTCGAGTCCTTCTTTTTTTACTTTACGCTTGGCTTTCTTCTCTTCCTCACGTTTCTCAAAACGATCAATAAAGTCATTAATGTTATCATATATCTGAGTATTCATAACGTGGTTGTCTGCACTATCTAAAAGTAGTGAATGACTGTCAATGTTAAAACCTTCAAAATGTTGAGTAGTATCTAGAATACTTTCCTGAAACTTCTTATACATTATATATCGATTCTTTTCTTCCTTGTTTATGCGGCGATGAAAAGCGTAGTAAATAATCTGTGTGAAGTATGCGAACGGATTGCTATACTTATCCGAGTCAAAGTTATCAAAATACATCAAACAGTTTTCAATAGCATCAGACTTCATTTCATCGACAAATGAGTAGTTCATGAACCTTGGCTTATGTGCTAGGTTTTCCGCAATCAGGAAAATGCATTTGCCTATGTAATCTGATAGCATAGGCTTTTCTCTACCTTCTAATTCAGCAACTTTACATTGTTTCTTATATTCAACGATCTCGGCAAAGAACCGTTCATTATCTACGTAGTGATTTTTTTTCTTTTTAGTCATTGTTATCTCCCTGAAACGGGCAGGTACCTCGTTCTCTATTTCTTTTTCTTAACTGTAACGCTCTTTTCCAACCATAGAACGAAACTGATTTTGAATCAAGTATGTTCTTTTTAAACTCTTGGTCGGTCACCAAGTGATTATGGACTTTCAATTTTTTCTCTGACAAAGGAATCAAATGCACCAAAGGATTACCTACAGGTATGTTGAACATACCGTTCCTAACTGGAAACATAAAGTTCACGTTAATCTGTGATACTATATCAAAGTTTATGACTCCTGGCAAGACTTTTATTTCAAGTTTATCAAGTGACCATTCCGCACCCAGCCACGCAAACTGGATACCTGTAGTTTCTCTAAACGCCCATGGACTTAGTAGTTTTATGTGGTGATGATTAGGAAAAGAATCGCCAAGCTGTTCCCTAGGATGATCTTGAGGAGAATCTCCTTGTGAATAACAATAGTTATAACTACCGTTCTCTACTCTAAATGAGATGTCACACCAATTCTCGATGATGACTCCTTTTTTATATAACTCTATGAACGCATAACAATCTCTCACTGTCATGTTGTCTTCTACATAAAAAGGAACTTTTTCTGATTGTCGAAACTGTGGTTGATGTGGTGTCATCTTTCGCCACCATTCCGGTATAGCTTTAGATGCTTTGATGATAGGTGTAGTCAGATATACGGTGTTATTTGTTGTGAAGCAGTCCAGATGAATCTCTGGTGTGCGGTGAAAAAAGTTGAACAATTTATCACTTTCTTTCATTTTAGGGCTTGACAGGTTTCCAACTTTGTGTATAATATGCTCCGCATCCAACCACCAAGTATTAACCAAAATGCAACCTACGAGCGAAGCGAGTGTTGCGAAGCAACTACTTAGCAGTAGTAAATCCTGGTTCCGTTAGCATCGTGAGTTTGTCTATGTGCCGTTTAAGCACAGAACCCCTATCAGGCCACTTGATGATAGGCTGATCGGCATTCTTAGCCAAGTTCTGTAATAGTGGTAGATAAATCTTTCGGATCGCCACGAGTCTCTCCTTGAGATCATCCACCTCGTCACTGATAGGTGTAAGGTCTGTCTCTTCCTCAAAAGTAAATCCGAAGTCGTTTAGATCCTTATCTAAATCAAAATACTTACTATCCATTAGTGAAATGTCCTTTTGTTGTAAGAGCATACCTCAGGAGTTTCTTCTGGTTCAGGCTCGATAACTTCTTCATGTTGTTCCTCAAGAGATTTATTAGACGATTGTGCGTTAGCCCAATAGTAATCATTTATTTGTTCCGATACATTGGAAATAAGCAATACATCATCAGCATGGATGACAAACTCTTGGCTGTCACAAATCTTTGTGAATACCCAGGGAATGAAAGAGACTGAAAGATATCCATGGTGAGGTGATTGTGCGTAAACAACTTTCAAAGGGTTACATAACATATATAGCACACCTTTTTCGTCTTCATATTCTACTGTCTCGGATACGATATCTTCACCATTCTGTAGTCTAATGAACTTGGCTTGTGGTAGTTCATCATTCATAACTCACCCTTTCATGTCTATCTTGTAGATTTTGAACTTGAACTTTTCTTCGTTATATGTTTTGATTCGTTCAAAAAAGTGTTTAAGAGTATAGTTCTCTTTGGACTTCCAGCTAAAGTCGTCGGCAATGTCATATAAGGTGGCGGATTTCTTTGTGTCACTAACCCTAAGACCTCTACCGATTGATTGTAGGTTACGAATCTTGGACTTGGAAGGAGATGCAAAGACCACATTATCGAGGGCCACGATATTAGTACCAGTGCTAAGAACACCAACGGACCCAACAATAATAGCATTGGACTCTTTTTCGATGATTGTTCGTATGCGTTCTCTGTCTTCAACATCTGTTCCTCCATGAATAAAGAATACTTTTCTACCTTCTTTCACCTTGCTATTTATGCTGTCGTATAGGACCTTACCATGTAGATCTACATAGTTGAAAAGCAGAAGTGTGTTACCTTCAAGTGATAAAGCTAGATTTGTAATGAATGTATTTCTAGCTGGATTGGTAATGATATATTTGATCTCACTTTCATATGACGCAGACTTCATATACTTACATTCTTCTTCACCATATTTGAGTAATAGACATTTGATTGATAGTTCTGCAAGTTGTTTCTTCTTCATCAATTCAGCGGAAGTAGTAGCTTTATAGATTTGTCCAAACAGACCTATTAGCTGCCATTCATGCGACTTGGCACCTGAAAGAGTTCCTGTTACACCAAGACGATACTCTGCTTTGACACATTTTCCTACAATATCAGTGAGCGCCTTTGCTTGAGCTTGATGCACTTCGTCACAGATAACATAATCAAACTGTGCAAAGTATTCTTTAGGCATTCTTTGTAATGATTGCCATGTTGATATGATGATAGGCTTTGATGATTCCTTATCACGACCTGAATAGACACGATGACAATACTTCTCCATGTCTTTACCATTCTTAACAGAATAGTCTTCAAAGTCAGAATACATCTGTTCCACAAGAGCAGAACGAGGAACAATCAATAGTCCTCGCTTACCCTTTTTAAGAAGATAATTACAGACAAGATAAAGAAGCAGAGACTTGCCAGAACCAGTAGGAGAAATAACAATTTTCCGCTTAGAACGAATAGCATGAACAAAAGCATTAAGCTGGTAATCACGAGGAGGATGTTTTGGATTAAGTTTGCTAATGTATTCATTTGCTTCCTCGATTGAAAAAGATGTGTCTAAATCTTCATCAGCATAATCATATGTATAGCCACGCTTTGTGGCCCACTCCATAACTTGAGGTGCTAGTCCACGATAGATTTGTCTATTGAGAGTATTGAAGAGTCTTAGATAACCATCCCAAAGTTTTTGTTTGTAGCTAGGAACAAATTGAAAACCAGGTGGGCGAAATGAGAATGCATCTCTTAGTTCCCAGGCAATACTTTCTTCGCAATCTATTCTAACATAGGATTCATTGACATTGGTAATCGTCAGACGCATTATCTACCTGAGGTGAGTTGAAGATACTTGGTATAGTTGCCCAAGTCCCAAGTTCTATTATTGAGTGACTTTAGAACACTCTCACAATAAGAAACGATTTCCTCGTGAGCAATCTTCTTTAGCAACAGTTTATTTAGTTCACCGTCAGTCTCAAGTTTGCGTGCGATTTGTGGGTTAGTGAGAACATGCTGCATTGGCTCCCATCCACGTTCATCCAGTTCTTCTTTGGTAAGATGACCTTGATAATAGTCTTCACGAAGTCCTTTCATCATCTTATAGTCTGCATCCATTTTGCGGACAAGATGCCGATGATATGACATAACGTTTAGATATTTACTATGTAGATGTGAAATCTTTAGGAGTTCTTTTTCCATGGCCGTGGAATCAATATCACAATCCTGCGACCATTCCTTCATAAGAGATTCAATATTTACCGGAACTTTCATAACTTTTTCCTTTCACGAAGATTATAACATAACAAGTAGGAAAAGTCAAAGCCTTTCTACTTCAAAGATATCGTAACGGAATTGAATATTACATGTTGGAATGTTATCTGCATCCGTCTTGGTATCAAAGTCAATACCACCTAGAGATATTGGATGACAGTTATGAAACTTGAAACGAATGTTAGGGTTGTTAGCGTTCGTATTGACGGTAAGATAACCATCGAAATATAGAGGAGTTTTATCAGTCAAACTCTTTCTTAGATATTCCTCGGAAGAAGATGGTCGAGTAAGACCTTTGAGCCAATTGTATGTCTCTTCCCAAATACGCAAGTCTTCATCCACAAGACATGTGATTGACAATGCTTCAAACGATAACTTGTCACCATGTCTATAGGTATTAGAGAATGGTGTGGCAACTGTAACTTCTGTAGTTGATACAGAAGGTATGGAGACTGTTTGGCAGAAATACTTTAGATAGGGTTTATCAGGAATGATAAACGTAAATCTAGCAGTTTGTAGCAAGCTAGAGTTTTGTGGTGTATTAGATGCAAAAGATTCTATCGCCATGACGGACCTCCATGCAGTATTTAGCCCATAAAAAAAGCGGGAGCCGAAGCCCCCGCCTTTAGTTTAATCGCACCTATCTCTTAGGTTAGGTTGCGAACACGGAAGATACGATAGTATCTGTTAGCGTTTGTTGCTGTGTCACGAGTACCAACAACACCGTCACCAGCGGTAGTAGCAAATGGGTTTGCAACCATGCCGTAACGTGTCTTGAAGCCAATCTTTGGCTGGAAGGTATCCTGACCGATTGCACGAACCATCTGTAGTGGAACGTATGGGCAGTAGAATAGACCAGCGTCGAATGGTGAAGAACCACGATAACCAACGGTTACTAGCTCGTCGCCGTTCTCTGAACCACCGAAGTAAGGATCGATATAAACCTTAATACGGCCGTGTAGAGTACCAACGAAGGTATTGCCTGTATCGTCAACTGTTAGATCGGCAGAAAGCTGTGGTGTGTAAGAAAGAACACCAGCCATAGCCATTGCAGATGCAACGTCAGAAGAAACGATAAGGACGTTACCCTTGCCACGACGGGTTGCCTTGGCAATAGCGTTACACTCACGCTCGATGTGGAAAATTAGACCCTTGAACTTCTCAACTGACCAACGGCCGTTTGAGTCTGTGTCAAGATCGAAAGTACCAGCGGTTGTAACACCATACTGAGCGCCGAGAGTAGCAGAACGATAGATTGTTCTGATAACTTCACGGTTGATTTCAGCCAAGATTTCTGTTGAAAGAATGTTGGCTAGCTCTGTCTCAGCATCAAGGCCGTGAATTGCCTTAAGATCCTGTGCAAGCTCTGTGGTGTATTCTGCCTTTAGCGCACGGCTACGAGCAGTAACAGTAACCTTATCGATTGAGAAGGCCATTTCGTTGAACATGTTGCCAGCGGCATCGCCTAGGGCTTCTGCCTGTGCTGTTGACATGCCCTTGTTGACTGCAATTGAGGAGCCAGCAAGAGTTGTATCGGCGAATGGATTGTTGTTAGCATCTGGATGATAACCAGCTTCGGTGATACCGAATGCATTGTTCTGACCAGAGAATGCTGTATTGGCTTCATTGAAGAATGCTTCGTTTGAGCCAGATACTGGAGCATTTGTACCAGACATTGACTTATAACGTGAACGCATAGCGAAGATAAGGCCTGTTGGACCTGTCATTGGCTGAACGCCGCAAACGTCATAAGCGATTAGGTTTGGAAGCGCACGACGAACTAGTGAGATAAGAATTGGGTCGTATGAACCAATGTTTGTACCTGCACCAAGGCCACCACCAGAGTTAGTTGGAGCGGCTTCGTTTAGAGTGCGAGCCTCTTCTGCCATTGCCTTTTCCTGATTCTCAAGAATAACGGCAGTAACAGCACGACGATATGAATCCTTAATTGGATTGAGACCAGAATGGTCGAGAACTGGGGACCACTTCTGTTCTAGGTTTTCTGTAAGATACATTTGAATTTCCTTCTTTCTTTGTTTAACTAGTTAAAATTACTTTGGGAGACTTTTACCAAGAGCCTGAACGTATTTGGCCATTGGACCCTCAAGAGTGGCTTCTGTTAGAGCCTGCGGATCTGCTGACTCAACACGGTCAAGAACTGCATCAGTCTTGACGGCTGTTGGGAAATAATTTTCCCTTAGTGTTGAAATTTTTTCGATGAATGTTTCATCATCAGTGTATGCGATATTTTCAACAAGAGCTAGTAGCTTCTGTGTCTGTGTGTCTGATAGACCTTCACAAACAGTAGCGGCTAGTTCGATCTTGCGTGATTCAGCAAGCATAGATGTTAGTTCAACATTACGCTGAATTTCTTCATTTAGTTTAGCTTCTAGTTCCTCATTTGCTGCTGATAGTTCTTCAACAACATTTACTGAATCTTCTGGAACGTCGATATAATGTTCTGCAAATAGGGCACGAAGACCTGAAATGAAGTCTTCTGTTAGTTCTGAACGTAGTGCAGACTCAACAGCAACTTCATTTTCTGCAATCCACTGTTCAATGACATAGTTTAGATAGTCATCAACATTGGAAGCAAGTTCTTCCATAATTTCGTCGACTCTCTCTTCTAGAGTTTCAGCATATGCCTGTTCTAGTAGAGCAACTTCTTCTTCTAGCTTTGACTTAACTGCGGCTTCGAAGATTGTGGTAGCCTTAGCATGGAACTCTTCTGATAGGTTCTCACCTTCTAGAAGTGCGTTAATATGCTCGGACATATCAACTTCGTAGTTCTCGATTTCTTCTGCAATCTCTTCTGCTTCTTCTGAAACAAACTCAAAGTTCTCATCGATTGCTTCCATGATTTCTTCTTCGGAAAGACCAGCCTCGATGGCTTCGTTGATGAAGTCTTCTAGTTCTTCGGAAAGTTCTAGTTCTTCGTCGCACTTTTCCATCTCGCCTTCGTCCTTCTCGTCTTCGTCCTCATCTTCTTTCTCTTCTTCCTTCTTCTCATACATCTTGCGGGCTTCTTTGATAGCCTTTACACGATCAGCGAAAGAAGATGATGCGTTTTCTTCGAAGACTTCGCCTTCTAGTTCCTCGTCTTCTGATAGCTTCTTTGTTGGTTCGGCATTTGAACCTGAACCCTTAACGGAAGTATCTCTCTTTTCACCGCCAGCGGCTGATGCACCTAGATTACCAGATGGTAGCTGTGTTGGTGTCTGACCACCAAGATCCTGTGCTTCATTGTGCTTTGGATCTGGCTCTGAGAGCTTTGATTTTGGTTTTAGTGTTTTAGCATTAGCTGTAGATGCTGTAGAAGGATCAACTGGATTAGGATTAGACACACCGCCGCTTAATGGACCTACGGTTGGTAGTGTTGCACCTTCTACAAGTTGCTTACCTTCTAGAACAGCCTTAGCTGTTTCTGTTAGTGATGCCATAGTTAGATTACTCCTTTTTTCCTTATTTAGTAATTTCAAAGTTTTGAAATATAGTTTTCAAAAATCTTCAAGGCAACTTCTTCAATATCATGTCGAGATGCTTCACGAATTAGTTTCTTTGCTCTTTCGTTATGCATTTCTTTCCATTTACCATTTTCAAAAACCCACTCTTTACCTTCCATAATGCCTTGCACAAAAGCGTCTGGTGCACTTGGGTCTGCTACAATGTCTGCCGCTGTAGCCAACTTGAAGTCGTCTTGGACTTGCTGATAACCATTGTGTGGACGAAGAGACCCTACGCCTCTTGTAGACACACCAAGACTTGCACCGCCGTCTAGTAGACTCTTAACTATCTTTCCGTTAGGAGTATCTAATATCTTAGCCTTACCAATAAAGTTTGTACCATCTGGATACAACTTCGTAATCATATGTGAAACACGATCTAGGTTGATTTGAGGATTCTCTGGATGACCTAGCTCACCAAATGCTCTGTTCTTTTGAACATATTCTTTATTGTATCTGTCTGCTTCTTTAGCAAGCACATTCATAGGATAAACACGACCGTTACGGTTCTGCTTTTCAGCCTGCATGAAGATGCCAGTGATAAAGTGGTTCTTACCACCTTTACCATCCGATTCTACAAGATACTTTACGTCTCGAATTTCTTCTCTAATAAGTTTCATTTGTTTACCTGTTTAGTATATTTATATATTTCGCATTCCGATGGATTTGAGATCACTGAATACAGGTGCATCGCCGGCTTTTTTAACTGCTCTTACTGCGGCACCACCTGTTGCTTTGGTAACTTTACTTGCTGTATCTAATGGATCAGCAACAGCACTTTTAGCAGCATCTACAGCTATGTCTTTCATTGCGCCTGGGATATGACGCATTACATTCAATCGGGTTCCTGTTCTTTTGATACCCATCTTTATTGCTCTTGCCCAACTCTCTGATATCTTCTTTTCTTTTTTCATATCGGGAAGGGGTGGAAGTTTTCTTTCTCTAGGATCTTTAAGAACGTCAGCGGCCTTTCTATATCCAGCTTTTTTCTTAGCTTCGATTTCTGCTTTTGACATACCACCAAATGCTTCGGCAGCATACATGCGTTTCATTTCATACATCTTGCGTTCACGAATTTCGTTTAACTTTGCTTCAAGCATATCACTTGCTTCTAGCATATTACCTGATACAATGGATTCGATTAGTTGTCTTGACATGTTAGATTCCGTTATTAAATGCTAGAGGATCACGAGCTTGACCTTGATCATAGTCTCGTCCGTCTTTCTTTAGATCGATAAACAATGTCCAGTTATCACCGGTTGTTGCGGTGCTTGTGAACACAATATCACCTGTGCAATTTGCTTGATCAGGAATCTCAATTGTTCCTTGTGTTGCACTACTATCAAAGTTATAGTCGAATGAGCCAGAACCAAATGTAACAATAGCTGTATTTGTATTGCCGCCCCATTGTAGAGTTACGGCTTTATCACCTGCGATCTGACCCTGTCCCCATACACGCTTAATAGCAACTCTATTAAGACGCTTTGGATTAGTTGTGCTAACAACACCAGTAGCATTGATAGCATAGGCTAGATCGGATGCTTTAACTAGTAATGTATTAGCATCACCGCCACCAGAGCCAACAATCTTGATGACCGAATGACGATTGGTATCAACCAATGTTTGTGTTGTTAGAGTAGTTGCCATTTATTATGCCTTTATTGAAAAGTTTAGTAGTTTCTTGAAAGAGTCTAGGTCTTCGTTTAACATACTCTCAACAATCTTCTTGTTCTTAGTATTAACGGACTCATAAACTCTTATAATCTTTTTTGCCATACTACTATTTAGTGTAACAGTTCTTCCGTTGATGGAAAGATTCATTGTATCGAATCCTTCATCAATCATGTTTTGTATATCGGAAATTTTATTCTCTTGAACTTTCTGAGATGAACTTAATTCTTTACTTAAGGCTGCTTTTTGTCTTGCCTGAAAAGTTGCGTCGGTTGATTTAGCTCTCTCCCATGAACTCTTGGTTCTTGCTCCGGGTTTATCTTTTACCAACGATGCCTTACGAGTTACAATAGTATCAGATGGCTGATTTTCTTTTGCTTTATTATCTTTATTATCGCCTTTAGTAAAATAATCAAAAGTCTTCTTTAAAGCTAAAGAGCCCAGACTTTTTAGTAAAGGATTTTCTTCAAGTCTTTGTTGACGCTTTTCAGCTAGTTTAGCTTGGAATGATTCCTCACAGTTCCAACGGCGTAGTGCCTTATTGATGCGTGAATCTGGATCTCTTGCTGTCTTGGCAGATGTTAAACGCTTTTTCATTCCACCCATGCGAGAACAGAATGACTTACGACGGGCTGCTCTTTTGCCCTTTGGATTCTTTTCTGTTACGGCTGTCTGTAACTTAGAACCAGGATTTTCACGACGATATGCGTTTACAGCGGCCTGTGAAAGACCGTCTGTTTTATCTTTACGATTTACACTCTGCCAATCTTCATTCACATCTTTATCCTTTGCTTTATCATATGCCTTCTTTGCACCTTTATATGCGCCGATTGTTGCTCCTACTACACCACCTGCTGTAGCTCCGGGTAATAGACCAACAGAAACTCCTCTTGCAAATCCTCTTATGCCTCCATGAATGGCACCAGATACACCGCCAGCAACGGTTTTAGCGGCTGTCTTTAATGCACCTTCATGTATTTCTGACTCACTAAGATTTAGATTGCCATCTGGACCAAAAGGAACTGATAGATATTTATCTACTGTCTTTGAATAGTAAAGAGCCACTACTTGTTTATTAGGATACAGTCTATATGCAACTCTTCTAAAGAGAAGCATGTTAGGCATTTCACTAACAGAAGGAACAGTTCTTGGCGAAGGTTTCACTGCACTTTCACGACCTTCAAGCATGAGTTTATCTGGAGCTGTCTGCTCCAAATAAATATTATCATATTCTTCTTTGATCTGCTTGACGGTCTTCATAATCTAATCCTTATTCAGCAAAATAGTTAGAAGCGATTTCTTTCTTACGTTCTTCTAGCTTTTCAACAGCCTTCTCTTGTAGAGCAAGCATAAAGTTTTCTTTCATACTACCTAGATTGTTTTCTAGAATATCATCTAGTGCCTCGTTGATAAGGTCTTTGGTATCCATAGTTGTTTCCTTTATATCTGTTACGCTTGTTTGTTTTGGTTTAGAAGCATACTTCTCACCAGCAACATTTGTCTGATACTCTTTACCACCATAAGAAAACTTGGCGCCTGCTCCACCTGCTTCGCCACGAGCAGCCTGAAATGCCTGTCCTCTTGTGAAGTATTCAGGACGACTTGGTGGTTGAGGAGCATCAACTTTAGGTGTTTCTGGTGCTTTTGGCTTGTCATATTTTTGTGGTGTTAGTGCTTGCTTTTCATAATCAGCAACAGAACGACCAGATGGCTTGTATGGATTATAATCCTTTAGTGTTGCTTGTCTTTTCTTTTCATCTTCGCCTGCGCCTGCGGGTGTTGGTGACATTACAGCGGCAGCGGCAGTAGCGGCTGGTCCACCAGCAACTCTTAGAGCGGCGCCAGCAACTCTTGATGCCATAGGTGCTGCTTTAGATACAGCGGCTGCGGCTTCACGACCAGCAGAAGTCATACCCTTTACAACAGGACTAGTCTGCTTTGAAGCACCCATTGCTTTACCAACATTTACACCACCTTGTGAATATGCTGTAGAAACTTTTGGAGTGGCTGACATAGAACCACCACTTGTTCCCATTGTTCCTCTACCAGGAGTTTTCCATGTTCTTTCAATTGATGGCTGAACACCAGAAGAAACTCTAACATTTGGTTTTGCTGACATAGATCCTGCCTGACCAGCGATTCTTCCTGACGCACTACCAGACACAGATGTTGGTCTTGATACTTGTCTTTGAACTCCTGCACGCTGCGAACCATAAATAGCAGGTTGCTGAGCTTGTGGAGGCATTGCCATCACAGCCTCTTTTACTTCTTTCTTATCTTTGTTTATCTTACCTTTATCTTTTTTACCTGATTCAATAAACTTCTTATTGATAGCACGAGTTAGTGTCTTGCTTGGTGCTTCACCACGAAAAAAACGAGCATTAGAAACCTTACCGACTAGTTCTGCGGAGATTTCGTCAATCTGTTCTTCTTCTATTTTCTTTTTCATTTTTGCTCTTAGATGTTCTCTGGCTTTATCAAAACCTTTGATTGTGTAGTTTGTTCCCATAGCAGCATAGCCAACTTTACCTGGTAATCCAGATGCTGCGGCAGCAATATCTCTAATAGGACTTCCTACACCTCTTGATGCATTATCATAAACGCTTGCACCAGTTGCTATGTTAGCAGCGGTCATACCAACAGCAGCCGCTTTTCTAATCTTTGGTGATATCTTTACTTCATCAACCTTCATAACTTTTCTGGATGAACCTGTTAGATCACCAATAGTATGATCTACTTCTCTTTCAGGTCCAGCAGAGATTCCTTCTTTCATAGAAATAGGAGACTTCTCTACTTTCTTTAGTTTCTTATAATAATCTGGTCTTTCGGCAAGATGGTCTCTAGCAACTTCTCTTGCTTCTTTTTCGTTCTTAGTATGCTCTTTCTCAACAGCGGCACCTTGTGCAATAAGTTTACCAACTTCGCCAAGTGAAAGATTCCACTTTTTGGCAAGTTGTGTTGCTGATAAAGTCTTTACGCTTTTGAGTGACATATAAAATCCTTTTTATTATTTAGTCGGAACTAATATACCGTTTTCGGTAAGATGTGTTACATTACCACTTGTATCAGCATATCTATTTGAGCCAACATAAACTAGACCTAAATCTTTTGCTTGTTCTGCTACAGTCTTTTTCTTTGCTGGTGCTGGTGCAGACTTTTTAGATTGTATCTGTGCTAGTTTGATTTTCTTGTCCATCATCTTGGATTCATGATCTTGACCAGCTTTTTCAGATTTACCTGGACCTTCATCCGGTCCAGTAATCTTATCGATTTCTTTATTGACTTGTGCCTGAGCGATCTGTTGCTGTGCTCCAAAAGCAATCTGATTTTCCATATCCTGTTGCTGTTGTGCTTGTTGATCAACCATTGCTTGCTGTTGCTGTTGAGCAAGAATAGCATTCTCTTGTTCCATCTGAGCGTTAATCTCTTCCATATCTTCTTCGGTTTGCTGTAGAATGTTCTTTCTAACCCATGCTACAGAATAATACTTACCGACGAATGGATCAACTTTAGCTAGAACATCTAGACGCATGTTTAATAGTTCTGCGTCTTTCAGTTCATCGAAGTTATTATCTTTCTTATAGTCGTACCAGATATCTTCTTTAAACTCTTTCCACTCTTCTTCGGTACAGACATTCTTAAGAATTAATTGAACTCTTAGTAGATCGTCAAATAGTGATGAAAACTTGTTACGTAGTCTTTGGACAAACTTAGTAAACTTAAGTTCATCTCTTGTGATTTCTGTTGTTCTACCTAGTGAGAAACCTTGTTGTGGTTCTAAACGACCGATTGGAACATTTAGTGACTTGTATAGCTTGCTTTGGAAATACTTAACGTCTTCTAGTTCACCTAGATTACGTGCGCCTTCTAATGTAGAAATTTCTGTTCCCTTAGAACCTTCACGGCGAGGCAACCAGAAGTCTTCCAGCATTGATAGATGTTTGCGGTCGTCTTTGATTTCACCAGTATTAGAATCGTAAACCAACTTGTTACGATACTTGACCATGATATCACGGACATACTGTTCCGCTTTAACTGTTGGCATATTACCAACATCAATATAGAAAACTCGGCGTTCTGGAGCACGAGATAGACGATAGATAACTGTAGCATCTTCGACCATGCGTAGATTGTTGAATGGCTTGATTGCTTTGTGTAGATAAGAAAGCACCATTGTCTGCTTAGGATCAAGCAAACCAGAATTAACATTTACAATTGAGTCAACGGCAATCTTAGAGCCTAGATTGGTACCAGAGCCAATCATTCCTCTTTCGTTGTAAAGATAATACTCAATAGTCTTTTTGATTAGTTCAACGCCTGTATTAGGATCACGCATCTTTTGAATTTCACGGATCTTACGAATACGGCGAGGATCGATATACTTTAATTCTTGAATACCTAATTGTGGTTGTGTTTCGTCGATAACAAGGTGATAGAAAAGTCTTCCATCAATATACCAGCGCCTAAAGATATCATGCCCCATATTACCAAAGTTTAGCATCTTTAGTATTAGTTCAAACTCATCTTCAATTCTTCTTTTAATTCCTGCTGGAACTTTAAGTTCGTCTAGGTTGATTTCTACCGAGGTGCCGGAATCTTCAATGACAATAGCTTCATTAACGATTTCATCAATAGCAGTTTCCATTTCTGGCTGAATTGCTAACTCACGATACTTCGTAATAAGTTGTGTTTCGTTTCTGAATGTACCATCAAGATCAACATAGGTACCATAATAGCCAGCGCCAGCAACAGTTACGGCGCCGTCGTCTGTCTGCGGTATAGCAAATGTTTTCTGTGTTGGTTGACCGTATTGATCTGGTTTTTTATCTTGGTCGTCAACACCAATTTGAAAGCCGAATAAGCGAATGGTCCCTACTCCTTGAACATGATGAATAGTCATGGGACCGAAGCCCCATGACTTATCTTATATTTAGTCTAACTATTAAGCACCAGAAATATCTGTAGAACCGTCGAGTGACTCCCACCACTGATAGGCAAGTGTAACACCGTATTCTTCAATCTGATCGCCTAGACCCCAATCCAGTTCAATTGGAGCAACGTCTGTTGGGAAACAACCAACAATTCTGTAGCTCTTGATTGGAGGTCCAGCTTTACTAAACTGTGTAACTATAGCATCTGATTGATAAGATGCTGCCGCTAGTGCCTGTGGAGCACGAAGGTTAGAAACGTGACCATTGATTAGATTTAGCCATGTTTCTAGATTACGGCGAGCCACAAAGTTCTCATCGTTGATTAGCGTGAAAGACCAATCTGGAAAGGTTCTTGTGCCAGCAATCTTAATTGTTCTACCGAAATATGGAACTTCGATAGATGAAACACCGTTACCTGGTAGTGATGTTGATCTCACACGAAAGATAATATCAGGCGTCAATGGTGCGGCACCAAGAATTGGTGGTAGCGCCATAACAACCTCGAATATACTTGGACGGGCACCATCATTTATCAAGGTTGCTCTGAATTGATTGACATTAAAAGCCATTTGTGATTTCTCCTTTTCCTTTATTTATTAGAATTTGCCGACAATTTCGGAGAAGGCAACACCAGTTCTAACGGCCACAAAGTTAAGATGAATAAAGTTAATAGAACGGGCAGGCTTAATGTAAATGTCCCCGACGAATTGATTACTATCGATGACCTGTTGTGGGTTGTTTGTATCGTCACAAACAACTCTATAATCATAGATACCACGACGACCTTTTACGTCTCGTAGGAATGGTTCTACAAGAGCAACAAACTGGGCTCTAGTAAATTCATCGTTGAACTCGAATAGTGAATACTTGGCTGCTCTAGAGATTGTCTTTTCTAGAACGATAAACAATCTGCGGACATTGATACGATCAAAGGCAGATGGTTTTGACTGTAGTGTTTTATCACCATAGAGAACTGTTCCTTCACCCTTGAATGTAACAACTGGGTTGATACCATTCTTGTAAAGGTTGTCTCTATCAGCCTTTGTAGGCATCCAAGAAAGTTTTGTAACATTCTTGATCTGACCACGATTTAGACCTGCTGGTGAGAACCAAGCGTCTCTCTGTTGATCGGTGCGAGCGCAAAGACCAGCAACGTCACCATTGAGAGGAATCCAACGATACTTATTGTTATACTTGTCAAACTGCTTCTTCCAACCAGAGTCCATGAAAGCGTATGAAGATGAACCAAGGAAGTTTCTTGTTGCAAGTGACTTGTTTACTTCCTGACCTGGTTGATCAACTACGTCGGTGTATTGTGGTGAAACGAATACAACTACGTCGCCACGACCATATGTGCCACCAGGAGCAGCAATATTGTCGATAACATACTTACAAACGGTATTTGAAGCGCCGCCCATCATGATTAATGATGTGTCGTAAGCATCAGTATCAGAGAACTTTACGTATGAGTTTTGTAGCTGACCGTCATTAGGAGCAGCTAGAACACCACCAGATAGAGTAAAGTTAAATGACGCATTTGACTGAGCAAATGATGTACCAGAAGCGGTTGAACCCCATGTAGAGGTCTGAACAACTGGAGTAGTTGTGTTTGAAATAGCGTGATTGATTGGCCATAGGAAGGCTGAACGATCAGCTAGAACGTTTACGTAGTAGTTTGAAGAACCGTCATCAAGTGTAGCGTCAACAGCCTTAGAAAGGTTAGAATATCTCTCTAGAACTGAGTTAGCGATACCACCTGTGAAGGTGCCTTTGGTATCTAGGACGATAATATGCATTTCGTCGTTAGCACCACCACGATCTTCAACATACTTTGATGTGCCTGGAGGTGCATCGAACTGTGCGCCGTATTCCCAGCCCTGCCATTCGGAATCGTTTACATCGACACCTGCTTTGGCGAATACACAAACCTTGATTTCGTTACCTAGTGTGCCTGCCCAACGTGCGGCAAACATACCATAACTTGGATTGTTAGTTGCGAAAACGTCCCAATTAACGTCCCAATCGTCTCTGTTCTTAACTAGTGCTGCTGTGTTACCAGATGTTGCGTTCTTTACCTGATGTGTATTGGCTGAGCGAACTACTCTTAGGTTGTCACCATATGCCAAGAAGTTAGCGGCAGTAAAAAATGAAACTGCTGTATTATCTGAAGGCTTACCGAACCAGCGAACTAGCTCGATCTCATTAGCAATTGTTACAACCTCGTCAATAGGACCCCAATCAAAGTTTCCGGCAAACGCCCCTTCTGTAGTAGATGCGGCAGGAACAACGGTCGTTAGATCAATTTCAGACCATGTCACGCCTGGGGAAAGTGAATATGCCATCTTTTACTCCTTTGTAGGTTGGAATGGTGTGTAATCCATTTCAACCAATATTTATCGTTTTAGTGTTTTTCAGAACTATAGCCGACCGTCCCACGAGTAGTTTAGATCATCAAGCGGGTATAGCTGTTCTCTCTCACGCACCCATCGATCACCATTAACATCGACTTCACTATCATGAGGACTATCAATGCCATTATCGATAAATCCAAAAGGTACATTATTCACATCTTCCAGATAAGATATCTCTTTCTGTAAGGTATATCGGATATCATTCGAAACCGTTTCTTTAAATAACTTTTGTGCTGTTAACCAGCCAAAATGAACTAGCGTCATGGCTAGATCGTCATTTGAACCCTCTTCTGCCTTGAATGTTTTCTTATCGGCAGAGAACGAGAACAACTCTGTAATCGTGTCTTCGTCGTTTAGTATTAGTTTGTCATTTTCTACCAGAGTTTTTAGGTTAGAACAACCAATCATTTTGGACTGTGCGGTAACTTTTAGACCAAATGCGAGTTTATTCTTACCGGCAGCAAATCCGCCCGAGGCTTGCATACCTTGTTTACCTTTTATCTGAAACTTTAAAAGATTATCATAGGCTAGTTCAAAATGCAAAATATCAGCAACTTGAAGACCAATAGAGTTGATTTCTATTAGAACAAACGCTTCATTGTATTGTGTCGCCGCTGAGTATATTACGGCAGGTAGAAGCATAGGACTTATCTCATTGCTACGATATTTAGCAACCTGTTTATAAGGTATTTCTGTAACGTCGAATATCGAGAATGTCGAGTAGTCTAATCCTTGACCTTCGGATACGTCGGCACATAGAACATAAGTATGCTTTGGTACAGGTTCTTCAAAGATATCCATACACTCGATTTTGCGAATAGGTTCTTTCCAATGGAGCGTAGCCAGTTTTGCGCCGCTGATTAGTGTATTAGATGAACCTAGAAACTCACAACCAAACTCTTGGTCGAACTGTCTCTGACTGGTGTTTCGAATCGTCTCGGCAGCCCATGCTTCGTCTCTACCTGGTACCATGGACCAATGGATTTCAATAGGCACATAGGTGCTGACTTTTTCTACTGCTTTTTGCCACATCTTATAGAATAGATTCATGCCGTTTGGTGTAGAAACGATAACGACCTTAGAACTCTGACCAGATGAAATGGTAGGATAGGTTGAATTGAAAAACTCTTCGGCAATGTTATTGGGAACGAACGCAAACTCGTCCAAGAAGATTAGGTTGAATGAGAAACCACGAACCGATGAACCAGATGTAGAATCTGCTAGAACTCTCGAACCATTAGCAAGATAGATAGAGCCTTTGTTCCATTCTTTGATGCCTTGCTTGAGGAACATAGGTAGATACTCGAACGCTAGTTTTAGTTTCTGTAACAACTCACGGGCAGTAGGCGCACGGTTAGCAAGAATAGCAACCACAAAGTTCTCATTGAATAGAACTTGGTGTAGAATATATGCTACCGATGTGGTTGACTTACCTACCTGACGTGGCAACTTACAAATAGAGAAACGATTTTCATGGAACGTCTGTAACATACGCTCCTGAAAGTCCCACATCTCAAACGGAATCAAACCACGGTCGACGTTGATGATCTTCACATACCTCTTGGCAAAGTAAACAGGATCGTCAGCACACTTTAGATATTCATCCAACTCATGTTGTGTGAACGAATGTCTGTATTGCTCGTTAGGTAAGTTTGGGTTATTCTGATAACTAAAAGGCGTTCTAGCCATCGATTACCTTTTCATCTTCTTCTTTTTTCTTCTTTATGGCTGACAGCAACTCGGCGGCAGATCCTACAAAGACAGCCTGTTCCACATTAATACTCTCTGCATTCTTCTTGCGAGGATCTGTGGCTGGATCAGGTTCTTTTAGGTCTTTTTTCTGTTTCTGTAGTGCGTATAGGTCTTTCGACGTTTCGCCAATAGTTTTGATGAGAGTAGAAACAACCTCAAAACCTCTTGCACTTTCGTTTTGTTTAGCGATGTGGACGATTTCATCTAGAGCATCATTTCCCTTTTGTATTAGATTACGCAATGTGCCTCTTACTAGAGTATAGTCTTCATCTTCATCTGGCAAATTTTTAGGAACTTCATAAGTAACAACCTCTTTGCCAACTTCATTTGATATTACCTCACGATTGGCAGGAGTATGTTCGATGCCTAAAGCATCTGACAAGTTTTTTTCAACGTTCATAGTATATCCTTATGCCCTCAAATCTCCTGTAACGAACCAGTTATTCGCAGCTAACTTAACGAGTTTAGCAACTGTGTATTGATTACCCATCGTTAAACAATTGTTGGGACCATTTACTGTTACGGCAGCATCATTAGCAACAAATGTTGTGGTGCCTGTGCCGACCTGGAAGACCTCAATTGTCGTACCAACGTTAGCATATGATGGAAACTTGGTATCTTCTTCGATATTGATATAGATGTTATTAGAATTATTAGCCAGAACAAGAGACGTAATATAGATCATCGATACATTCGAATTGACTACGAATGCTAACTTATCTCTGATAGGTGCATATTGGTCGCTAAATACGCCGAGTGTTGTTACGTTACCTTGAATAGTGATTGATGTATTTTGAAGAGAGTTATTTGCTTTGATGAAAGCATTGTTAGCGTGGGTGAAGACTACACCAACATTAGATACTGATTCAAACTTAGCGTTTGCCCATTCTAAAGTTGTAATCTGAATAGTGTTAGCCCATGCATTTGCACTAGCAGAATTGTTAGTTGAGAGTATGGTGGCGTAGCTATTACCAGAATTTCCTACGAATTGTGCATATGCATTTACTGCCGTTCCTACCGCATTTGTGTATGCGTTAGATGATGCACCAACTGTCGTTGTGAATGAGTTGCCAGCAACACCAACAGAAACGGAATACAGATTTGCACTTGTGCCAACATTGTATGTTAGTGTATTCACTGTGTTGGCATAATCAAATGCAGCATTAGCAGTATTAAAAGCTGCTCCAATAACCACATTTTGGATTACATCAATACTAGCGACATTTGCTGTTAGATTTGCAATGTGATTATAGACTTCTGTGAAGTTAGTATTGACGTTGACAAAGGCTCCACGAATGGTATCGCCTGTGCCGTCATTAGATACTGTGCCCACATTGATAATAAGTTGTGACATTTGCCTCTATCCTAATTCTTTATTCTATTTATGCGTCAGGCCATTCTGTTATTGTAGTCGTATAACCATAATCATCACCAGGTTCAGCATCAATTGGATCTGGTCTAATTCTAATCTCAACCATCTTTGATGGTGGTTCATAGAATGAAGTTATTCTACTTGTGGCATTTGTTGATGCTGCGTGAATAGTATTGTTGACCACAAATGTTCCTTGAGTTGCACCAAGCGTCAATAGACCTGAATCTGGCCTATAACTTAAGACAATTCCTTGTGCATTGGCTGTTCTTAAACTATTGCCCTGGAAAACTGTGTCTTCTATTTTGTATTGACCAGATGTATTAGCGACCAACAGTCTAGTAATATATCTTGGATTTAGATTTTCATCGTTATGAATGTTTGCGTAAACGGTACGAATGATCTTAGGTGTTGTGACTGGACCATAGTAGTGTAATTTCATTGTGAAGTTTAATGTCCAGTATACATAACGAACAGAATCATAGTTACCCTCATATTCAATGTTATTTGTCACATTGTTGAGTATGACAGGAATGTCCTTGATAAAACCTAAGTCAGGAACCATACTTGCTGATACTGTAAAGTCTGGATTAAAGAATGGTAGTATTTGTTCAACAATATGCGTTCCGTCATCAATGTTACGAGCATACACATTCAACTGAAAGTTTAGATCATATGGTGCACCCATGTATGCCGAAGATGCTGTTGATCCTCCGGCAAGTGCCTTAGATGATTTAAGTAAGTTGTTCTGCTTTCTAGATGCATCATATGACAAACCGGAAATCTCAAACGACATTCTAGGCAGAATAGCTTGAAGCTGTCTTGTTAGATCAGGATCTGAGAATAAACGTGTAACCATTTTCTCTTTTGGAGAATATATGATAGGCACGATAAAACGGTTAACTTCTTGCCCTGTTTGGTCGTTTTTACGAATGATGCTAATATCATCAAATAGCCGTCCAAATAGAACAACTGCTTTACGAGTTAGTTGATGATAGTAGTGTGCATTGCCTAGCATTATGGTGTCCCGAATGGATTTGTTTCAGATAGATCAAGGATCAAATCTGCGCCAGTGTCAAAATCTTCATTATCAAATATGTCAAACTTAACGTAATCATTCTTTTCGTCAGCGATACTGTTGACTGTATATTGTGCAAGTGAAGTATTTCCATAAAGTGTTGTGTTTGCTGCAAAGCTACCTGTAATACCATAGATAAACATTGTTCCGTTAGCTTTATACCATTCTCCGACCGTAGCATGTGCCAATTGTTCTGACCATCTTCCTGTAGAAGATTGATAAACAACTTCACCGTCTTTGAAGTTACCAAGACCGGATGTATTGAGATTTAATCTCATTGTGTATGCGTTATCTTCTTCTATCTGATCAATTTCATCAACACCAGTATCAATCGCTTCTTGACTATAGCGGAATAGTTCACAACGAATTTCGTATATGTATGGCTCTCTGTTTCCAAGAGCATAGAACATTAGCTTCTTTTCAAGAAATTTAATTTCAAATAGACGATGCATCAAAGGAATGTAGATCAAGTCGCCTTCTTGTGGTCTTTCTCTCAACACTGATGGTAGACCACGGGTAAATGCACGGCGTGAGATTACAAAGTTGGATGTATCTCTAATCTCTAGACCAAACTTGGAAAAGAAGTCACCATCACCTTCAAAGCCTTCCACATTGGCTATATACGCTTCAATCGAATAAGCCTTTTCAAATTTAGACTTGCTATACTCACCAAAGATCATATCACCATTATCAAAGGACTCTCTAGGAATGTAATAAACCTGATGACCCATGATCTCAATCGATTCGACAATAACATCTTCCATGAGTCTATGCTCATTGTTAAAGCGATTCTTGCCAGGAAAATTTTGAAAATATCGGTTCAGTGCGATGTTAACCTCCTATTTCACTAGGAAATAGATACTTGAACGATCCATCAGGTTGATAGACACGCTTTCTTCCAATCTTAGATTGAGAAACTTTCTTTCTATTTTCTTCATTAGACATTGCGTTTCTTTCGCCTGTTCCTTTACCTTTGCGCCCCTTGCTTACATTTTTACGGTGTTCTTTTGACTGTGGACCATATGGTTCTCTCGGTCCTTTCATCTTTTGTTTGGTTTCTTCACTTAGTTTCCATCCTTTAGGTGGAACCCAATCTTCAGGACGTTTTTTACACTTCTCAATCCACTCTTGTCTTTCATCTTCTAATAAGTTATCCCACCAAGACTTCATACCATTTTTAGTTGCGTCTGACGTTTTCTTTCTGTTATCCGGATCACTATAATATTTTTTCAAACTCTCCGACATTTTTTCTTTTGTTTCATCAGATATGATCCTATTCTTATTCCATTCAATAACAGCGAGTATTCTTGCTTCTGCATTGTCAATCTGATTTGTTAAACTCAACCAAGCAATCTTATCATATTCATTTCCATGCTCTTCCCACAACTTTCTATGAGCCTCGGCATGTTCTTCTACTGTCAATTCTATCAAATTTGATGGATCATCTGTTCCGCCCATATGTTTTGGTATAATGTGGTGTTTGTGAAATACAGTCATATCATAACCTCTTTACCTGATATAACTATATAGTAAACTTACTACCTCCACATATTCTGGTTGGGTCTAGCCAACGAGGAACGAGGGCGGCGCTTCATAAACATTCCGTATCTCTTGTTCTGTTTTTTCAATATCATTGACGGCTTCATTATAGATATCAACACCACGCATCGTTACACCGCCAGGTAGCTGCATTTTATCGAACTTTGACATGTTAGTTCCCCATTGCTTTTTAACATATGAGGTAGCCAGCTTTTTAAGCATACGATCATTCCATACTTGTGTGTATGTATTAGGATCGGTGATAATGAATCCTTCGACGACAATCCATTCCGCTTCTGCTACGTCAGTATCCCAATCCCAATCAATATAAAGTTTGTCTGTCAAACGATTGAAGCGAATAGGAGTCTCACCAGTAAAGATTAGATCAAGAGTTGCTAGATGCTGCATAGTCAATGAATAGTTTACGTATGATGTTGATGATAGATCCCATAGATCGTTTAGACGCAACTGATAACGTAGGTCGAACATATTCATAGCCATCTTGTTCTGACCAACTTTGAATACTCGTGTTGCACCAATTAGACTATCGCTAACTGTGATATAGCGATTTGCTTTGTCTTGAGAGGTAACTTGATGTTTAACATATGTGCGTTCGGTGCCATTGAAATGAAACTCATTCCAGTATTCAAATGCAAGTTCTACAGCGTCATTGACCTGTTCATCATCAACGTTAATCTGAATAACAGGATAGCCTAGCTGACGTAGGCAAAACTCTTTTAGTTCTTCTTTGTTAGCGGGTTTGTTGAGTGACATTTGATTACCTTACGTCTGGAATATATGCGCCATAAAGATTTGTACCATCGCAAACAAATGAAATCATATCACGGCGATTTGCCGTAGGAGTAAGCGTAGGAGCCACACCAGCGGGCCACTTGAATACTGAGTTCCAAGTTATCGATCTACCGCCAACTCCATCCTGAACAATGTGTAGAATTAGCGTTCCGACTTTAAGATTGGTTGGTGCTGCCATTGTTCTATTACCACCAAGAGTAACTGTGGCTACTGTGCCAAGTGCAACATTCCAGTTGATTGTTGCACCATCGGTCAATGTCTGTGATAAAACATTCACTGTTCCAGGATTGATAGTGCCTGATAGTGAGATGTTGTTTACGGTTAATGTGCCGGCAGCAATGCTATTAGCTGAGTCATATGCTGAGTTAGCTAATGTGAATAGTGCGTTTACCCTGTTACCGTCAGGAATCACAACCATATGATTGGCTGTGTTCATACGGAAGTATTCGGCAGATATGATATGATCTTCTTTGATCGTTACTGTGTTGGTACCAACTAATAGTGTACCTGTAACTCTTAGATTGCCGTTGAATACGGAGTTACTAACGTTTGGTAGAGCCGCATTGGCAGTATCAAAAGCAGCGTTAGCGTGAGTGAACGCTAGATTAGAAGCATTGAATGACACATTGGATGCGTTATAAGCTGCATTGGCTGAGTCATAGACAGAACCATAGAATGCACTAACGACATTAGAGACAAACGTGTTGGTTGTCCAACGTGTATTGGCAGCATCATACACATACTGGGCTCCAGTATTAGTGTTGATGTATATCTGCTTATCTACTGGTGATGTCGGAAAGTTAAGTGCCATCTTCTATTTATCCCACCCAATTATTCATAGGACTTTTCCACTTTCCTATGGGGCATTCTGAATACAACATCTTGGTTTTAAAAAACAAAAAGCATCCACACAACTTACATTGATTTACTATCTTTCTTCTATGTTCACACCTGTTACATATAGACTGTCTATATTTTCCTAACTTTTTATCTATTTTCATCTGAACAAACTAAGCATTTGTTGTGACCATCCAGATAGAACGGGTGCCTTGTTCTCGAAAAATGCTTGTGTAATAGTTTTTCCGTTGTCCTTGATGTCAATCATAGCATCTAGATCATTATTAAGTATTTCTGGTGTTGCCCCACTGGTTCTTATTAGCGGCATAGGTTCTTCTGTGTTTGGTATATGAAAATAAACAGTGGGTGTGTTTGCTGGAGGAAAAGGTATGTTTCCAGTGTCTACACATATTTTTCTAACATCAAAATGATCTGATTTAGTTAAAAGGGTAGGCTCTAATACGTGCGGAATAAAATCGTCACAAGTTGGACAATCTTTCTTATAAAAGATCACACACTTGATCTTACTGTTCGGAGCGTTCCAAAAACTAATAACATCTTCATATGAACTAAACTCTATCATGATTATCTCCTATTCAAAAATTAAAAATTGTAAATGGCCCCAGGAATCTCCGCAACCAAAAACATTATCACAGAATGTACCTTGAATACTAATTGTATGTGTACCTGCTGATAGCGGTCCCATCCAGGATATAACATGCTGAACCCAGTCACTCGTCGCACCATCACAACAATCGATAAATCTATTAACATTAGTTCCATTGACAACTAAGGCGGTGTCACATCTTCCTGAGTTAAGACTACATATACGAATAATTCTTCCCTCTACAATTACTAATCCTTCGGACGCCATAGTTATAGTGGTAGAACACATAGGTGTTCCTGCCGCTCTAGTTCCAGGACATCCAGCAAAACTATCTGTTGTAGTAACTACTCTTGGAGGTCTAGTGAAACCTATACTTCCGTTTGTTGCAAAATTTATAGGCATTTTAGCATTCCATTATAAGGGCCCCAAGATATCCATATCTTGCAGGACCATCACCGGGACAACCCCAAGCATTTGCACCAGCACCGGCTAACCAAAACGTATAAGTTCCTGTTGTGGAAAGAAAAGCATTATATCTCATCATTGTTGTTTCCCAATTTGCGCCATTGGTCCAATTCAATCTATTTCTTAATACGGTGTTGCTCCATCCATTAGGACCAGTAGCATACAGATACAAATCAGTTCTTCCATTCCAATTTCTAATATTTTTACCAGTAATATATATTGCTGCCGGATTATTTATCGTTACTGTAATTGAACACCAAGCTGCAAAAGCAGCGGCAGTCGGAGGACATCCTGTTCTATCTGTATCATACGTGAAAACAATTCTAGGCGGAGCACTTATCTTAGTAGAGTCGTGTGCG